GCTTGTAAGGCCAGTTTCCAGAGAAGGGATCTTGCCGGCACTATATGCACCGTCAGTTGAAGTAGAGTCAATTTTTAATTCACTGGCTGGAATATATTTGTAGCCGCCGATCTCTCCCGTGCTTATTAATAATCCACTATCATTATTGTACGAAATGACATTATCGTTGTTTGCAGTATTTCCACTTTTGGTTCCTGTAAAAGAATATTCTGTGGCCATTAGCCAGTCACCTTCTTTACTAGTTTGTTCTTGCTGTCTGCCTCATCCGCAGCAGCCTTCCATGTAGCATAATCTGCGCTGAACTGATTTTTATATCTGGTGTTGTTCTTATCGTTGGTTTCATTTACCATGTCATGAATAAGAAGTTCGCTGCCGCGTCTGTTATATGCGTTACCATCTATTTTTCCGAAAGAGTTGTCTCCGGAGCCGTCGGCTATATCTATAGCTGATATATTGAAATCTTTTGCTCGCAGGGTAAAAGTAAGACCGGTGATCTTATTTTCTGCAAGATAGCTATCGGTGGGGTCAACTGCTTCTGAGTTTCCATCAGCAAGTGTGGCCTTGAAGTTTTCAATTTGACAGTTTACTTGAGATACGTTGATATAATTACAGTTTATAGGCTTCTGGAATGTAATAACATAATCTTCGGTTACCCCATTCTCGGCCGGCTCATCCATTTTGTAATAACTTCGACCTGGGTTGTCTTGTGTAAGTTCTTTTGCTGAACTGTTGTAGCAGGCAAAGGTTGATGTACGTTTTAGCGTATCAATAACGGCAGCCTGCCCCTCCGTTCCTGGAGCTTCCAGTCGTCCATTTGTTACGCTCATTACAGCTATACTGTCACCATTACGATCCCTGACAATATCTTCCTTGGACTCCAATGGAACCATATAGGTTACACATGACGTGTCCTGGAACTTATCAGACGTGTCTTCGATCACTTTCAGTTTATTGGTAAACTGATCCTTCTTGTCCTGTATCTCTTTTATCACGAACTCTCGACAATATGATTTGACATCTTCAAGCATCCGAAGCTTTTCATATAGGGCATCAAGCTCGGTCTCTATGTCGCTGAAGATCGTATTATATGTGTCGGAGTCCATCTTCTCATCAAAAGATGTAGTCAGCGGGTCTTTTTCTTCCGTGAGCATCTCGATTGTTGTGTTGAAATCCGTTGCGGTCTTTATCATTCTTAACACCTCACTGGATATATTACTCTTTGTAGAAAGAATATATAACAAAAAAGAGCTACCTTGAAAGAAGGTAGCCTGGTTGAATATCTCAATATTTTCTTGACATTTTGACTATTTATACGGTATAATTGTTGAATGGGCGAATACGGCAGTTGGCTTAAGACTGCCGTAATCACATGATGCATAATGATGGTCGCGGTAGTCGAGAAATCAACGTAAATCCGACGAAAGGGAAGTGATGTCTATTGATATCACTAATATATATTGGAACAGTTCTTCGCAGCTCTTGCTTCATATGAATTTTGTGCACAGATTTTGACCTTGGTGGTTGCCTTCTTGGCGGTTGTCTTGGTAGTGTACATTTTTTTGGCAAGTGTCGGAGTCATTGATGGTAGCTATCTACTTGATCTGATAAAGACATTCCGCAGTTAACCCCTAGACCGGTTTCCGGCAAACTAAAAGCCGCCCCTGGCAGGACGGCTTGAAGATGAAAGGATACCGGAGCCATCAGCGTTTGCAGACGTTGTTAAATGGCTGAAAAATTTCAATCACGAAACTACGTTGGACGACCATCATTGTGGTTCGCTCTTTTTTTGTTTCTATAGTTATATTACCACATGATATCTTAAAAATCAACCGCCGAAGCTATTATGCCCGGCGGTTATTTCTATTATTCGAATGTGATTATCCTTCTGAGGCAGGAAGACGAAGATTAATCATTCCGTCTACCTCATCGTTATTATCGAAGGTTGGAACATACAGGGCATTGATGTCCTCAACATCAGGTTTGCTGTGAATGATGTCCTTGATGTATTCCAATGCTTCCGGGTATTTCTCCCGTATCTCTGCGATCTGTTGTATCTCATTCAACTTCAACGCTTATTCCTCCCCTCATTATCAGCTGATTGCTCTGCTCAAGCTTACACTCAGATCATAGATGCGGCCGGCCAAACGGTCGTTGTTGATCTTCGAAGATTTTTCCCATGAAAGCTGAAGCTCGAAATCATTGTAAAGAAATTCAGTATCCCCCGTGTCGTTCACGAGATCTGCCTCGAATACCAGTCGATCCGATACAGAGCTGTTCTCCTTGCTCACATCAGGAACTACGCCTACCAGTTTCAGGTTGAACTTTTTGTCGCCTGTCGTGACGATCGTGTTCTTCGTGGCATCCCATGTCTTGTTCTTTGCGAGCAATGTAGCAGTATAGTTGATCGGATACACGATATCGTTGACATTGATATTGGCTGCCTTGTCGATATGCAACGTGTCATCATTGACAGCTGTAACCTTGCAGACATTCGTTCCTATGATGATATTCTTGTTGTTGCTGAGAGTGAACCCATCTTTATCGTATTGTGCAGATCCATTGTCATCTACATACTGTTCTCCAGCAACAGTGACGCTTGGTTGCCCAGAGAAGTTCGGATCCGTATCGGCTGCGCTGTACTTATTGATGGTGAACAGTCCTTCTCGTGCGATCCTCATGGTCAGACGAGCCTTCGATACTTTGATCGGGTCTGCAGTGGAGAACCGTGCACTATAGAGGCCTTCGTCATAAGGAACGAATTTACCAGTACGCGCTTCGATAAGCGTAGCGCTGTAATATAGGTCTGCTACGAAAGGCATCGGAGTGAGTGCATCAACGATGCTGTTGTCCACTTTCTGATTGTAGACATACACGTTGTTGTTTACTTCCAGATCGCCTGAGTCTTTGCCCTGGACGTAGAAGATCTCATAAGTGTCACTGTCCTTGTAGTCGACGCTCTTCTTCGCTTCGTCCAGGTAATTGAGTTTTGCGCTGGCGATATCGATGATCATGACATAACGGATCTTATGGTCTGTAGAGTCCGTAGCGTCGAGGAATGGGAATTCACGAGTGGCCGGATCATAGAAGTTGAAGGTGATGAAATGTGCCGGCATTTTGATGCGGTCCGTTGGTTTGTCCCACGGCTCGGCGAGAACTGGCTGGGATTCAGCAACGATGAAGCCATCCTTTGCTGCCTGCGTCGGGTTCTTCCAATGAGAAATGTTTCGTTCATCTATGATGTAGCATTTCATGGCGCCCGGGTTGCCATACTGCTTTCCCATGACTTCGATCTTGGACAGGTAGTTATTCTGGAAGTTGGCCGGAATACGGAAAGAGTATCCGATACCGCAATGGACATCTCCAGTGGCATCCTGCATAGGATAGCTTACCAGATGAGTATCATCATCAACAGTCGTTACCAGTTCCTTCGCGCCAGGGTAGCGAGATGCGCTGATACCGAATGTGAATGTTCCATTGAGAAGCGTGCCATAGGACTTGTATATCTCAGTGCTGTCCTTGATGATATCGAATCCGCTTGCCTTACTGAAATGGAGTGTGGAATGATCTGGCATGATCTTGTCGATCGTAACGACGATCGATGGTTTTCCGCCGGCGCGATCGACAAGGAGCACCTTATCGTTCACTGCGAACTTATCATAAAGATAATCAGGGATACTCATAGTATACTGATCGGAGCTCGTCTTCGTAGCCGTAGCTATGACAGCAGCTTCATGTACCGGCATTCCGCTGCGGAACAGATCATAGAAGCCAGCGTACGGAGCAAAGGCTGCGACTTCACCCTTACGAGCGAGTTCCGCCCGCAGCTGATAAAGTTCATCCCGAAGATCCTTGATCTCATCGGAATATGTTTTCTTCATCTCCATTGCATTGTTTACGATCTCGGCGCCTTTCTCTGCAGAAAGGAAATACGATTCCGGATGACCATTCAGATTGACCGCATTGCGGATAGTCTCCCTATCACGGGCAGCCTCATTACCAATGGTGTATGCCTTAGCGATGTTCTGCGCTGCGATATTGGATACATTGTCAACGTCGGTGGCATTCTCTCCCTTCAGAAGGAACTGGTCCTTCAGATGAAGATAGTTTGATATATCTTCCATCTCAAGAAGGGATGTACCGATCTTAGATAAATTTGCCATTTATAATTACCTCCAGTCGATTGTCAACATTTTTGGTTTCAAGATGTACGGTTTGCCGCCATTCAGCTTCTCATACTTAGCAAGAGCTGCGGGATTATTCATGAGGAACGAATATAGCGGATCCGAAATAATCTTATCTACAATATCGACATCCAAGAGGGTGATTGTATTGCGATATTTATCTAGGCGATAGCTAATAAGGTCTCGAGTTCCATAGAACAAGCCATTGACGAAGATCATGATCTCATCTGTGCTCTCAAGGATCTCTTCTGACAGGTTATATTTGTTGACCTGGATATCATATTTATCAGCTGGATCGAATTTGATCGTCTGCTCTTTCCGGGAATAATCTTGGCGTACCTCTACGAGCAGGCGGTCTGCTTTGTGATGGGTAAGGGTCTTGGTCTTGCCATCTACCATGATGGTCTCATTCGGGTAGTTCTTGTTGCTGCCTACCAGCATCACACCGGGATCATTGATCGCAAGCGTATAGTTATCGATGGCAGTAAATGAATCCTGAGGTTGACGGACGCCGTCGATATACAAGATGACTCTGCCAGGATAGAGAGGACGCTTCGTGCGGTATACGTTAGGAGTATCTGCGATAGCATTGTCTTCCGTGAGTATTTCCCGCTGGCATACGGTCATCCTACCTTTCTCTGGAGTCTCGATGCAGTATGTGACGATGCCACATACCGGTTCTGGTAAGGTAAAGGACTTGCCATCAACTGCTTCTATCACGTCGTATTGACGTACTCCATTTACCCATACAGAAAGAGCTCCAATGTTCGGGATATATTCCTTCTCCGTATTGAATATCGTTTCTCCGTTCACCACGAGATGCGCACCATCATCCGGTTGCTTGATCGTTGTGCCTGGGAAATATACGGGTTTGCCATCCTTATCCGTCTTGTAATGGTCGTAGATCAGATGATCGCCAAGATTCTTAGGATCTACCCCATCTGCACTCGGAAGGTTCCGGATGAACAATGTCTGTCCACTGTCGTGTGCATACCGATATCCGTAGATCTTGATATCATCATCTTCCGTCGGCGTGAAGTTGAGCTTAGCAGCGTGGGGAGTGATATCATACCCATCGCTGATGTAGAGGCATTGCATGATATCTGCGGCCGGCAAGAGTTTCCATACTCCATTCGGCTCATCGTAGATCATGAACTGCCCAGCGATTTTCGATGCATCCGGCATAGCCGGGCTCTGCCCTTTCCGGTTACCGTCCATATAGCTTTCGATGGAGTTCCTCATGGTCGCTTCCGATACGCCATTGACGTAGTACTTCACACCAGTGCCAGATACTTCGCTGCTGAGGAAGTAGCGAACCTCATTATGGCGGGCGGTGGTAGCAGCATCAGCTTGTGATGCCGTCGTGAATACCTGAGTACTGTCTCCGAGGTACAGCCCATTGTAATAGACGATACACTGGCTTACCGTCCCCCCAATAGGGATAGCTGGAGTCATGTCTTCTTCTGAATAGAAGTAATGGTACTTATCCTTAAGGATGATATAATCCTGTCCAACCTGTAGGTTGGATACCGTGATGTAGTTGTTTACGATATCGCGGGTGACATCAACCTTCTTGATGAGAAGTCCATTGATGAACAGGGCGATATCTTCTTCAGGAGAGATCGTCTTGGGGTCATATTTGATGATCGCATTCGTGCCGGCCTTATCCGTGACTTTCCCGGCAGCTGCGAGCATGTCATAGCTGTTCTTCTCGTCATGGGATTCGATGACATTCCACATCATGTTTATGCTGGCATTAGGTACATAGATCCATTGGCCATCTTTGATATAGTCGTTGGCAATAGGATTCAGCAGCTCTCCGTTCACGAATACCAATGGATTGGTGAATGACTTCACGAGATGGATAACACCTTGGTTATTCAAGGATATCTCGCGGATATATCCTGACTCCTGTTTAGGAGCGTGGATCGCGCCGGTGACCTCATTGCCATTCGACTTGACCGTGAGCACGCGGGAAGTGTTATCCTCGGTATACTGATTATCGTCGAGGTTCAACCCTTCTACGAATACGCTCATCGTACCGGTGTAGTCCTTGATGTAGTAGCTTGGGGTGTCCCCCTGGTTGTCTATGAAAGCGAGGTCTCCGGAATTCCGATACCAAGTGAAGTCATAAGCAATAGCCAGCACGTATCCATAGTTGTCACAAGCATATTTCGAAAGATATATACCATCGGAGAGAGTCCTGTAGTCCCCTTTCCCTTTATTGTCTTCCGGGCGCAGGTAATGTCCCTGCCGGTGATTGTCACAGAATCCATAGAATTCCGTGGCCTTCGTGTCGATATTGATCTTCGGGTTAATTGGGTCGACCTTGAAGAGACGCTTGCTGATATGGTTCAGCCTGCCAGGATTGATATGGATCAACGATGGGGTATGGTCTACCAGCAGCTTCTTAGGATATTCGATGCATATCGAGGATTGTTTCCTGAATGAGAAGTCAAGCTTGTCATCCACGAAGATCCTGTCCATGTCTGCATTCGGGATCAGCATCTGGCTGTATCCCTCGAGAAGGCTTGTTGGATACGGATATTTCACATCGTCTCCGCATACGTCGCCAACATCCCATTGCTTCTCATGTCCGATCTCCGCTGCGTCATTCTCTGCGTCTATCTTGCCCTGCTGTACTTTACGTACGGCTTCCTGATATTCGTTGAGATATGCCAGCTTGGAATCTTTCGACTCAAGGACTGTGTTCCCTATCGTCCAAAGGGGACTGGCCATCGTGAAGTTGCTGAAGATGGACAGGTTGAACTGGGCATCTGATTCCTGGACTGCTTTCACTGGCTGCCATTGAGTACCATCATAATACATCAGCACTCCGCTGCATAACCAAAGCTGCCCCGGTACAGGGTTGGTAGGCTCATAAGGAGTCATTATCTGATCTACAATCTGGAATTTGTTAGAGAAGACGTTCTTCCACTCCTGGGCAGTCTTATCATATGTATTTAGTTCATTCTTACTTTTATCAAGCCAGAGTGACCCGTCGAGTTTAGCCTCTGGAAATTTCTTATCCGTCGGTATTTCAAGCAAGTGCCGCATGGATTCATACATCTTATGCAGCTCTTCATTGTATAGCAACTCTGACTGGTGGCCAACAGTGAACTTTCTGTCATATAAGGACAAAAATAACACCTACCTTTTTTCTATAATCTACTAGGGTTATTACCATCCAAAAGGCAGATGTTCATTATGTAGAAAAATTAGGCTTGGCTGCGCAGGCATTCTTTGCACATTTCAGGGATTTTTCCTTCAAGCTGTTTCATCTTATATTGAGTTTTATAGAAGCCTTTTTCACATCTTCCTATGATGTGCTTTTCAGTATGGCCGTAGCAGCAGGCCCTTATCATAAGATCGGCATCAATATAGATTCCCTTGAACAGTGACCAGCACGGGAAAGGAGAAACTTTGTGTTCATCTTCGCCGACCACTCCGTCTTCACCGAACTCGTTTAGGCCACCCTGGGTCTGCAGCGGAATCCAATAGTGCTCATCACGCGGAAGCATGATCAGCGAATTAAAATAGTCCTCTTTATCACGATCGAGTACTGTTGAGATCGCGAGTTGCTTGCCCTGCAGATGGCATTCCTGATAGAGGTATGTGATATTCTTTCGGATTTTGTGATACGTAGACTCTGGGCAGCCTGTCTTTTCTTCAAAGTCTTTGTGGCCAGTATAATTCCACGACACCTTCAGACTGTCGATATATGGAATAGCCTGCAGGATAGTGTCTATGTATGTTGCATTCGTTGTGAGGTAGGTGAAGTACCCGCGATCTTTCAGTTCTTTATACATCTCTGCAAGCTGAGGATGAATACCAGACTCCCCCATATAGAACAGGCCGACTTCTTTCAATGTCTTAATCCGGCTGATAAAGTCCAGTGCTTTATGGAAGTCATCCATACTCATCAGCTTCTGCCGCTCATTGTTCTTCTTCATCTCTTTGTTGTAACAGAACTTGCATTGAAGCGTGCAGATACCGCTTACCTCTATCTTAGCTGTCGTTATCGGAGTGTTTATAGATAGACCTTTATTGTTGGAGATAAGGTCTACTCGTTCTTTAACTGACATTGTTTCATCAACCTCTCGTAAATCTTCTTGCACTTATCACATCTTGAACAATTACCTTTGCATGAGGCCTTAGTCTTGCACCATACGATGAAAGTGTTGTAGTTGTCCGGGGTGATCTCTATTTGCCCAACTTTTTTGGTAGGCACCGTGCTTGTCCAATATTCAAGTTCCTGCCTTACCTTTTCGTTGGACAATTCCCTGGTTGATATCTTCAGGTACTTGAAATCGTAATATGGGAGCATCTCCTTGTACAGGTTCGTGCGAACGAGGTCCAACCATGGCACTTCTTTTAGCAGCTGCTTGCATTGGTAATTCTGACAGCACATGATGGGCCGGCCGACCAGCTCGCTCATAAGGTAATGCTTATTGTTCACACATCCACGGTTGACAATGTATTTCACGCGGATCCCGAGCTCCTTGCATCTGCGGATAAGACCCTGCTGCTGCTCACTGTAATAGTATGGCTCAGCTACATTCAGGACGTCTACATATCCTGAGCCAAGGTCTTCGGCTTTCAGCTTCGTTGCACCATGCGTAGAGATGTGTACCTGTAGATCTGGGAAGGCCTTCTTCACCTTCTCTGCGTAATCGATAGTGAGCACGGTGACTGCTTGCAGCGGTACGGCATCCATAGCAGACTGTATCAGCTGCTGCCACGCTCCTTCTGATGCTTCTGTATTGAGAAGCAGGTTGCCCGGGATGCCATAGGTATCACAGTCTCTCAATTGAGCCAGGACATCTTCCGTGTCCAGTTTCTGTTTCGGCATCGTATGGGTAAGAGAGAAGAAGAACTCCTCGATGTATCTCTTTTTGAAGCAGATCGTGTCGAAGAATTCCTGCCCGGTCAGATTGTATCCGATGGTGAGCGAGTGATCTGAGATGATCGGATCGTATAGATAACCGAATACGTCGATCGTATGTTGATAGCCAAGGAATGTCTCGAAGCACCCTGGATACGTGATATCCAGTATCTTGTCGTAGGTCTCCTTGTCCTCGTCGTATGTGCCGGAATAGCGGTCGTCATATGGCAGCAGATCTTTGTCGTTCAGCAGGTCATAGAATGATTCCCGGTATCTCCGACTGATGTAATAGGCCAAGCATATCCGGACGAAGTAGTTCTTAGCTGGCAGTTCCCATACATCTGGGTCCGCGTGGAAATACATGGCAGCGGTCCAGGCTACATTCTTATGGTTCACGTTGAACTGCCTGCCATCCAGTTTCGTCGCGTCGAACAGTCTCGGTGTGTCTTGTGCTTTCAAGTTGAACTTTAGATATTCTTTCCAATTATCCATCGATGCGATATCCTTCCTTCTTAAGATATTTTTCCAATGGGAAGTTGTACTTATACCCATGGAACCTGTTGTAACCTCTGTTATGCTCGATGCTTATGTCGAGATCGTTAAGAGCAGATAAGCAGGCATCCATCACCGCCGGCTCTTTCAGTGCTTTTGCGCTTTGATGACTCGCGCTGAAGTTCTTGAGACATGTCGGGCATGGTATGCCTTCTCGGTAGCATTTATACTGATAATCCTTTATGACTTCGAATACCTCATGTATCCTGCAGTTGTCCCGCTTGTCATTTGCCCACTTCTCATTGCTGTTGACAGCAAACTCTACGGGGAAATGCTCATAGCCGCGTCGGATTTTCTTCTTGCCGACGATGAAGTTCTCTTTCTTGATGACCGGATATGGGAATCCTTGGCTTATTGTCTCTGCGACGTTGTCGAGATAACAAATACAGAAACTGCTGTGCCATTTGATCAAGCTGTAAGCTTTATAGTCGAGACCGAGGTAGATGCAGTAATCCTGCATCAGCTCGTTGTACTGCTCGTCAGGAACGATGAGCACGTTCACGCTGCGGTCCTCTATGCCACCTGGGAGCCGGTTGTCCATGATCTCATCGTACAATGTCTCAAGGAATGGATGCTCGCATTTCATTCCGTGGTAGTCGATAAATCGTTTCCGGATATCAACGCTGTCCTGCGGTTCGCATGTACTGTTGACTGCATAGATCTTATCAAACATGTGGATGAACATCTTTCAATCTCCTCTCGAATAGTTCCATCATTTCACGATCACCGTGACATACCTCATTCTCATATCCGCCCACGCACCAGCATCGCCCCTTGTATGGACAGCTGCCGCATAGTTTCGTCCGATTGATCTCATTGATACGCTTGATGTAATAAATTAAAGCGTCATCGTAAGAGTCGAATGGAGTGTACCCTTGTTGACCATAATCGATGCGGACTCCATACTTATTGTCCGGCAGAAAGCCGAAGCGGCCAGCGACGTTTGCGAACGAGTTGTCTGTCCACCCCTTCATAGCCGAGTATGGCGTAAGATTTATCTTCGGATGATCCATGACTTCAGATACGAATTTCATGAGCTCCTCGTGATCAGGAGTAAAGTCTTTTTCCGTGGTGCCGCTGCGATACATCACGAGATCGATCCGCTCGCAGTTCGGCTGCATGTCGACGAAGCGGAGCAGCTTCTTGCTCCCACGGCTTATCAGCTCGTCGGTGAGGATCGTAGACAGGGAATACGGCATGTCCAACTGCAGGATGTTGTTCATCGTCTGGACGTTGTCCTCCCGCAGGCCGAAGTCATAGCTGACGATCGGCCGGGTCTTCCCGAGGACTGGGCTCACGTTGAGCAGGTTCGTGATGTAATACGGCTTCTCTCCTGCCGCCTTCGTGCAGATGTCGACCAGGCGCTCCTGATAATCAAGTGGCAGTACGGATGGTTCCCCGCCCAGGATGTTGATATCCTCGCATAGGTCTTCGTGCTTTTCCAGTTGCTGCTCTAGCCAATCCAGGGCAATCCGTTTACCCGGGCGGTCATGCAGTGAGCAGAATGCACAATTTGCATTGCAGGCATAGCTTGCGTATATGTTCATGATAGCCTCTCCTCTATTGTCTCCATGATCTTCTTGTCCCAATAGCATCCAGCTTCTGTCCGGTATTTATTCAGGCATTGTCCTCTGTATCTGCAGCTATTGCATTCGCCAGGATAAGATTCATTGTTGTATCGGTATTTCTTGACGGCGTCAAATGTCTCGAACTCTTTTGCGCTCGTGACGTCTCGAAGTGCATATCGATACTTGCCACTTGGCAGCATCTCTGCAGATTCCTCTGCTGCATAGCTTTTTCGTGATCCTTCTCTTATAGATGATATAGGAGAGAAGTGGATACGATGTGGCTCATCCAATGACAGGATATCTTTCATGAATTTCAGCATATCCTCAGGAGCTGGGGTATAATCTGGCATGCCTGGAAAATGCGTGAAAGAGCTCAAGCATATTCGCTTTGCCATACGGAATCTCGATAGCATCTTCTCTATATGGCCGGCACCCAGAGCTACGAGCTTTGAACTGACAATCGTGTTGATATCGAATTCATTATCCAACATGAGCATGTTCTGGATAACGCTGTTCCTTGCTTCTCTCATCCCAGGATCGAAACTTACAGTGAGCTTGACCCTGTCGATCAATGGAGATACACGACTGAGATTGGTATACATGCCTGGCAGCTTGCCATTAAGTCTTGATGTGCATATGTCAATCAGCTCTGATAAGTATTCATCTGGTAATAGCGATGGTTCCCCTCCGAGGATGTCTATCTGCCTTATGCCGGGAATCGAAGACAGCTGCTGCTTGGCATAGTCAAGATTGAGCAGCTGCCCGCAATCCTGCTGGTGAATCGCACAGAATGGGCAATGAAAGTTGCAAGCGTAACTAGGTAGTATGTTCATCGGCCGAGATCCTCCTTGATCAATTGGGATAGCTTTTTCGGGTATGGGCAGGAGCTCCCCTGCCATTCTGCTGCGGGGCATCCCCCTTGGCAATCTTCGAATGAATTACATGAAAGGCATTCCGTCTTTACCCTTTGACATCCGGCACACATCTTGGCCGCAATGGCCTTTTCCGGTTCTTTCATGTTTCCATAAACTGATACCTGCGCATCGTTTGGGCAGCGGCCAATAGTGCCATCGGCATTCACGGTAAGCGTGGCGATGCAGCACTCCTTGCCTCTGTAGTAATTATACTCTTTCATGATGCCAAAGGCAATGTTTTCGAACTCTCTTACTTTCACGTCCTTAAAATCTTTTGCTACCTGGTACAGCTTGCATAACCATTCATCGACATCTTCATATGATGGAATGAAGTCCACGCCTTCAGCCGCTCGGCCGGCCTTACAGATCCGTTCGAAGCTCAATGTCTTTATATGAAGGTGGTGCATCATGTCCATCAGTTTCCTTGGATCTTTTTTTAACAGCTGTTTCGTGAAGCATATATTCACGTAGACGTTTATGCCATTTGCTACCAGTTCCTGCATGTTGTGCTTCCACATCATGAGATTGTGGAGTGTTCCGAAGCGGATACCGATATCGAAAGACGTCCTGACCTCATCCATCAAGGAGATGATCTCCATCCTGCCCCTTGTGAGCGGCATAGTAAGGTTGGTGGTTATCCTCCATGGATTATCAGGGAAACCCTTGACCAAGTCCAATGTCTTATCCGTGTCTGCCAGCAGCGGCTCTCCGCCATGTAAGACAAAAAAGCTCTTCGGCTGTTCCCTATTCACACAGGAAAGGAAAGAGCCAAGAGCTTTGAAGTCGATGGAGTTGCTGTTGGCACAATTGTAGCAATGCAGGCACTTGAGGTTACATGCCTCTACCGGCTTAATGAATACAATCATGCTCGTTCCCCCTACTTCTTAAGTTTCAGATATTTGATACAAAGGTCGTCCTTGTCGAGAAGGTCTTGCAGCATCTCTACTCCCAAGAGTGCTGACTGGTCATTCTCGATAACGATGAGATCCGCCTTGAATTTATCCAGGATAGATTTCGTAAATTCGATCTTATCGTTCGAGTATCCAAATGACAACATATCAAACAGACCAAGGTCGATATGATGTTCCACGCAATATTCCTCGAAAGCATCCGTGTCCTTTGCCTCACCTGGATGGGCATGATGGATCTGCTTGACCGGAGTGCGTCCATATAATGCATTCTTCAGATGCATGCCGGCTGCCATGTCTCCAGACTCATCTCCATCCCAGGATACATAATCGAGGTCATTCCTGTTGATGATGTTGGTTATGAGCCGATCGTTGAGGAAAGCATGGTCGGAATCAAAAATGAAATAGTAAGAGAAGCATTGATCAAACGGGTTGTCGATATATGCATATTCCGAGTCCTCAGGCTTGCTTACCTTTATCTGGTAGTTCTTGATTGCGTCGCGCTTATCGCTGTAATTGGTCAAGAGGAAGCTGCTTATGTCAACGGAATCTTCTTTCTGATAGCGTTTATTACTGGGAATCCCGTATATTATCGTATACAATTCTGGAGTCACATGCATCAGATACCTGATGTCCTTGTAGGTCATTATCCGAAAAGGGACGTTTCCGATTTCCAGCAGCTCATGCAGGTATGGGATATAATCATTCTTCTCTATCTGGATGGTCGTATCGACATAACAGACGATCGGATAAGAATATCCTTTCTCGAGGATACGATTCGCATATTCGATGACCGTATCTGGTTTGTATGTGTGGGCATTGACATGCAGCTGCTTGTCCATCCCCCAATAATGGAAACCATTATTGCTGATAAGTTTATCAGCCATATCTTTATCTACTGTGAACTGATGCACGCTGATATTGTCATCTATCGTGAAACCATATTCTGGCATAGTGGAGAATGACTTGGCAGGATCAGCCAGCTTCAATGTTATGGTATCTTCCTTATCCAGGAACTTATGGTCAAATGTATGATCGTTTGAGACAATAACAAGCGGGTTACTTTTATCCGCAGAGGATTTCAGGTAAAGTTTCCCTTTCGATATGAAGCCATCGATAGAAGCTTCTGTGTCTGCAGGGATGATCTCGGGGAACTCTTTGGATAAGGTCTCGTAATCGATCTTGTACTGTCTGATAGGAATAGTTTTATTCATCGGCACTTCCAGCCCTTTCTATAGAGTCTTTGATGTATATGCTTAAGATGGAGAATGGTCCGAATTCATCAAGGAAATTGTGGCGTATCTTTCTTCCATCGTAGCTGAATTCTTGGAAATCCTTGTAGTTGTACACGGGAAGCCCAAGGGAGTCTATCCTGGTAAGGACGTTCCAGAATGCTCCAGAGTTCCTGAGCGTGACGAAGTTAAGGCCAACCTCATTCATGCTGCGTGATTCTTTCCCCTCAATCATTCCATCATCATCGTTGACGATGGCAGCAATAAGATGAGCTTTTAAGCTAAACAATATATCAAACAACTCATCAATCAGGTCACCGTGATCTTCATAAAATCTTTCTATAAACTCTTTCTCTTCTTTATTCGTATCGAATATCTCTTTCTCTATTCGATACAGGAGGATATCACACCAGATATCATTCACAGCAGGGATGTTGACGATCTTGTCTGTACAGATATAGTCTTTCACGAACCCCTCGAGATCGTTCGAAGTAAAATCGGTCAGATGCAGATCACATTCCATTCCCGAGTTGTATATGTAGTTCAGCAGCTTGTTGCCTTTCAGTTTGCAATCACTGAATTCAATATAGAAGCTATGCTTGTCCATGTCATCTAAGTATTTATCGAGCTGCTCCTCGGTGAATGGAAGAGCAGTGAGTACGGAATCTTTTGTCATTGTTTCCCCTCCGGTATTATCAACGCCAGCCGCCAGATCCATGGCAGTTATCATGGCAGTTGCCGTGACAGTTCTTTGATTCATAGGTATAGATAGGAAGATCTTTCCACTGCCTGAAGATGTTGTTTATCAGCTGGTTCATGGTTTCTGCAGAAGCGATGCTGCCGGCTGTGAAAGGCTGCCCGGCCCGGCCGAGTATGTCTTCATGTGCTACCTTTATGTTGGCATAGCGCATCTCACTATACACTTTCGTATAGGTAGGCGTTCCACCATTCGTGTTGTTGCCTTTATATCCGATCACGCTGAATGGGCGGACAGTTGACCAGGAGTTAACGGTAGCCTGGATATTCTTATAGAATGAAGCTGCATTGAGCCATTCGCCTTTCTTCCCGATCATGTCACTGGTTATCGCAGCCAGGTTGTCTGTATTCTGCAAGATCTTATCCCAGTTGTCATCGAAGTTCGGTGGCGCGCTGAGCCACCAATGCACATAGTCCTGAATCTTCTCTTTCAAGTTATCATTGATATGATATGCTAAACCCTCAGGGGTTATAGTGTCGCCTGTATTCATTATTTATTCACGCTCGCTTTCAATATTGATTGGAAGGTCTTCTTAGGAAAACAGCATATGCCACCGAAGCTCGGGCAATCTTCTTTGCAATATTGATATATATCGCAATACAAGCATTCCCTTTTCCGCTGATCGTGGATTCTCGTTCGATAGAGGTTCGGGCATCCGCAAAGAGAACCATCTGGATTCAATGTCTGCACATCGCAATCGTGGTTGAATACGGTGCCGTTGCTCCTTATCGCGTCTTCCATCCAATGCAACATGTTGTTCTTCTCGGTATCGACATGCTTGAATGCTTCCAGCAGATATTCGTCCGTTTGTTCGTACAGCTCTTTGCTTTTGCGTTCTGTAAAAAGCCTTTCAAATGTTATATTACTGATCTCCAGTTCCTTAATTGTATCAGACAGGATTTTTGGAGGCTGCTGCAGCTGGGCTTCGGATAACGTGACAAGCAGGGTTATCGGCTGGTAAGAACTTACCATCTTCACGGCCGCCTTGAAATCTTCGAATTGCTCTTCGGTGAACCTGTCCACGGAATAGCTTGTAGCTATCTTGCATCTCTTGATCACTTCGAGTACCTGATCGGTCAATGGAACCATGAGGTTCGACGTGACCGAGTATTCTATATCCGGATACTGCTTGATCGTCTCCAGGATGATCTTTGGATATAGGAGCGGCTCTCCTCCATGGAAGATGATTCGATTTGGCTGCAGCTCTTGCATTGCCCTGTCGATCGAATCCATATCTATCGTACCAGGCTTCTGCTTGATGTAGCAGAAGGGGCAATGCAAGTTGCAGCTTTCCGTGACTTTTATGTACAGTGTCATATGCTTTTCAGTCTCCCCTCTAATGCTTTCATGCCTGTGCAGTGTTCTTCCGTCGTGCCGCTGCTCGTGATGTCAGCGATCTGCTTGTAGCATGAGTTGCAGAACCGGAACATGTCGCAGGAAAGGCATGCCGGCTTCAGCATCTTGAAATCCCTTGCCAGCTCTTTCTCGTCATATTGGCCTAGGCAGTATGTCTTCTTCCCCTGGGCGGCATTCATGTAATGGTCGTCATTGAAGGCCCCGCAGCTATGGATCAGTCCGTCTGGACTTATGCAACGGATGGTCTTGTAGCAATTCCTGTTGTATGGGCAGCACACGTTGCTTGACCCAAACAGCTGCTTGAGGTTCTTGCTGTTGAACTCATATTCTGCCAGACCAGCTTTGATGATATCGAGGTATCTTCCATACGCCTTATATAGGGGGTAGAACTCCTCGCTACGTCCGGATTTGAAAGCTGGGTTTATCTTGCATTCCGTTCCGAGTTCTTTCGCAAGCCTTACGGTATCGAGTACTCGTTCTTCGTTGTTCCTGGTGATGACAGAGATGAATGAGAGCTTGTATCCAATCCTGTCTTCGAATAATGAGAACACTTTACGGAACAGTTCTTCCGTGAATTCTTGGCCATCAGCTATCCTTCGTTCTCCTCCATATTGGAACGAAGTGCAGACTCCCATTCGTTCATCCTTGAATAGTTTTTCCCATTTGTCTGGATGCAAAAAGAAATCCCAGAGATTCGACGTGAAAGATATAGTAGTCTTCATGTCATGTTCGTCCAGGAAATTGATAAGCCTCTCATAATAAGCCGGCGGGACCATCAGTGGATCGCCGCCGTTTACTATGATCGTCTGGACATCATTCTCGAGAAGGATCGGAAATACCTTTTCCAGGTCGAGTGTTAATGCCTTCGATATTTTATTAGAAGAGCAGAAGGTGCAAGCGAAGTTGCAAGCCTTCGTAGGTTTAATGATCAGATCCATAATTATCTCCCGATTTTGATCTTAAGCTTTCTTTCCCCCGTGGAGTCATCGGATTCAACGAGATATCCAATTACTCTATCCAGAGTATCTTTCTCTGGATTATAAAGACGTGCATAGCCCGGGATATCACTCGGAACTACTTTCCCGCCCTTTGCAGACGCGCCAGTGAAGTTGACGTGGACGCGGCCAGCCAAGGCTACGGGGATATACTTCTCGATGTTCGTCTTGAAATAATCTTCGCCAGCAGCCGGCTTCTCTCCGCCGATGAGCATGGCGAATTCATCACTATGGACTCCGACAATGAGCTGCGCATCTTTCGTTGCTCTTATATATTGCTCTTTCTTGCTCTTAATGTCAAGCATAATCAGATCGCCAGGGTTGGTTTCTCCACCGCGGGGGAAGAATTCAGCATAGTCATTCCAAATGGCATTGTATACTTTTTGAGCATTTACTGTGCTGAAATTGGCTACCGTTCCGCTTATAGAACCTGACTGCACGCTGGTTGAAGTGAGGTTTCCTGCCGCATCAGCAGTCACCCCCGTAGTACGGATTTGTTGTATTCCTGTATTACTTGCACCGGTAAGTTTAACTGGAATATTGCTTCCATCATTGATCATTGTGGTAGTAGCGATGACATTCTTCGCCTGCAACATCACTTTCATATCATTAGTGAAGCCGACAAAAGGAGCTTCGACATCTCCTGTGATGCAGAACGAGGAAGAGTCTCGTTCCGTGGTACGTGATTTCTCTTCACGATTTATCAGCGGCATATAATGGTCGTCGTGATAATGGGTGTGGTTATTCACTCCACTGAGCTCCAGGTTGTTCCTGGCTGCCACGACATCGTTCACGTCACTGAGGTTCTTATCTTTTCTCAAACGGAGTGCGATAGAATCAACATAAAATGAGATCCAGTCTTTCGCATTCTTCCATTTTAATATAGCCATGGTATCACTCCTTTATTTATTGGTTTCCAGTGCTGCGATCCTGGTCTGCAGGTTCGCTATGGCTGCTTGCATATCTGTAATCGTAGACTGCACTTTCGTAGTATTCCCGCTGATCGTGTTCAGGTTACTTACGATCCCGCCCGGCATGAACGTGGTTAAGTTGTCATTATACGGATTGTTGAAAAGGATCTCGCCCGTTTCTGCATCATGGAAGAAATGGTTCTGGAAGATCCACATGTCTTTTGCTTTGATGAAAGAAGAATAAACGGCTTTGCCATTGCTGTCCTTTGGTGTTGTCTCATCCTGCAAAAGAGTGGCATCTGAATTGTCCGCAATCGTATTCAGAGGAGATCTCATCTTTGCCTTACCATCTGTCGAGAATGAAAGCTTACCGGCTTCAGGGTAGAAGATGATTGGTTTACCGGCTTTCTTGCCATTCTCAAAATCATTATCCGTATGGACAATGGTACATGGCGTGATAAGATCCGATGCCTTCATCGTGCCGCTGCCGTCGCAGATCGAAACAATCTGGCCGGACTTTCCTTCAGAAAGCTTCCCCTGGACCCCTTGCAGCACCTTGATGGAATCCTGCGTGGTCTTGATATCGTCAAGGCCAGATTTCACTTTATCATCTATTGAATCAAGAGGGATTTTATTTGTGCTGGAATACGTATTGGCATCTATCTTCAGACGAAGGGCATCCATATCCCTGTTCGTCTGGACGATCTTGTTGTCCAGGTTCTCACATGACGAACGGTTCGTGCCGACGTTCTTATCCAATGATGATACCGTCGTATTGAGCAGGCTTATCTGACTGATAGCGTCAGTCATCGACTTCGCAGTCTCCTTCACTTCGTTTACCTGTGTCGTAAGAGTATTGACTGTGTCGGCTGAAGCCTGGGCCTGGGTCGCAGCAGCTGCTGCCTTATTTTCTACGCCGGTCAGTCTCGTGAGGAAATCATTGGAGATATCCTTTTCCGTGATCGGTTCTGACTTCAATCTGTACGTAGCCTGAGCTACCGTAAGGATGTTCTCAGTGTTCGATATCGTACTCTGCAGCTTGTCATCCAACTGCTCTTTCGAGAGTTTGTCCGTAGTCTTGTTGAAGTAATTGTCCAAGGTCGTTTTATCAGCCTTGGTGTTTTTCAGTCCTTCAACAGTATTGCTCAAGGCTGTATAGTTTACATCACCCTTACCATTCGATATGGTTGCTCGCACATCTTCTGATAAGTCGTCCATCGATATCTCGCCTCTTATAGCGAGCTTATTCTTAAAATCCGGGTCAAGGTTTCTAGACTGGATTTTATTTGCATTCAATGCTGCCATCGTTTAGTTCCTCCTTATGACCATGCCGCGTGAAGTATGATCCAGTTATTGTTCGTATAAAGCTTTATACATTGCTCTCCTGCCTTAGTACAGATCCATACACTCCTGTCGTTCACAGGGACAGCCGGCGGGTTCGGTCCTGTTGTCAGGAAATCGGAATCCTTCTGCTCACTATCTGGGAGTACTGCAGTTGGGATTTTTCCGTTTGAATCGATTACAAGCAGCTGGTTCGCATTGCGCCCCGGTGCATATCCGCCTACTGTATTCGAGTTACCGCCACTGGCAGGAAGCGAACTCGGGAAATCTATGATATCCTGCTTCTTATGAACGTGGCCATTATACGATAAGTTATCCTGGATGCCATAGCCGGCAATCGTACTTGGATGTGTGGTGAATTCCCAAGGAATAATCCCAGAGCAATAACTGAGGAGAGCTTTGGCCATGTCTTTCCCCATACCCGTATTTGGATAATCCTTATCCAGGGTAGCGCAGAAATCATCGATACGCTTCTTGAGGTCCGGGTTGTTGGAGGTATAGCCCTTCATCGAGTCAGTTACCGCAGCCTGGTAAGAGGATGTGATGCCATCCATGAAGGTTTTTACTTTTGGATCTATCTCGATGTTATCAAGATAGTTCTTGTAGATGTTCTGTTCCATGTCGCCTGCAGGATCAATCCACATGTCACCGGCTTCTGAAGAATCCGGAGTATTGGTATTCATGAATACTCGTGGATACGGATTACCGATCCGAATGATGCGGATGTATTTAGCAGTGATCTTTTGCCCAGCTTCCAGCTGGTCATAGATGATGAATTCCTGTTCGTTGCGCTCATCTACTCCGCCAGTGCGGAAAGAACGATACAGTACATCATCAATGATCACTTCCAGGTGATTACGTAGATTCATATACGTGCCCTGCGTAAGACGGAAGATCAAGCCTTTTCCGTCAGCTGTAACTTTCCCAGTGAATGAGTTCGGGGTAGTCGACGGATTACTTTGTGTGTCTATCGTCGGCATGGAATATGTGAACGTTTCGCTGGATGTTGTACCGTAACGACCATTCGCATATGCTGGTACTTTCTCGATCACGAAATCTTCCTGTATGATCATGCTGTCTTTTGCAATGCAGATCGTTCCGTCATTTTTGATCCCTGCTGGAACCCAACTCGTCTGCCCTTTCAGTTTGACGTCCATCAATCCCGTATTCGGATTTACTTTGATCGTACCATCTGGCAGATCGCTCCAGGAGTATTTATTAAGGTCTTCGTCTGTGATGACAAGGGCCCTTCCATCCTGGATGACTTTTTCGGATATTTTCCTGACGCCATTACCAGTGGCGATCTTTTCCTGGTAAGTAGCTTCTTTATAAGTATCATTTGCCATATATTTCACCTTTCTTTTCGACATTATCTATTGACTATATTACGCATTGTAGAGGTGTAAAAACCTCCATAGATACCAATATCCCTCGCACTGCTATTGATGCGAGGGATACCAGCTTAGGATTGCTTTGCTCGGAGCTCGACCAAAGCTTCATTTGCTTTGGATACTCCGTTGCTGACCTCATTGACAGCATCCATGATGCGCTTGACATCATTTTTGTCTGCCATGTTATCAGTGATTGCATTGATTCGCTCGTGAAGTTTATTAACATTATCCTTTGACGGCATGTTGTTATTAATATCACTAAGCATCTTTGAATCATTGGAGGTACGCTCGTCTACGCTGCTGAGTTTTTCAGAGACTTTTTCTAAGGTGAGATCAAGTCGGTTCATCGTTGACATGAGTTGTTTGGTTACTCCTTCATTTGCATCTACTGTTTTCTGTAGTAGATTCAATGAATGAGTTTGGTTTTTCACCGCTGCGGTTTCTCTCTTCTCTCGTTCGTCAATTCTTGGCTTGAGTATTTTGGACATATAGTACCAAACATAGAAGCCAATTAGGGCCATGATGGATAGAAAGATACCGTAACCAGGAGTAACTGTTGCCAGCGAGGAGACGATGCCTGATAATCCTTCCATGAGTATTCCTCCTTTATTCATGAAATTGTATTTCATAAATTGATTACGCTGTAGAACACCCAACGTACACTTACAAATTGTACAGATAAAAGAAAAAACTCCGACCGAGGTCGGAGTCTATATTTATGATGCTGCAGGAGTGAGTTTATTCCAACTTCTCCATGCAATCTTGTTGTAATCTGGTTCTTGCCAATAAGATGTTCTAGTATAAAGAACTCCAGTACTTGCAGCAATAAATAGTTGAGCGCATGTACTGCTGCTTGGATCCGTATCAGTTCCAGGAAGTACTTGCAGATATCCTTCTGTGTTTGCTGGGTTATTCGTGACAGCAGAATCAATTATATACGTGCCACCAGCAACCAGCAAATTACAATCTCCTGTCTTCACCTTAGTGGAAACGTTTTTTACGTATCCGGTTGAATCAGTAGGTGTTGGGGTTGTCCCGCCCCCCTTATTATCCGAGATACTTTTCTTGACTGCTTCTAATTCCGTTTTAGTAGCATAAAAACTGGAGATTTCATTACCAGTACCGTCGTATGTGGCGTTAGTAGCCCGAGTAGCGTTTGCTACTGTAGAAATGGTAACATTACCTACTCCATCTGGAGAGATACCGTTTACAGCTTTTACTGTGCCGCCACCTCCACTGCTAGGCGATAGATTCTTGAGATCTTCTTTTGTGGCATATGTTGTTGTGATTACTCGTCCGATACTATCGCAGGTTGCGTTCTGAGCCACCCCTGCGCTGGATGCAATTTCTACGTTCTTGATCTGTACATCCCCTTCTTGATCTGGATGCACGCCATTTACCGAAATAACCGTCCCCGAGGATACGGCTTTCCACATTTCTTTCATGGTTGGATATAGAGCGAGCTTATCGTTAAGTGCAGCATTTGATACATATGTGGAGGAAATTGTGTTACCGTACTGATCGCACATCGCTTTGTCTATAACATCAATCTCAACATTGCCAAATTTGTCTGGTCTTATGCTGTTCACCATCGATACCCCGGAAATGATTCCGACGGATGAGGCCATCGATGCCTGGGCAAGTTCCTGCTTCGTTGCATATGTACTTGATATCTCATGGCCATTTTGGTCCGAGATTGCTTTTGATATTGTTTCGAGTTTTACATTGCCGGTTTCATCTGGTGTGATTCCATTTACTTTCTTAGTTTTGCCGAAAACATTACATAGCTTCGTGAAGAAGTGAGCAACACCGGCAACATCTAAATAAGATCCTGTAGCCATATTAATCCTCCTTAGGCGTCATAGTTCTTAACAGTTGGAGATTTTCCACTGCCGATCCATGTAGCCGTATTGGTAAATCCTGGGACATTTTGGATAGATATTTTGCTGCCAACGACGTCGCTCGTGTTTGCTGTCGTCACCTTTACTCCATCGTGAACCAAAGCCATATAAGCTTTATCTTGATTGCATATGATGTTCTCAAGGCTGATCAAGCGGGGATTATATACCGTACTGGATGCCGTCCCCCATATTTCAAAGAAATATAGAGGTAAGTTATTATGTACATTAAAACATATATTTTTGAAACGCATCTCTGGTAATGTCTGTTTGATCGATTCATCTACACAAGCAGCACCGTCATTGAATTCAAGATAACAAAGAACTGGATTGCTGTCTGAATCGCCGCCGGGGCCGAAGACTTCGAATACGAGATTGTTGATCGAAAGCATTCCATGAAACAGTTGCCCATAACTATTGTTAAATTCCAAGAAAGCATTCGGATGCGTCATACCATTCAATGGCTGATAACTGCATGTGACATTCTCTATGCTGCAGATACCGGAACCGTAGCCAATTTGGATTCCGTGGGTCTGTAACGTAACGTCACGGATGTACAGATCCCTGAAATAGTTATGGACATCGATACGGTTAGTGGTGCAGTCTTCGATATGGACGTCTTTTATGTTGTCCATGCAAGTCGATCCCCAATAGCCATTGAAGTGGCAATGCCTTATAAGGATTTTCATTGCGCAGTTTGCATCGAATACATAGCCAGACGTTGCTTTTGCTTCGGCCGTATTGAAGCCAGCCAGATTCGTGCTTATGATATTTTCCAGTGTGACATTATAGCACTCCCTCAGGTAAAATATAGCAGCCTTAAATAGCTGGATGTTATGCATGCTTTCCGGATCGACAATGATTGTAAAGTCACGGATGACAACATTGTGCCTGGTGCACTGTATCAAACCAACCTGCGTTTTTGCAGATACTTTGATATGAACTTCGCAGCCTACGAATGTCAATGTGTTTTTAGGTATGGCCGAGTATGTACAAATAAATGTTGATTTATCTGAGGTTCCCGGCAGAGTCCGGTTTCCTGCATTTACCCAATCATCAATAAGCGGGCCAGTACAAATTCCATTTACATCGTGAACGAATAACTCCGTACGATCTACATTGTATCGATTACCAGAGTCATTACGAGTCATATATGGATCTTCGCTGAGTTTTACTACTACGTTTTGAGGTAGCTGTGGTCCGTTATCTGCAAAGTTGATTCCGCTTGTGCCGGCTGTTAATTGGCTTTTATAAGTGGACATGTCAAATTCATGAACACTTTGACTTTCCATGCAGTCGCCGAGCTTCCACCAGGAGAAGAATGCAGTATTGTTATCATCCATGATAAGCTTCGACCCGGAAAGGTCTACGCTCGTTAGACATCGGATAACCGCTGGGCTTTTCTTGTATATAGTTCCGTGGTGGTTTTCTACTTTTGCTCCACATACATTTGCATAAGCGTGTGCATTCATGATAGCTTTCTCATCATCAGTTTTTCCGTCAAGCTTTGCTCCAAACATCGCATAAGTTACACGATCCTTATTCGAAAGGATCGCGAACTTGCCATCGGCCAATGGAACATCCCATTCATTTTCACTTGCTGTGGCGATACGGTATGTTCCTGTTCCTTCATCTCCGTAGTTGTAATAGCCAAGTGTTTGAACGTAACTGTCTACTGGCAGCCCGGAGGTTACCTTTAATTCTTGTACGGTATTGAATATCTGTTTTACGCCGCCAGAACTTCCTCCTCCGCTAAAACTTTTTTTAGCGTCTGAGAGTTCTTTCTTGGTAGCATATGTAGTTACGATATTGTTTCCATCGCTGTCAAGATCAGCTTTGTTTGCATGATCGGCATTATCAGCAGACCCTGCTTTTGTTGCACTCGTTGCGTTCGTTGCGGTATCTGCTTTTGCGGCAGTCGCTGCAGTCGTAGCTGAATTTGCCTTATCCACCTGAGTAATGGTGATATTCCCATTACTGTCCGCCGATAAGCCATTAATTGTTTTAATGTATCCACTCAGAGATGGAGTTGGAGTATTCCCGCCGCCGCCATTTAGTTTCGCATCAGACAATTCTTTTTTTGTTGCATATGTCATGGCAATTCTGTTACCATATTCATCTTCAGTTGCCGTGTTGGCATGGGCAACGGAGTCGACTGTTATCGCTCCGCTGTCATCCTGCCCTACTCCGTTGACCGTCACGTTCTTCGCGAATTTCTTGCTTATCCGCCGATAGAAATATGCGAGTCCCTCGCGGTCAAGGAAGTAATCCTTTGTATCTGCCATTTATTAGCCTCCTCAATTGGAATCAATGATCTGATCGATATCCTTATCCGTCAATGCATCTGCACTATGCGGGTCATCTCCCGGTATGCCTTGCCCGCTTATGATGTAATCGAGCTCGGCATCCGTTATGGTGTCGTAATAGCTTGCAGGGCCTGTAGATGTTCCTGTACCTGTTTGTCCGCCCAAGGCATCCCATTCTGTGCCGTTCCAGGCTACGTTCGCTCCAGGGGCAAGCTTGTGGGTTGCATCAGCGGAAACGATATTGTACACATCGCCACGATCTGCTTGTGCTGGCAGATCCTCGTAGCGGGCAACGTTTCCACGGAACCTGTAGATATCCTTCATCGATCCTGCACTCAAGCACTGACTGAGTGATGTCTGCAGTGTGCTGATAGAATCCTGGATCTGTTTCATATCTGCACCTGACGGAGCTCCGAACTCATACGATATGCTAGGAGAAGGATTGCTTATGAGTCCAAACCATGCTATCCCGATAGGGATAGACGAGCTTGATATATTGGCGCAATCCCTGAATACGATCTCGCAGCGATCATCACTCATCCGTATAGGTATGCTTGTCTTTTCCTTGAATAAGAATGGAGTGACGCTGCTTACGTTCGTTTCGATGTTGTTGAACATCATGCGATGAGGAAGTGCTACCTTGCCATCGAATATGCATTCATAGACGCGAGCGTTTGAGATAACCCGATCACCGATCGCATATGCCGTCTTCTCTGCCCAGTCTGGATACCCTTGGCTATGGCTTACGAATTCCATGTAGATATCACCGTTCTTGAATGAGGATCCGGATGTATCAGTCGGCTCTTGATCTCCCGATGCGCCCGGGTATGATAAGTAGACATTGATATGCTTCCCGTCGCTATCGTCGCAAAGGAAGTAAGTGCCGTCTTTATAGGTCTTCCCGGAGGTTCTCCATATGCCAACAGCTGTCAACGTTTCCCACGTATTCTGGCCATCGATGATGGTTCCCTGTAGTTCTACCGGACCCCAGCCGCTTGATGCGGAAGTGCCGGCTACGATGCAGCGATATATCTTTGTGTTATCGATCACAATGTCTCCTACGTCATAATGCGTAGACGCATGCCATACATCTCCTGTCCCGATATATTTATCTATGAGAGAGCCATCTTTGATCTCTTCATTCACATCTTTCGATGTAGGCATGCTTGGCCCGCAAGGTCCAGCTACTACACGATACGTTCCGATATTCGTATGGATAATGGTTCCCGTCGTATAGGTCGTATGGGCAGTCCAAGATCTCAAGAGGTCCTTTGTTGACCCTAAATCTTTCCAGATGATGTCGTTGTCGTTCGCATATCCATTGTTGTATTGCGGGTACTCACCGGTTGTTGTACCATAATGCTCCACGCATTGGTATACATTGTCGTTGGCAATGCAGTAAGAGTTTAAGTCAAACCACATTTGAGGCTCCCAAAGGCCGCCAACATATTCGACAACTGCTTTACCAGTTATTTCCTGGAAGAACCATCCGCGCTGCGTTGGTGAAGTTTGTGGATCAGTAGTGCCGCTCTGAATAACGTGATAGATATTTCTTCCGCAGAGATAATATTCATCTTTGACAATTTCTCCACCTACAGGCCAATCTTTTATGAGATTCGCTTTTTTACCAATGTATTTCCAGGGGATACCATCCAAAGGAACCTGCGTACCTTCAAGCACTACTTTTCCGAGTTCTTCATGTACAGGCATCTCGCCGTTAGATTCACCGCCGGCTTTTTTTACGTTTACGCACTTATAGACGAATCCGGGGAAGTCATGGTTTGGCTCTACAACGATGATGTCATTGACATTATATTTATGACGTGCTCTCCATATGGCGCTTACTCCGATAAAACGGCATTCTGAAGAGCCATTCGCAAACCAATTCCCCGACGTGTCATCAGGATTTTTCTTTGTATCTAGCTGGCCTGCCTTACGGCATACGAAATACCCGTAAGCGTTCTTGAAGACGTCGTCTACTTCTACCCGGACGCCTGGAGCCCAATCAAATACACGGCCGTGATATTCCCAGATAATATCGTTATCTTCCGTCTGGTAAGTTATATGGCGAGGTTTGGTTGCAGTTGTTCCGCTATGTGCATCGCGACTACCTTCAACTTGTATATAGATCAGATTGGTTCCCTTCGGCAGATCGACTTTAATATTTTCTATTGTGATCTCTGGGAACTTGAACTGCGGCTGTATCGATACAGCATTTGGACTGAACTCTGCTTTTACCAGTTTATAGTCGGATGAATCGAAGCTTTGACATCTGCAGTTGTTGATATATACCTTTCCACCAAACACTCGACCGTATGAAAGATTAAGCTCAAGGAGATGGTTATCTGGATATGGCATATCAACGATCGGCTTCAGATAAAATGCGCAGTTTGTGATAGAAAGCATGCCTGTTCCATAACCAACCTGTACACCATGGTTATATATGATGCAATCATCAATCGAAAGATTCGATACGTAGTCATGGGAATCAATACGATTGATCTGGCAGCGCTCAAAGCGGATATTCTTTGTGGAGTCCATCGCGGTGGCACCCCAATATCCGAGCAGCCGGCAGTCCCTCACGACGACATCCGAACAGTTCGTCATACGAACCATGTAACCAGATGTAGCGTTCCATTTTTTTCCGTCATCACTGCGGCCGGAAGAGTTGAATCCCTGGATATTCTGTACAACCACATTGTATGAATCCCAGATGTAGATCATGGAGTTCTTGAACATGCTGTTGCGCAGTTTGTCACGATGAGGTCTCATGACAAAATCCTTAACGATGCAATTGTGGCGTTTTACCCAAAGGATCGAGCAGTATTTATCTGCACCTTGATTAAGCAGGACATCACAGCCGGTAAAACATATTCTTTGGTTAGGAATGTGCGTAAATGAAACTGTACTATGAGTAGTGTGATGATATAAGCTGACCACTTTTGTTATTTCATCAGTAGTTGGACAATTAATATCTCGGCCTCCAGCATCCGACCAATCATTTACGAGTGGACTAGCGCATATTCCATGCATGTCGTGTATCAATAGCTCACGACGGTTTACAGTGTACATATACCCGGCGTCATCACGAGCAACATATGGGCCTTCATCCATTTTGATCGCAACGTTACCAGGAATACTGTTATCAAGCATACTAAAATGATAGCTGTCTTCTACAAGTTCTGCTTTTTGTTCTGGAGTGAACTCATAGTTATAGTAATTTGAATCATTATCTCCAAGAACATACAGCCCAAACCATGTGCTATTGTTGTCGTCAAGTATGAGTGTTGATCCTGATAGGTCAACATTCGTATAACAGCTGATAAAGGTTTTATTCTTTTTGTAGATTTGTCCATGATGATTTTCTACGGTTACTGGGTACTGAAAAATACGGCCAGTTTCGTCTTTCGTGTAGATGCTGTTAGCGTAATCATGCGCCCATGCCATAGCTTGGCCATCATCATCAGTACCATTTAGAGGCGCGCCAAACATACGATATGTTACGCGTTTCGTCTCAGCTATGCAGGCATAGTAGCCATTGTCGAGTTGAATAGCCCATGGCTTATTCAGGTTGTTTGCTTCGATATGATACGTAGCACCGCCTTCATCACCAACATAGAAATACCCTAACGTTTCGACATATAGATCACAACGCAATCCGGTATCCTTTATCATGTCAGATACGATATTGTATTTCTTCACGCCAGTGGATCGAGCATCGCTTATGCGCTCTATCTCGCTAAGCGCTTGCTGCGCTATCTTTTTTGCTTCATAAGCTGTATCTTTTGCATCTTTTACAATGCTTCGAAATTCTTCAATCGTTTTTGTGATTTGATCCAGGGAGTTGTCATCCTGCTTCTTCTTTAATTCCTGCAGCTGGACATTAATATCGCAGACAGCTTCAATCAAAGAATTATCTATGCTTTTTAGTTTCGTAAGCAAATCCGGGTTATTGAAGAAATTTCCGACTACGTCGATAATTTTGCTCACTCTTGCATCGGCGCCGGATCCATCTGTCAATTCTCCAATAGCTTCAAGCAGCTCATTGATAGCTCCGATGACATTCTTCTTGGTCGTTTTCAGCCCTTTGTTAGTAGAATATCTCGGAGTTTCATCCATATATGGATTCGTTGTAACATCAGTTGTCAGCACTTCTGCTTGTACTTTATTGAACTCTGTGTCCACTATTTCACTTCCATTCTATATTTTGAGGAACGAAAAAGGAGTAGCCGGAAGACTACTCCTGATGATTGTCCCCCTACGAGCCATCATTCTTTGCTCATAGGATTTATTACCTTTGATACCCCGTTATTGTTTGACGATCTCGAAATATAAAGACTTCAGATCGTCCTCCTTGAGATTTTTGTTTGGCGCCGAGAAGGTTATATCGAATGCTAAATAATTGTTTTCATTTCCCTCGCTCTTGCCATTGTTGGCCGTCCCTTTGAGGATCGGCGGTGTATCGAATTTTATGATCGCTCTATGGTTTATGTACTCGAAATTCTGTGCTTTCCCGTTTACCGTTATCGAGCAATACGGCAATAGCGCGAAATCTTCAAGTTCTCTGAAATACATCAGGATGTTGAAGTTTGCCAAATCCTCTACATCATACTTTCCCCAGCGATTGTTCCAAAGTTGAACGGATGCCGTTACCGGGGTTTCGTCTGTATGAGTACCTGCATATATCTCTTCCGTAGCAGCATATTTTATATCCGCTCCAGTTTTTGCGTACCATGAAATGTTTGCCTTGTCCATTGTGTTATGCCCCCAATCTAAATCCTGTCACATATATACTTGCTCCCTTTGAGATGAGATTCGCCTGCAGGCTAATAAGCATGTTTATACCTTCAGTCTGAGCGGCATATTCTGTATCCCTAATTAGGATTCGATTTACAGTCTCACTAACATAGTGGACCTGGAAGAAGTCATTGGGCGTGCAATTTTTTATTGCTACGATTGCCGTTGTTGGCATAAGCTCCTCAATCCTGCTGCCGATCAGTCTTTTGCGAATGTCGTCATTTAGATTGGCGGCAGTGAGTACATCGTTTTTATGTAGAAAATCTCCTGTGTTCGAAATTCCTGCTTTGATATCGTCTATCTCAGTGCAGAGCCCGTCAAACTGATTGGAGAAGTCAGCGTTCGTCTGGGTTAGATCTTGCCGCAATAATTTACACTCTTTTAATGCCTCTTCTACATCCATTTGCGTTTCTTTCAACAGACGATCGAGCTGGTCATAGCTCCAGACATGTTTGCTGATTTTGTGAACTACGCGATCACCACTGTTAAGAGCAGCTATGATTCTGAAGTATCTGCTCATATAGTCTCTATCATTTTCAGTGGCATCTTGTTGCTGTCGATTGAGTTCGACGAAGTCCTTATGCTCTTCCAGTCGTTTCCCGTTCACGAATATCTCGAGTTGATCCTCGCCGATGACGAACTCGCTCTTCGTAGTAAAGATCTTCCTGCTGTTTGAGATGTCATAGTAGTCAGCGCCTTCTGATATGAAGATCGCTGCACGCTGGAAAGTTTCTGTCAGCGGCGAGCTGCGTACCCTATGTGTCACAACGACTTGGACATGGGCGGCATGATCCAGAGGCTCGGCCAGCTTTATCCCGATTCCTGTGCTCATATAATCTTTATAGCATGGCATCAATACCTCAGAGAATTGATCATTCATCAACGGGGTGTTGTCCACGATGACAGTGACCGCATTCGTGTTTGGTACATAACGATAATTCACTTCGTTATCCGCAAACAGGAACGTCTGCAGGTCGAGCGGATTCTCTTCTGGCTTCCACATCTTTATCTCTCGTACCGGCATCGACGATTGATCGTTCACGGTAAACCATCCAACAATGCCATCCTTTTCCTTCCATATCATGAGGACATTGTTCATCTCGTCATACCATAGGTCATGCATCATCGGTGACTCAGGCTTCTCGAAATAGATCATCTGAGCATCTTTGTAGAGCTTGCCGTTCAGATACAGCTTGTTATTCTGGTCGACGTATATCTTACGGAACGTACGATGCTCATCGAAGAACTGTACGCGTATGCTTTCTTGTATGTCCCAGTATACGATGCCGATGGTGAATGTGTTCACGTAATCCGAAAGGTCCACATGAGAAGGGGAAGTTGATATGATGCTCTTCTCGTACATGTATTCACCATCAAGATTCAGCATGATAGAGTCGATTCGATTCTCGGTGCTTAGATATGATATGGTTACTTCATGTCCCTTCCATGCATCTATGTTTACGAACACATCGCTGCCGACCACCTGGGACACTGGAATCACCATACCCGTAACGACATCTTCAATTTTGAATTCATTCGGGTCTGGGTAGTTGATATCCCTGGGCGGATTATAAGTCATATATCCGCGAAGTTTCGGAGAATACGGCCGATGCTTAAGGATGATATGTCCATCTTCCGGAACTACGACATCCTCTACCGTGGCTACCGTTATCGGGCTGCCAACATTGAATGTATGCCCTGGCACATGAACCTCTTCACCCTTCCGGTTTATCATGATGCCGGCCGATACTGTCACGGTGAAATCATTGAGGTTAGCAGACATCTCGAAACCTTCTACTAATCCCCAGCCTGCAGTACGAAGGCGTTCACGTTCCAGCCAATCATGTATTAAGTTGAAGTTGCTGTTTATGTCGCTGGCCCTGATACCGGGCGCGAAGTCGAGATCGATTAAGTTTTCCATAATTTACTCCTTTTCAAAAACCAATAAAGGATAATCTCCTGAAGCCGCGTGCATGTTTATGGCATCGAGTATCTTCTCCTTGTATGGTTCATATTTTTTGGGCAGGCGTATAATCGATGTTGATCCGACCCTGTATGGGCGTCCATTGATATTTCCGATATCTATCATGTTGTAGTCGTCCGGTAGCACCTTTGGCAGCCCTCCGCCCATGATTCGGATATCATAAAGCTTTGTTTGCGGCGTGGTCACGATATTTACCGTGGCCATTTTATAGCCGTGAACGTCTGGCTGGTACTCGGAATCTAGGACTAAACTATATACATTAGACAAATCTGGTTTGCTCGGTTTGGTACAGATAAAATAAACTCCATTGTTATTTGGGATCTTCAGCTCCTGTTGGTCATCAGAGTTAATTTTAGAAGCAGAGCTATGATATGGGTTTATTATTATATATACTGTACTGCCGTCTGCCCGGTACTTTACATCGAATGGAACTTCAATCAGATTTATATCTTCCTGCATATAGTAAATTACGGTTTGTTTTGTGGTGTAATACGAAACTTGTCCTTCTTTTTTTACCGGATCTGTATTTGTTATCAATTTTTTGAAGCTCATATTTCCGGACGAATCGATGCCATTGAACAGGATATTGTTTGAGCTGCATTTGATAGATACAATACGAAAGGCCGTTTTCCCCTTAATTCCATTGCTCACCAGGATATCATTTATGTTGAGACGCCCATGGTTTTTATTTAATGGAGCAGTCTGGTATGCTATAGAATCAATAGGATAATCAGTGATCCATGTCTTAGGGGATGATGCTTTGTAATATCCTCGGCAATATACATTCATCATCGCTTCGTATACTATGCCGGCGTACTGGTTTATATCATCAAAGAAAGCTCTTGGAGATACAATCACGAAGCCGCAACCAGCCTTATGAAGAATCAGTACTGCATCACATAAAAATTCGTATTCGTAATCCTTCTTGCTGTAGGCCTCGAACGTTTTCGACCGGTCGAAGATAGACATTTTATCAGGCTTAGATGATAAGTATTCTTTATTCTGATAGAGCATTGGAGAAGCTATGGTAAGCGATTTAAAAGAGTCATCACATTTTCTCAGCATGTCACCGAATGAAGATACGCTAAGCCATACATTTACATGTTCGTTTAATATGGTATCTATATCGATGAGTTCTTCGTTATTTTCTGAACGGATATGTTTCCCGTCAAAAGAATCGATGAACATAAAGTCGCATGTTTTATAGTCCGATGCAGTAAAGGAATATGGGCTCATCGACCCTCCATTCACGGTGATGTGTGATGGACATATCCCTCGCTTTGGTGCGTCTCCACAGATTGATATCAGGTCGCCTGATAGCTCCAGCACGTTGCTCTGCTCAACAACACAAACCGAAAGGTCAATATCGTTATCATTAGAGTACGACATATTTCTCTGGATTGTGATATCGCAGCTAAATGTTTCCGGGGTAAATTCAGTAATCGAAGTCGGTTCGTATACATAACGGTTGCCCAGACGCTTCAGGGCTACGTTTGTGACGAGTTTATTGTTGCTATCATAGAAATACATGTCCGGATCTTCAAACTCGTCATACGGCCTAATTTTCTTGCTTTGTGACTTTACAAATTGTTTCTCTACGTTTACGTTTGCATGATACACATCGTCATGAGTATCAATATAAGCGAGAGGGATTTCTTTGATCCCTACGTTTTCTACCTCTTTTATATCATGCTTTGGCAAGTTGATTTTCAATTCTCTTTCATCCTCTTTCTCTTGAGCACGATATACTTACTTTTATCAGGAACTATATCGGTCTTGATATAATCATTCACACTGCCATCGTCGTACATGTCGTATGAAAGTGTTACTCGAGAATCGGTCGACATTACATCAATTTCGTATTGTGATATGTCGCTCGAGAAATTGATCGAATAGCTGTCCGCCTTGTCGTAATCGATTATAAACTTGCAATACTTCTTTTTGTAGAAAGGATCGATTACGATCTCGTTCATCTCTTTCAATACTGTATACGCTGCGGCGGGCAATGCGTCGTATTTATCTGCATATAGGTCAATTGAGTGCGTCATCGTCTTTTGAGGGATCCTAAAGAAACGATCTTCACATATCTCTGCAGACTCTGGTATACCATATACATTTACTGCATCACTTGACTTAGCAATTTTTTTCGATACGATGAATCGCTTCTGCGAACTGGAAAACAACTCTCGTTCTACATTTGTAAACTGGTAACTATAATTCTCTGCACTTATATACCTGGCAGCGATATATCTGAACTTTTCTCGAGTAGTCTGATCAAGAGTTATCACATTTCCGTTGGCCACATATTTTTCATCCGAGATTCTGATTGCTCCTGGAGCATATTTGCTGATCTCGGTTTCTTGTGGTGACACCGTAACCCCATGTGGAATACCATACAATTCGATTTCGCTAAATGAACTAACGATGTGTTCGGATAACTCCAATGGTTTGCTCAGGTTGAAAAGTTCAATCTTAACTTGTGGAAGTACAACTTCCCGATAAGCCGCCGAAAGATCGAGTGCTGCGCCCTTATTTGATGTGATGATTATAGGACTGTTGATTGATCCTGGCACGTAAGAATGAAATCCTTTTGAAAAGAGAACGCTGTTCTCTCTTCCGTTGTGATCAGTAATAACGAACTTTGTAATTACCGCGGTGATATTTTGGAAGATTTTTATAGTATTGTTGTCTGCCGCAGATAGCGGCGCATCGATGGAGTGCGACAGACCGGTCGCCGGATCCGTTATCGTTAGCATCCCAATGTCAACTGTATATTTGAAGTCGAAGTAACTGCCGAAAGTGATATCGCTTTTTTCTTTTGTCACTGTTATGTTGCTTGTAGAAAATATCGCATATGGACATGGCTTTGTCAGGTCGGACCATTTTGGGGTATTTGTGATTATGCCAGTCCATTCTACCGAACGTACCCCCGTTAAGCTTACGGCTATCCAGCTGCCGTCATTGGATATAGGAGCTCCTTCAGTTCTGACAAAAGAACTATCTCGATTATCTTTCATACAGATGTTTGTGATTTTTCCATATGTCCCTTTGAATTTTACGTTTACCTTCATATCCTTATCGATGGTAAAGCTGCCATCCTTTTTCAGCAGCTGTTTCTTAGGATCTTCAAATTGCTTATCTTCTACTCGCGACATCTTGGATGGGAATATGTAACATTCGATGTCGAACTTACCATTTACATTGAATGTTTTATAATCCATGAAGTATGTCCCGGCCTTTAAGTCCACGTCTTCCTGCTCGATCTCTGCATCATGTGCGCAGTTTTCGAACTCGAAACCATCTTGCATGAATGCAATGCGTCCGCCAAAGGTATTTTTGATACTGGTTCTCCAGTTATTAGGAGCTCCTGATTTGAATGTCAGAGAGCGTACGACGTTTCCAGCATTGGAATATATTCCGACCCGGTATCGTCCAAACTCATTTTTGAAATCATATGAACCAAGTTCTATTGTATCGTCGACACCGTCATTGTTGCTGCGAATGAGCTTCATTGCGACATGCGTATTGCCTATCTCTAATGCTATATGCTGATTCAGCTTGTTGTCTCCAGGCGCAAATATGCATGAGTTTGTCTGCGGGTTGTCTACTGAATTCATATGCCGTTCGTATATCTTGAATGAGTCTATTCCGAGCTTAAAGAAGTAGGCATACTTTGAGTCGATAAATCCTTTGTCGTTATCATCTGCTATAACAATTCCAAAACCGGGAGCTAGGTAGTCGAATTTTACATCGACTACCAGATTGCCCTCGAAAATATATGAAGAGCAGAGTATGTCCTGCTCGTAAAAGCGGATGCCATTATCAACACGTTCTATTCTGCTGTTTGGTTCGAACATCAAATCACCTCGAGAATGAAATCTTTAATTGTGATTTCTGCATCTTTATGATCCAGGTCTATCATGAATTGGAATAGTTGATATCCATCAAATGAGTGCCCTTCGCTGTCGATCGTGAGATCATCCCTAAGTTTCATTGGATACCAGTCTGTCCATACTTCATGTCCGTTGTCGTCCCATCTGCAGCCTCTCATGCTCAGTGAAATACGGTCAAGCTTCTTAGCTGTTCCGTCTAATCCTACAAGTTTGTAGTTAGCGCTCTGCATGGTGTCATATACTTTGCTCAGGAATGTGCCGGAATCATACGTTTCAATGAAGAGGCCGCCACCGGTCTCTGCATATCTTGCATAAATCTCTATGTTATTTATTACTCTATCGGCTGGCATTTCTACTTCAATCTGTAGATAAGGTGCTATCTTTGATTTGTAAATGGCCAGGAGATTTGTCTTACGACTGTATTCTACAGAGTTGTATGATTCATCTAGGGATGTTTTCATGTATGCTCTGATGTTGAAGTTATTCATCTTGTCAATAATTACATCATTTACCTTCACATACAGTCCGGTAATTGCTTGATAGTTACGAAGATAAATATCAGAGAATACTATCGTCCCCTGTTTCCCCTCAGAATAGAAAGCATTTTTCTTTATGACGATATCGATGTTTTTGCTTTCTCCCATATGAAGCCTGGAATCAAACAGTTTTGTTACACCATAATCTACATTTGATCCTGTTCTCAGCCGGCCGGCTTTATCCAGCTCGAGGTTGTCGAGCACATTATATTGGGTGTCAAAACTCATATTGACTTTGGAGTTTTTTACTAGAGCTTCTTCAACATTAAAACCAAGCACGCCTAGTTGCTTTTCATGTATGAGTTTTACGCTCTCCTCGGCTACATAGTCTTTGGCAATAATACAATCAATCGTCCCGCTCCCCTGAATCATCAAGAAGTAACGATAGGATAAGTCTGTATTATCATCGAAGATGAAATATGAATATTCATCTTGTTTCTGGACGTCTCCGTAGTGTTCTGAAAAGATTGATTTTGACATACTGTCGCCGTCGGCTTTTACTTCTCGCATGATCTTGGCAATTACAGAACCAGTCGTGACAAAGGTTATGATTGAGTTCTTTTTGACTACGTTCGATATTTCCATGATGGCATACGCATCGTCTTCTTCTGGCAAAAATTTAATCGCATGTCCATCGTTAGATTCGACAAGGCTGATATCTACATTGAAATCGTTCCAAGAATTGTAGCTGTCGCAAGCAGTTGTTGATTCAAGCCGGCTAATGCCGTCAATTTCCTTATGGGCCTTGAAGTCAACGAAACACATATCGTCTTCTCGGTCTCCCTGCATATACGTGTCAAGGAGATGATTTGTTGATTTCTGCATGAATTCAAGTTCATCTTCTATATCGGAAACGTTGTGAAGTTCTATGTTGGAGTACTTTGAAATCTCTTCGGAGTGTAAATGTCCAAATAGATAATATTCCTTGCCATCATCGTAGTAATATCCTGTTTTTGCAATAGCCTTTACTTTATCACTTACAAGATCCGTGCGTACCATTGATCCGGTTATTGTGACCTGATAATTTCTGTTCGTACATTTGGCCAGGATTTTATCGGCAGTTTTTCCTCCAAAATCTATTGCTCTAATTTCACCATTGTGCATGTCAGTAAGCACTACAGGGTCTTTATTTAGCGCAGCGTAAGCTTCTATGCTATATCCGATTACATCGTAGAGAGCCTCTATACTGCGATATACCATGTACTTTGGGACTTTATAGGAATAGAGAACCTGGATCGTGTTTCCATGATATTTCGAAGAAGTCCATACGAGGATGCCTTCTTTTGGTAAGAAGAAATATTCACTGACAGGTACACTTACGCCATTGGCTGTTATGGATAAAATGGAATCTACATTGGAATACCAAAGCTTATTGAATCCATCGTTTTCACAGATAAGATTCTGGCCACACTGATCTGTAGCGTATTCAATATCCATACCTGCTGGCGGCTTAATAATATATCTTGCCAACTCGGATTCTGCACCATCTATTGTGTACTTGTCCTTGAGTTCTATATTATTAGAGATAACATAGTAATCATCGACTTGAGTTTCATCTACAGCGTAGTTACTACTGTTTTTGTAGTCCAGGTCCGCCTGAATACGAATGCCATTCTTTTTACGACCGAAAGACCAGTCTTCATATACTTCTTTCCCATCGATCTCTTTTTCGAACAGAACCGTACTTGATAATGTGCCGGCAGCATCAGGCTCTATTCTGTATAGTAATAGTTTGGATGTATCAAGAAGTGGATAGAACACGTCAACTATCTGTACGTTCGACATGGAAGAACTGAGCAGCTTCGTTGTATTATATGCTATATATTCTGTGCCTTTCAGCGGAGTTATGTATGTTGTATCAAATATTGTCTGCAACTTGTTCGTTTGGATGACGGTATCTTCAATCGAGAACCATGCAGACATGGTATCAGGCAGCCCTTCATAACTAAATGTATCTGCACTTGAGTTAAATCTGCTCCTTGGTATTGTCTCCATTCGTTCATCAAGATTTTTTGTGTTGTAGACAATAAATCCTGAAGCCCCTTTGCTCACGTAAACATCTTCATCTGTAGTTATTCCAAGTAAATATGCCAAGGTATGAGATTCCTGAGAAGTGTATGTCTTACCTGTGATCGTGATAGATTCTTCGGTTTCTCCTGGGTAAAGGGTGACATATGAGGTCATGTTGCCCTTATAAACGGTTTTGGATATTGGCATCGATGATTTTTCAATCGTTTCGAATGCACTTACATCCAGGGACAGTAGTACGGACTCATCTGTATCATTTCGATATAAAGGCTTCGTTATATAGTCTCCATTTAATAGCAGTGATCTGCCGTCTTCCATTCTATAAAGTTCAACTCTGCACGTAGAATCTATATCCAGGGATCCGCCGGCATCAAGTTGTAATCCCGTGAGATCATAGCTTACCCCCTGAAGAGAGGCGCCAATATGCACGTACTTTACGATAGGAGAGTATATGCTGTATGTTTTTATCTTTACGTGCAAGATGTTTCTCTGAACATCTTTTAAGTTAGGAATCAAAGTCGCAAACGGTGTGTGTATGAAATCACCATGTTCAAGAGACATTGCGATTTCATAGCGCGATGCTTTGAAATTACCAAAGCTTATGGGGCTCATGCCGGCTTTTTGAATATGGATCTGCACTCGAGATAGCTTGCTGAACTTTCTATTATATGTACGAGCTCCTGTCCATAGGCCTGAGTTTACTTCATCTACTTTTCCGTCGACTTTTATAATAACCGTTGCGCTGCCTTGCTCTTCGGCTTTGACCGATTTTAGAAAATCGAAGGATAAACTGACGCAGTCTATATCAATATCGAGTGTAGGAGTCATGTCCTGCGTCGTAGCGGAAAGAACATTTTCGCTTGTAAGATCAAATCCGTTACTCTTAACATAGCTTTGACTCTGAGTGATGTCGCTTACTATGCATGAATCCTCAAAAGTAACAGGATGGCCGCCCATGTCGGTTACATCTATTGAGAATTCCCCCTCCGTTTCGCCTGCTTCTAACATAAAGCCTTCAGGAGAATTTGTGATCTTAGAATAGGAACAACACTGGTTTGTATTCGTGGCGTGCAGCAGAACATCAGTATCTCGAATTACATTTCCATTCCTTTTGAAACGTCCGGATTCTATACGTAAGTCTTTCGTGCTGCCATTGGGGGATTTGTACGTAGCTTTTGAGATGGACATATCAGAAAAATTATTTTTAGGAATAAACTTGAGCCTATATGTGCCAGTTTCCAATACCTGGTCTCTGCGCACAATAGTGGCATCGCCATGATCCGTGACAATATCAGACAGATACTGGACAGTCTGGCCAGTCGTCTTTGTCATGCTTTTGATTGAGATACTCTGAGGATCGATCTTCAGAAGATCTGTAGCCGTAATTCTATAGCCAACAGAAGTAGCCTTAAGTTCATCCTTATATTGTTCAAGGTTGAGTGTTATTTTTTTACGGATACTTTTCTTTCTGGTATATTCATCAATGGATACACTGGATTTTACATATCCATAGGCTTCTACATCGGTGAGTTCATCTTTAGAGTTTGAGGTAAGCTGGACCTGGATATCATTGCCCTGCCCTGTTCCATCTTGATATGTTTCAATTTTTGCGTCCCAGATATGAGGAACCCACTCGAGCTGTTTAAAATTATGTTCCCAGGTGTCCATGTCCCATTTCTTTGTGCGGAAAATATCTTGGTTGAATTGAGCAAGCTTTTCATAAAGCGTTCCGAAATCATCATCTTCGATCGTAAGGTTGTTTTCATCAAGAGCTTCAAAAGTAATCTGGTCCTTTGTGATCGGCAGGTAATTTTCTACTGAATTTATGATAGCATTCTTCAATCCTTTTTCCGTACTGTTGGTCTGGTTTCTGAAAGCGAGCAGGCAGCGCTTTAATAGGTCTGCGTTGGTTTCATCTTCGTAGCGGGATAGTCCGGAAAACATGGCAAACTCATCAAATATATTCCATATATATTGTTTCGTGAGCAATCCACCGTATTCATTCCCATTGTAGCTGTAACGGACTTTCAGATCTTTCGGCGTAGCATCTGGGTGCAGGATTAAGAAGCCGTTTTGAATCAAAGCAAATTTACCTGGCGACAGGAGAAACTCTCTCGTATCAAAAGTGACGCTGACAGCCGGCACAATCATGTCGATGGCAACGTCACCCACAGGGATAACATAAACTATAGCAACAATATCATTTTCACGACCGATATAACTGACTAAGAAAAAGTCACTTTCAAAGTCATTCAGGGCAGACTGTATGTCATTCTGCTCCTCTACAATCGATTGTAGGTATTTCCCTCCTACGGATTTCAATGGGCGTTTATGCACATCCATCCATTTTGGGAATTTCTTCGCGAGGTTTAAGAAGGTATTTCTAGCTGATAACATGTCATTCGTCTCCCGTCCATATTATATCGTCGAACAATAACTTTGTATCGATCCCCTGCAATACTTCGATCGTGTCAATGCTCTCATTATCTATGATGACAGAAAGCACATTGAAATACTTCACATTGTCGGTATTGATACCCATCTTGTTTATGTGACCAATTTCCAGATAACTTTTCGGTGGAATCGTGTTAATATATTCCATGATGTCCTGTTCCAGTTTTTCTTTTATCAGAGCAGTGTCACCATTCTCGGTCTCGATATTGATCTGGAGCCGAACGCTACGGATCTTAGGGATTATATACTCTATGTATAAGCTGGGAGAAGCCACTTTGGAGATTCGTTCGGCTGCTTCTTTTAAGGCAGCTTCTATATTTTCTTGCGTGTAGTGCTTAGGAAGCACATAGCATGTTCCGGTGCCGCTCCCTTTCGTGTAGGGGACGTAGTCAATATTCGAAGAATATTGAGGAGTAAGCACAGCAGCCTGTATGGCGATCGTATTGCTGGCTTCGTTTATTTTCGTCCAGTTCATTAGACGATATAGATATGTTGCATCAGATTCGCCAGTCTCACGGGGAAGATTTACTGCTGTACCGGTCTTGTCAAGATTCTCGCCAGTGAGCCCGGTCCATATATGAGGAGTTTTATTGTCTTCAATTTCTTGATAGACATCATGTAGCTCTTCAGACACGGCGCCTGTATATAAATCGATCGCAGAGTTCTCTTGAAAAGTATCTTGTACTTTCGTCTCAAAACGCTTTTTGATAGCGTCATGGATTTCTGTTATTGTCTTCATTCTCTACACCTCGAATTTAAAAATCAGTTCATTGTTTTGATATATGTATATGCTGACATTCTGACAAAAGAATGCGCTATCACTTTTTTCGACCTTTATGACTACCGCAGGATCTTCAACCAGGTCGTTTATCTTCTCTTTCACGATACGCTGGATTTCTTGCAGTACTGGCATACTGTTAATATCTTTATGCTTTTGGATCACAAGCTTCGACCCCAGGTTTGTATTGAGAGGACAAGCCCCCTCTTCCGTGCGAAATAGAATGATCAGCCGTTGTTTCAGCTCTTCCAGGCCATGGATGCTTCGTGTATTCTTTTTCTCTCGATTAGTAGCCGATGATGCATCGAAGTTAAATTCGAATATGCCTTCAGGAGTGCGTTTGTCTTTTTCTTGCTTCTGAAGGAAGCTCATGTTGAAGATTGAAAATGCTGAATCTCTCCATTGTAGACAGAAGACTGGAAAGGATTCTTGCTGATCAACTATAAGATCACCGGTGTTTGTCAATGCGAAGTCTATCATTATACAATCACCTCATAGTTTGATTTTGAAACTCTTGGCCAAACTGCCAATCCATTTTTTCTCTTGATTTTTCAACCAAGTCTTTGCTTTATTTTGCCATACTGCGATCTGTTTGGTTACCATCTCTTCGTAATGCTTAATCTGTTCTTCGTATTTTTGAATTGTCTTCGTGACATTGGTGAGCTTAGATATATTTTTTTCTATTGACTTGTTGAGATGTCCTTGCAGTGACTTGTTTATTGACAGTCCAAGTTTGTTCTGAAGAGCACTTAGTTGCGAGTCTTTAACTCCGAACTTACTTAACTTGCCGGAAAGCTTTGAAGTGAAGTCCAATTTACCTGTGATTTGGTTTGCGATATTTTTGGATATCTCAAGCTTATCTAATTTCGAAAAAGATGTGATTTTCTTATCCAGGTTGGTTAGTTTGTCCTCTGCGTTCTTCAGTGGTTTCAATGCTTTGTCCACGTAAGTGGCCGAAGTGTATTTGCCAAGTTGTCCTTCCATGTACTTTTCCAGGGCGCTGGTGGCATCAGCTTCGAGATTCCCCATTAGTTCATGGTTTCGAAAAACGGAGTCTTTCGTACCTCGGATAACATTACGTATTCCTTCTCTGAGTTCTGCGTTCGTTATTGTTTTTGTTGATTTAATGCCGTATTTTTTACACTCAGCTTGAATTTTATCGTTTATCATGTCGTCAACTTTGTTATTGACCAACGTTTTTGCTGCATATCTGAGTACTGCATTTGGACTGCTGGCATTAAGAACTTCTTTTACTGCTTTCTGTTTATCGGTAAGAGTAATCTCCTTGCCCGTTCCACTTTTAATAGCAGCAGTAATGTCGGTGCGGAGTTTATCATCTTTACCAACATAGTATTCATTGTTTATAAACTCGTCACCGCCGGCCTTACAGGCTTTGTCGTACTGCTGAGATACGTCGAATGCCCCCTTCGACGTATCGATACCTTTTTCTTTGATCCATTTATTTTTGCAGTAAGTATATTTTTCGGATGCCTCTGAATTCGCTTTCTCAACAGTTTTATCTACGAGTTTGGTTATTAACTTGTTTGCCAAAATATCAGTCCTTTAACAAGCTCTTCAACTCGATTATTTAATTACAGTTCCTTGATTGCCTAAGCATTCTGCCATTGTGTTGTAATATAAGTCTTCATCGGCAGGGTCGGAACAATATTTTGTTTTTCCTCCGTCGGCATTTTGTAAGCAATGTACATATTCCTTCATTGTTTTTGCTTGAGTTACTGGAGGGTCATTCCACAATAAAATATATTTACCAAAATAATCCGCCCATTCTTCAGCAGAATGGAACACGGCAAAGTTATAAGCGTTTGATTCCATCCCGGAACTAGGACGGATTCCACCGAAATTATAATTTCCATCACTTGCATCAAAATTAGATTCATGTTTCCATTGAGCCCATAGCCAATCGGCTGGTAGACCGCATATTCCAGAACTACGTACTGCCATATTGACTGTCCATTGTTCTGCATCTGATGGAATATTGTCCTTACCGATACCTTTTGCTGGTCCTGGATTACAACTGTGGTTTGCTCCCGGTCCGGAACTATTGTCATTGCTGGCGCCGATAATGCCACCAGATTTTTCTGGTGTACGGTCAATGCCCTTACGGTCGACACCTTTTTTACCGACGAGAGTGTTCTTATCGGATATAGCTGCATTGACTTGATACCCATCGGCAGAAATACCAAGCATCGATTCATCAACCTTCAGTGGATCGTTTACTTTTAATGCCGTAGGAATTTCTGGAACATTGAGCAGCGGTCCAAACATCGGCAGCCGAGCCGGCCGGCGAATAAGCATATACCGCTTCAGATTCGGTTCCCATGCCTTTACCAATACGCTGCCGTTTAAACAGAAGTTGCCAACGATAGCGTTCTTATTCGTGTCGAGTGTGATCTTGCGAAAATCTGCAAGTTCGTACAAACGCGGATTCAGCTTGTGTTCATTTACAGTAATTTCATCTATCTTGAATTCCTTTCGGTTGGTGATAGTTACGCTCTGTAAAGAGTTCTCCATCACCTTACCGTTAGGATTCATTTTATATTGGGCGTATTTTCCCGCCGATAAATTGGTTTGTCCATTCTCCCGCAGAGCAAGTGATGATCCGGATTTCTCATTGATCAACCCCTTCTCCGACATACGACTGAGATTATCAGCTCGTTTCTGTGCGTCAGAGAGTTTAGGATTGAACGTTTTCGGTTCGTCCTGCTCGATCGTTACATTAATGGACTTGTTGCTTGCTGCCATTATAATCTCCCCTTATATGATTGATCCGCCCGGTTCTGACCCGCCACTATCTGAAAAGATGTCTTTGACGAGTTTCATTTTCGAACGAACATCCATCGCATAGTTACCGACATGACGTGCGATCACTACACAAGTGTCGCCCGTCTCTTCGATAACAACCGTGTCGTCCTTTGCCGGGAAGTAGTCTGTGCCACTCCCGTACAGTCGAACTACTACATTATCTCTATTACGCTTTTGCCCGTCTTTGTCTACATATCGTACAGAGCAAGTATTATTCATTTCGTCTGAATCAGTAACGACTCCGACAGTGGTTATACTGTTGTTTATATGCTGAGCCGCGTTACTTACGCGGCTCTGCAGGATTCCTTTTAATCCACTCATTAAACATTGCCTCCATCTGTTATGTTTTTAGATGTGACTCGTGGCATTCTTACCACTACGGCTACTTTATTCTCTCCCAGATCTTTTGAGTTAAAAAGCTCAGCGTTCTTAAGGGGATCATCTTTTGCGTCTGCTGCGATTTCATCATGTAGTTCTTTTATCGCTGAAGTCATAGGCTTTACTGCATTCTCCATCGCTTGAAGAATGAAGGTAAAACCTGCCGCCCCCTGGGATTCGGTATCTCCGACTCGGAGCGCCGATTCCAGTGCAATGAAACTACTTTTTGTGTCTTCGTACGCTTCGTATTTGTCCGAAGCATTGGCTGCCGGCATGTTGTTTTTTGCCCTGCGAACAATTTCGTAGAGAATATTCAGAGCATCAGGGTGAAGCAGCGGCATATCGCAAAGTTCTTTACCATTATTCATCGTATAATGTATGACTTTCACATAATGATTTACACCATTGGTTGTGATGATTTGAGAATCTACCTGCTCCCCTTTATTAAGAGCCGGTGTCTCGTGGATAATTTTAAAGAACTGCTCATCAATATATGGCTTGAGGCGAGTATCTCCACTTACCAGGCGATAGTATTGGATCTTTGGATCGTTCTGATACTGTTCCGTATCCATCACCGCAAAGTGATCGTACGACTTCTGCACATCATCACCAGAGTTGTAGTCAGCACGGGGGACAATTTGCATGTTGCGATAATCTCCCGGAAGGTTTCCTCCGCTCTGCCCGGCTGATGATCTAAGTACATTATCGTAAGATGCTTCAGGCGTCGATGGTTCTCCCGACTCGTCGATAACGTTTTGAGAGGTGTCGTATTTATCTGCAATTTTTTGAACATCTTCATCGAGTAGGAGTCCGGTTAATAATCCACCTATAAAGGTCTTACTATTGGAATTGGCTAAATAAGAAAATGCTTTTGTTAAAGCACCCTGCTTATCATGCGATGGCGATCCAACGACAAGGCCTTTGCTCCCTTCGACGCCGGCAGTCCAGCATAAACCATATCGTTTGAGCGGCCAGATCTGCAGCACCTGCCAATTCTTTGTTGTTCGTTCAATAAACGTATTAACAAAAGATCCGATAGCATACGTAGTTGCGCACGCTGCCAGTGTCATAGCTATGGCAGGTGCCGCAGCGGTTGCTGCTGCTATTCCACCTACGGCAGCACCGGCGACTCCAACAACTGCTCCTACTGCCTTTACTCCTTTTATAGCAGCAGCAGCAGTTTTTGCGGCCTTAGCAGCATTAGCTATGGTTTTAGAATCTTTAGCGATATCAGCAGCTTTTTTGGCTCCTTTGGCAATTTTAGTACTTTTAGCAATGTCTTTGATCTTGTTGATTGTAGGCACCGTGCCGGCAAGATAACATGTTGCTGCCATGGCGATTCCACCAATTGCTGCGCAACCGGTAGCCCCCATAGAGTTTACCCATGAGAACACGGAATTCTCAAACCTGTCATCAACGGTATTGATACAGTCTGGAGATATGGTTGTGACAAAGCCTTGATCCACAGACATGTCCATAACAACTTCTTTTACCGTACATTGTCCAGTTATGCCTGAATATCCATCCATGATAAATACACGATCATGAGGTTTAATACTCGGATCACCCAGGACCACAAGATCTCCCATGTACATATCTTTTACAGAGTCTTTAAGAGCAGATGCTGTCATACGCCATGCAATTTTTTCATGACTTACAACGCTCCCTTTATCATCAGCTGCATAATCAAATAGGTCTGCCAGCAGATTGCCGCCAAAATATCCAATAATTGGAATGCCTTTTCCGTAAAGCTGCGTGTCGACAATCATGGTTTTTTGATTTTCTGGGTAGATATCAATATCAGCAAATAACGGTCCAACTTTTTCTTGCCGTTTGATGTTCAACGCTTCTGCTACTTGGTACAAACCAAGTGCTGCCGTTTTCATTTTCGATTTTGATGCAATGATGCCATTTGAAATGATATCAGACGCACTGGAATAAAAATGAAATTGCTGGAATGGCTTGCGTCGCTCCGTTACCGCGCCGCCTTCATTTCCGTAACTGTATGCATAATAGTAACGCGGATGGCCGATAAACAGAGTGGAACGAAAATCGAATGGAGCTACTGAGCATACGTAGTCTGGCGAAACGGACTTGCAGATGTTTGCAATATCCCATATCGTTTTCTGAAATGCATCGAATGTGATATGTGGGGCTTCATCCATTGCATACTTTGATGTTACGGAGTTGTCATCACCCCAGGCCGGTTTAGCACAAGCTTCAAATATGTTTTGAGTTGGCTCTCCTGATTTAAAAATCCGTGTAAAATCAGGATTACCAAAATGATAAATTCCGTATGGGTTTCTACCGAGAAGATCTTGACGTCCGAGATCTTTCATAGCGGCTTTTATGATTCCGCCACAAGAAGTCAGGATGGCGTTCATGATATCTTTCGGAGTTCCTCCGTTGGTAAACCAACCTTTCACCAGGCTATCTTGATTTATAATTTGATGTCCTTCCGTATCATCTACGATTGGATTCATCAACTCCACGCCATCACCCTGGGCCTGGAACTCAACGGTGTCTGTAGCGGTTACTTCCGCAATGTTACCGTTAAAGACAACCGGCAGCATGGCTGCGTTTGATCCGTACCCCATACGGATATGAATGCGTGCACCCGGGCGGAGTCGTATCTTATCTTCAGGCGGTGCCGATTTGCGTTTGGCTTCTTGCTCCTTACCATAATCATCCGAGAAGAATGGACTCATAATAGATTTGAATGTATTGCCCCAGGTTTCTTCTTCTACTTTTTGATAATCTTCATTTTCAGTTGTGAATGACTGGTAGAAGTTACTCATACATACAATAGCCGTATCCGCCGGAAGTTTTCTGGATTTCACGACCTGGATACTGGAAATGCACATATTGTTATAGAAGTTGTCATGGAGCTTCCACATGCCGATTTCTCTGCCTTCATCTATGAACATCATGTAGTACGTAGGAAAAGCTCTAAGCATGCGCCCTCTTGCATCGTTTACTATCATATCGTGACAAGCATGCATGCAGTAAGTTGCTGGATCTTCTGCTGCTTCAATATATTTTTTTTCTGACAGGTCTCTCATGTAGGTAGTGGCAGGCGTATTTTGTGGAACACCTATAGCATCCGAATCTTTAATTCGTTTTTTGCCAACCAAAGCGAGGGTCATTTTACGTACAGCTAAACTTCCATTATCGGAAGGATCGATAAAGCTTGCCGGCTTAGAACACCCAGAGATGTAACCATTCAAACCGCGATAATCACGCTTTTTAATTCGATCAAAAATAGTTGTATTCCCATCACCTGATGCTAGGGTACATGCTGTCCAAAACTTTCCGGCATCTACTGCATACGACCGTTTGCTGAAAAAGTTCAAATGCTGTTCCATAGATTTATCCATGTCGCCATCTACATTTTTTTCTTTGTTCTTTTGAATAATGGACATTTCGTTTTTGGCTGCCGACCTTAATACGTCAGCAGTCATTGCTGGGAAAGCTTGGATGTCAATCAACTTTTTCAACCAATACAGCATGATGCGAAGGTACGCCATTGTGCAGAATCTTGCATTGTTGATACATCCTTTTTTGTACTGCTTAATTTCCTCAATCGATTTGCTTCTGTAGTATGGATCAATTAAAAAGTGAGTTGCATTGGTATCCTCGCTGCCTCCCCACACGTCTTTTGGGCTTTCCCCGGTCATCTTAAGAAATGTAGAACTGTCGTATTGCTTTATTTTAAAGCAACCAAATTCTATGGCCCTATCCATTGCTTCATCAACTGTTTTTGCTAGTGTGGTGTTGCTATCATCCTGACCATTACCTGTTACGACACCAATGAAGTCAGGTGACGGCCTCCATCCGGTAGCTTGGTCTTTATTTGAGTATTCTTTTTCGCCAGTGGCTGCACAAGCAGCAGCATAAACGATATCTCTAACTGTAGCCAGGAATGTTTCATTCGTGTATTCAACATTTAAGAACCCAAGAATTGCTTGGACGGATGCATCCTGAAAGAATTTATTTACTGCTTCGGATATCTTGCTTTCCATCGAATTGTCCTGGCATGTTTTTTCTGTTGATGTTGTGGTTGTTTTATCTGACGTCGATGCCTCGCTCGTTCCTGCAGTCGTCGGAGTGTCGCTTTTTCCAACACTTGTGGACAAGACGTTTGAAGCAGACTGCTTAGAAGCAGCTTCTTTTACTACATTATTGTCGGTTACGGTTTCTGTTATGCCAGTTCCGTTTAGATACTCTTCAATAGCTTTTGACGCTTTCTGTGCATCTGCAAGCTGGGTAGCTACCCATTTCCCCTCTGTTTGGATATCTCCAGATGAACTGTCGGATTTTGTTGCATCATCTGTTTTTTCGGTATCTGAGGAATCGCTCGTGGTATCTGCTGCTTTCGAAGATGTATCTGTGGTATTCGTAGCTGCCGTGGTTGATGAAGTGGCAGCAGTTTGCGTTGCTGTCTTGTCAGTCCCGCTGATGTCAATAGCACCAGCATTTCCAGTTGTACCGCTTACTTGCTGAGCATGAACGCGAGCTTGATAGGAATCATACTCTTGCTTATACCCCTTTTCAAGGAACACCGCTTTTATGTCTTCACAGATATCCCATGTTTCCGTGCCGTCAGCTGCTTCTGCATTTGACAGATTAGAATCCCTAAGATTTTCAGTTAGATCTTTTGAGTTCAGCTTATTCGTTGAGTTCTGTATAGCAATAACTTTATCTTTCTGCTTTTGCGCTTTAGCATCTCTTGCGATTACATTGAAGCCTTTACGAGCAGACATTTCCGTTTTGATATTTGCGCCAGTTGAATCCTTCCACGTTGTTGTTGCCCCTGCCCCCGAATCTTTTGACGTGATAATTGATTCTCTGATGATCTGAGAACTCAATGTATTCAAGTATAGGAAGTAGAAATCTGGATCAACATATTTTCTGTCATCTTGGAACTTATATCTTACATAATCCCAGCCAGCAGATTGCATTTCATCTATCGTAGGAAGTTCAAGATCTGGATACAGTTCTGCTTGCGCAATCGTCTTTTCGATGTCGAAGTAACTCTTTATCGAGCGGTCAGCTTGCTCGTTTCCTCCAATCTTTCCTGCGTTATCCGCTTCAATTTTATTCAAAGCTTCTCGATTGCGTAAGCTTCTATCGTTGGATATAAGCTCTATTGTTATCGTTTTTACAGAAGGGAGATTTGGAGTAGTGTCTACTTGTACATTTTGGACTAGCACTTCATTCACACCAAAGAATTGGGCAAATTCTGACTGAACTTTGATCACACTCGCAGGGAGAATGCTATGATATTTACGGCCATATGCTGCACAGATCTGTGGCAGGCAGGATAATTTCTTTACGACTTCATCGCTTGTGGTGGTAACCTCCATGGTAATGGCCAAATCTTCACCACCAAGATACTGAGGAGAAGAGCCGGATATCTCGCATACATTGAGATTTGAGATGTGGTTAGTCAACGCCACGCTCCAGTTCGATACCCGTGTTTCAGGCATCGTATACTCTTCATAATAAAGATTATCGAGCTGATTAAGGTTGACAAAGCTGATACGTTTCGTGTCATTCGGATCCGGAGCTTCTTTGCCAAGAGTTTGGCAATACTTCAGAAAAGCAACATCTTTATTGTCCATGTCGATCGAGAGCTCTCCATTTTTAGGCATCACTGTTGTTTTGTAATTTTCACTTGGGTTGCTCAATGGAAGCGACAATGGAACGTTTATGCGACGATCATTGAAGAAGTCTTCTGAGTTCGCATCGATATAATTCGACACGTCTTTTCTTATGTCATTGTAATTCGCATCCGTAGAAAGATACTCAAGGTTTACTGCGTAAGATACACCAGCAGAGAATTTACGTTCGTCATTGCCTCCGCTACATTTTATATAGAATTTTGGATCAGAGAGAATAGTCTTTCCCGCCTTCTCATTGACCTCATCCATATGGGCTTTTAAAAGAGACAGGGCGCCATTCAGGTCTTTTTCTACTCCTTCACGATCCCCAGTGTATCCACTTGCGACCATACAGAGATTTGTACCGCTAACCATGCCCTGGCTATATTGTTCCTTTCCTGAGAACGCTGTATCACCCGTAAGGTTTATGTAGTTGCCGTTTTCAGAGTACTTCGGACTCCAGGCTAAATCTCTGGAATTCAATTTAGCAAGTGCATTCTGAAATTCTCCGTCGTTCTTACAAGCGTCTATTGCATCGTATATTGTTCCAAGATCTTTTGCTGCATTCTTTTCATCAGGCGTAAAGCTAATATTATTATCGCCCTTGCCGCGTTTTGCATTAAGCTTGGCTTGTAACATTTTATCGAGGTAATCTGCACTCGCAACATAAAATTTGACATTTGGGTCGGTAAACGACATTGGGATCAGCGATGTACGATTCTTAATGATTGCCTTGTTATAGTCGGAAGAATTGTAAGTTAATCCATTCTCTTTGAATGAATCTCCATACGAAAGTGCCCGCTGGTAGTAATAGCGCATAGTTGGCCAATTTATAGCAGCTGCAAAAAAATTAACGAATCCGCCATTGTCTATACCTGTAAGCGTAGCTTCTGGCATGTATACGGTATAGTCGAATTCAGTAACTGTCAGCGTAGCATCCAATAAACGGGGGTAACCATTTACGTTTTTTACGCTGAGATTATTTACAGTTACAGCACTTATTCCAAGCGTTTCATTGATGTATTCATTATCAATCGGTACATACGGAACGAACTTAAACTGAGCGACTAAAGATCGTAGTCCATTGATAGAGTATTTTATAGCAGATCCATTCGGAGTCTTTGCTTCATATTTGAACCCGTTAATCCCCCGCTCCTCGTTAAAGTATATGTGCATCTGGATATGACGCACACTTCTTCGGCCTGTTTTTGCCATGCTGCCTTTAGATCTCAGCATTGGTAACCGCTCGTTTTCAATTTCAGAGGTGCACGTAATGCTTGTCGGGGGGACGAATAATGTTACGTCGCCTATAGTGACTGTCCATTTGCGAAGATCTTCTGGAGTTGAGTTGAAAATATCATGTTGGATTTTCTTACGATCGTCAATTTCATCGGTAAGTTTCATAAACGCATCGGCGTAGTTGACCGAATCTTTATCATAGCGTGCGGGCTTAAAAACGTCTCTACATTTACCATCGTATGAGGTATCAGCAGACAGCGTTTGGTTAGAATCGTCCGTAAGGGCTGCTTTCGTAAGATTTATCCATTTTCCATCACGTTTTACATAGGCAGCTCCTATGAATCTGGCTGCTGCATCTTGAGTAACTTGGTTTAAGCCGTTGCTCGAATTGTCGTTAGTCTTATTCCATGATGCCAGTTGTTGGATCGCGCTGCTATCAGATAAAATATCACTCGATGTTGATGCAAACTGAGTTGGACAAGAATTCTTATCTAATAGAAAATACACTTCTCCATTAGCACTATCAATCAGTTTCTTTAAGTTATTCGCTGCAGTAACGCCTCCGGAATCCTTGCTTCCTCCATCAGAGTCGCCGCTATCAACACACCAACGAAAATCCATTACATTGTCGTCTTGGTTGTAAATGGTTATCTCTCTCCATTTATTTCCGATATAAGCAACCGTAATCGTTTCGGACTTATCGTGGATGCCGTTAGCAAAAACATAGTCAGAGGATTTTGCGGCATCCCCTATAGCTACTGTCTTCATTTTTATAGAGTCCTTTTTAACTCCTTTTTCTTGAGCCCATTTCGGATTAGCTGGGCATTTCATTCCTACCAGACGAACAGAAATATTTTTACTTTCCGTTCCAACCATTGGTGTATTGAATGTATTGTTAAACATAGATGCTTGAATATTGCTTACTGCTTTTCCTTCGGAATCGCCGACAATGCCATCAAGACTTACATTCAAAGTGTTTCCGTTGCACAATCCGTTATCGATATCATCCTGGGAAATGTTAACATGAGCTTTCACGAACAGAGACGTAGGTGTTTCTCCAAGCTCTTTTACCGGAGGGGCTTCAGTGTAGAAGGCGGCATTCTTATCGTCTCCTTCACCTTCTCCCTTTCCATTTACTATTTCATCCAGTCTTTTAAGATATGTGCTATCTACAGCACCAATATAAAAATCTCCCATTTCAGGGGTCTTGAAATTCTTATCAGAGACACGGTAATCCATGTTGTTGACATGATCGGCAGCAGCCGCAACGTCTTTGTTTACTGTTTCAGTCGTATTTTCGTTAGCCATGAATATATCCTCCTTTTACTACCTGTATTATTACTCTTTGTAGAAGGCTATTAAATTTAGTCGACTACCGACTAAATTTACTTTTTCATGATTTAGTCGACAGTTGACTAAATTGAGGAAAATAAAAAGCCGCCCGTAGGCGGCTAAGTTAAAACATTCCTTCTATGATTTTGCCAATTTGGAATTGGTCTATTTTATCTTTGTACGATGTATTGGTGGCAACATTTATAGAAGAGTTCATTGGAACAGCTCCTCCAATCGCTTGGCTAATGGCGTTTTGTGCTGCTGATTGTCCTCTTGGCGATGTGGCATTGATATTGATTACGTATCCTGACTTCGGACCGCCCCTCAATACATTCACATTTCCGTCAGATAGATTTGGCACTTGAGTTTCAGACATCCCATTGGCTGAGTCGGTTGCTCCTTGAGCTTGAGTCTCAGCCGGAGCAGGCTGGCTGCTTGCTGGGGCACTCGGATTGTTGGCATACCCAGAAACAAGAAGAGAACCTGCAATTCCCAGCATGCCTTTTGCAAAGCCTTTACCAGTAATCTTCATGTGTGATAAGGCTTCTCCGATTTCTTTCCCCAATCCTCTACTGACAGGTACGGCATCGGATAAGTTTGGAGCCTTCCCATTTTCATAGTCTTTTAATTTGCGTGCTGCCTCAGCTGCATTTTCTCTCATGAGTTCGGCATTTTCTTTTTCGTATCCTCTGAAGGCGTGAATGCCAGTAGATTCCTCTATTGAGCTGTATCCATTACCATTTATCTTTCTCTGGATGTTTGCCTGATGTTCAGCCATATCCATGATCATATTGTCACTGGCACGTTGGTATGCGGCGTGCATGATTCCGTCTGAGGTAGCCCCGCTAGTAACACCCATATTCAAGGTGTTCATATTTACCCCGGCTAAACTTACTCTGTCGGCTACGGATGCGAATATTTCTGCTGCATGCCTTGCTCCAGCCTCAGTAGCCTTGCCCTCAGCATCAAGTTCCATCCCCGGGATCTTTGCAACTTCTTTCCCGCGCCTGCCTTGAATGATCGGGTCAATGATGTCAATGAGTTTGTTTCTTGCTTTCTCTCTGGCTTCTGTATTTAAGCTATTGCTCCTGGCTGCATGATACACGTCCTGGAAAGCATCTCTCAACTGTGAAGCAATTGAGATGTTGCCAACACCTTTTTCGTTCTTAGGAGATAAGAACGCCTCGTTCAATGCAGTATGAACCTGAGCCATTGCCTTCAGATCTTCACCGCTATAGACTTTTGACCCGTCAGAGAATTTAGCCTGCTCAGCTACCCGGAAATACTTGAACACTGCGTCATTCATTTCGCCGGCAGCAACTTTACGCGCTCGTGCTTCGGCATCCTGAGCGCTTCGCTCTACTCTGAAATTAAAGCTTGCAGCTTTACGCGCTTCGTTTGAAGCTTCTCCAGTCATATTTTCAGAGACATAATTGAAGTATTCAGATCGCTTAGATGCGTTATCCAGTTTGTCGTATGCTTCCTGGCCAACCTTATTAATGACTGCTTGCTCAGTATCTTTATAGATATTTGCCAGCTGCATTTTTCGTTCAGGAGCAAGCTCTCTAAGCCCCGTTGTTAAATGATGGTGGCCAACCTTATCAACGTTGCCATTGCCTTCAAGAGACTCATTGTATAACTTACTGTAGTTGTACTCTCCCTGCCCCAATTCAGTATTCCCGAGTTCAGACCTTGAAGCTTTATTCCGGTCTGCGGCGTTATACATGATTGATTTCTTAGTGTCTGCGAAGAGTTTAAGTCCTTCTTCGGACATCGATATATCTTTGATTATGCCTTTTTCTTTGGCCTGCTGCAGCGTCTGATAAGTAGCATAGTCAATATCAGTTACCGTTTGCTTGCCATTATTCCCAACGATAGTGGCACGGCCTTTAAGGATTTTGAAGTCAGCTTCATCTGAGTCATAATCGCCTTTTTTGGATTCCCACATCACTGCAGATGTAGCAAGTGTGTTACCTTTTATTGATTTGTCAAAATACATTGCTGCGGCGCTGGTCGATTTATCGTAACCCTGTGGGTTACGGATATTCAATGATAATGTTCCGCCGTTGTTCAAGCGATCAAATGTATTTTCCTGGATAGCTTTTGTCGTTTCTTCATCCAGGCCTAATGACTTGAAGTATTTATCGTTATAGAAACGATTCCTCGCTTTCATTCCAGCCACTTGGTAATCAATCTCTAATCCGGCTTCTCCCTTCCCAGCTTCTTTTGAGATATTTAGCCCATCAAAGTTTATGTTTCCCCAGAATCCTTTTTCGTTGCCTTCGAGCTGTATACCATAAGCTTTGTTGAAACCAGCATCTCCGAAGTGAGCTTCTGAAGCTTGAGCCATTAAGCCTTTCTTCTGTACAAGTTGAGCGGCAATCGCTTCATGTGTTTGGGTTACTCGATTTTTTAGATCTGCTTGGATTTCAATTTTTTCCTTATCTGTGATTTGGCCATTGTTTTCATCTGCTGTTCGACGCATTCGATTTACAACATTTTGCATGCCCGCAATTTTTTTCTGATATGCTGTTCTAGCAAGTTCATCTGAAGATCCCATTGTTTTAGGATCAGCCCAAGGCAATGCCATATAACGATGGGCTTCATCATCATATATCTGATGGTCACCCAGTTCAGGTATATGTAAATCTATAAGCGTATTCGATCCATACATAGATTTTTCGAGTCCGACAGTATCGCTTGCGCCGGTGATTAAGCTGGTCAAGGAAATAGGTTCTTTGTACCCCCATTTTTTGATCATGTCATCTTTAGTTAGTCCGCCTTTTCTGTTGAAGTCATCTGCAACGCTATACATATTGTAAGAGTATTGCTTCTTAATAGCCCCTACGCCAACGTCTTTAACTCCGGCGGTTCGAGCTTCTTCGATTATCTGGTCAGCAATCTTTTTGTTTATTCCAGATTTTCTAAGCTCTTCCTTTGCCTTGCTTATTTCTTCTTTGTCTTTTTTAGTTAAATCTTGTCCTCCATCGATAGCAACGCGTTTATCTCCTGGATCATAATACCTTGAATCGTTTATCTTGTCGCTAAGTCCTTCAGCCACAAGTTTTCCGTTTTGGGCATCCATAAAATACTTACGATACTGAGCTTCGCCAGCTTCTTTGCCCATTGAATCAACAAAGCCATTACGAACATTCTTAAGACCTTCTTTGCTGTAGACCTGGGTATCAAGCATTGCCTTGGTACGATGATCCATCTTTAGGGTCTTGCCAACTCCATTCTCGTCACTTAAGCGCTCACGGTCCTGGTCTGGGAGCTGCATTAATTCAGTGTATGCATAACTGGATTCGTTCTTTTTCCATTTTCCTTTTTCGCCTTCAGGAAGCATGCTGAATTGTTCTGCTGAAATGGTTTTGTTTCCATTTGTGTAGAAGGTTCTTACGTTGCCGTCAAGTTCCTTATTCGCTATTTCCATCACAGCATCAATATCAATATCTCCACTGTGATACAGCCGCCCGCTGCCACCAACGTGAATCCCTGGCATTGCTTCTTGCAGCAATGATGCGACTTTTTGGGCATCCCCATTATATTTTTCGAGGAGGTTATCTGTAACTCTCAAGACGGATCGTGCGTTTAAATGCTTATTCTCTGCAGCAATCGTGTTGCTGAAAGCATGGACCGTTTCTCCATTTTTTATAACATTAGCATTACGAGCAATACTTTCGAGCGTATCCCATGGCTTATAGCGCTCTTCCATCATTGCATCGTACATGCTTTTCGCACTGTTAAATTCACTGCCGATTACTTTTAGAATCTCATCATGAGATACGTTACGTCCAGCTTTTGCACTGATCATTGCTCCCAATGGAGTTTTTGATATATCTTTCGCGTTTAGGGATTCGATGAAATCCAACCTCGGCACAAGATCCTTCATGCTGCTAAGGCCTAGTCGGTCTAATGTGCTTCCTACACGTTTATCTATTGCTCCAGGCGTAGCAAATAGGGCATTATACATGCCTTTTTCTGCTTGTTCTCCGAGTTTTGTATTTCCGTTGGCATCCAGTGACAGATTGTAGAACGAAGCGTTGTATACTTCATTCAGGACGTTAAGAGCCTCTAGACGCGAATCTTCTGCATTCACGATGCGGCCATGGTATTTCTTGCTATTTAAAAGATCTGTTACGCTCTGCTGGTCAGCAAAAAGATTACCCTTCTTCGAGAAGAAGCCAACGTTGAACAAACCAGCTTCTTTGATTGCAACTTCTTCTTTTGCACCCTGGAATCCTTTGACGCTAATCGGGCTTTCTCCCGACAAGTCTGTGCTTTCTACGAATAGGCCGTTCGAATACGTGAAACTGATATTACCCGTTTTAGGGTCAATGTTTAGAATTGGAGCAGTATGCTGCTTCGTGCTAAGGTTATCGATTGTATCTTTGTCCATGTCAAAGATTCGATGCATTGCGATTCTCTGCATAGACTTACGTCTAGTGAAATACTGATCTATAAGTCTAGGATCGGCAGCAGCAGATCCTTCGTCCAAATGTATTCCAGTCAACACGTCTCGTACATAGTCATTGTCGATGTCTGCACTATTTACGAGATTACGCAGCCCGCTGGTTGTCATTCGTACACGGCCAGTACGAAGTGTTGTATCTACACCGTATGAGATTCCTTCGCCGGCGTCTTCTGCATAATTACCTGCTATCTCAGATGTTACAGATTGTCCTATACGAACACCATCAACTTTTCCATCCGCGCGGAATTTGTAAGCACGTCCTGTGAAGCTTGCTACGTCACGCTTACCACTATCTAAGTCGTCGCCAAAATTCGTTATTTCTGTTGCGCTGGCCTTAAGTTCTCCAGCATGTTTCATATTGAGAGAAAAACCAGACATAATGGTCTGTGCATAGCTTCCACCATATTTTTGTGCCATTACTGGCAAGATGTTGTCTGCATTCTGGATGATGGCAGAATTCAACTCAAAGTTAAGCCGGTCACCACTAAGTTTACCGTCCATCGCAGCATCTCTTAGAATCTGGTTTATCTGCCCCTGAGGCGAATCATCAAATACCATATTTTGGGATATCTGATCCCAGTTATCTTCGATAAACGGGGCTACTTCGCGATAGTTAATGTCAAACTGCCCACGCATGTCCTGAAGATCTTCTTCCATGATAGAAGAATTTTCACGAATAACCTTCGCATACCCACTAAGGACGCTGTTTACCTCATCTCCAAGGTCTCCGTTTTCAGCACCTCTGGCGATAGCTGTATCCATCCAGCCTACGCTGTCTCCAGCTTTCAATAACGATGAACCGAACTTCAAAGTTCCTTTTCCATCTTTATACTTTCCAGTAGCGTAGAATCCTGACGATGCATGGACTTTTGAATTATTCACCCTGGTATAGAACATTCCATTGGAGTATTCATCCATGGGAAGATTATTTAATTTTGTTGTCTTCCCTTTATGGCTTACGAACACCTCACGATCTTCTGCGTTATATCCGATTGAGCCTCCATTTTTTTGAACACTTTCGATCAGTCGTTTCATGAACGGCTGCGCATCAGCCTTGCGCTGCTCTCTCATAGCGATGATTTTTTCTGCCTGCTCACGAGTATATCCATACTCCTGGAGGTCGTCTCTTACTTCATCGAGTGTTTTCCCATCAAGATCGTTGAACAATACGCTGTTAACGATATCGTGTGCATAGCTGTCTGCGCCAGTTTTAGAACTATATATAGAAATCTTGGGGATCGTTTTATCTGCTTTTGACAACACCTCCTCAGGGTTATCAAGTCCCATGTTCTCCATGGAAGCGGCAAGCTCGTATTTCAGCGTAGGAGTAATACGACCGCCTGCCGGCTGGTACTGACGAGAGTTCTGCAGCGGGGTTATAATCTTCGTTGCAGCAGAGTCTATTGTATCTTCACCAATGTTGATTAAGTTGTTTTTTTCCAGAAGTTCTCTTCTGGTTGAATTCAGCTCACTGAGAGTTTCGGATCCACCAATAAATTTTTGAAATCTACGCAGCTCGGCAATCTTTGCTTCATCAGATATGTCTGTGCGCAAGCCTTGATGACGCAGCAAACGATTGACCATCGTATTGCCATTTTCACCGAGATGGACACTAAATATATCATTGTCTGGATTGAAATTCCCTTTGTAACCATTCATGTCAAACTCAAACTGGTTGAGTTCGTATGTATGGATACCCATCCGATGCTCCCCTACGGGCCGGCCTGATCCAAATTTACGGATAGCTGCATCTGTAGCAGACTCCATGTACATTCTATAGTAGGCGGAAGCTTCTTTGTTCTTTTTCTGAAGGGCAGTCATATGAGAAATGTCTTGATCAGTAACAGACTCGCCTGCTCTTGCATAGGCATGTTTAATAGCGCCGGAAATCACTTGCTGGTTTTTACGAACATATCCCTCGCGATCCAGAGCTGACATGACCGTATCTGACCATACCATTGGATTTTTCGTATCACGATCTATATACCCGAAATAGTCGTGGAACGTTCCAACCATTTCTTCTGCTTCGTACCCTTTTCCACTGCGAATTTTGGATTCGATGCTTTTTGAACGGCTGAATACGCTGTCGCGGAATTTTTGCCGCATATTTTCCATCTGATATTCATCAGTCGGATCGATAGCGTTTTCCCGGGCATACTTATCCATATCCTGAACGTATCGTAATACGCCAACGTCTTTTTTCAGTTCATGCGCACGGACTACTCTGGCAGCAGATTCATTCGTAAGACGATAGGAGCTTTCAGCAAGCTGGTCTTCGAGAGAATAATCCTTAAATCCGGCATGGACACCGTCGTTGGCAAATTCTCTTACCTGAAGAAGTCGTCTCGATTCTTCCGGAATGCCATTGGCAGTCCAGGTTCTATGTCCCTGGGAGTCTTCAACGGCATGTCCAGTATGCAAAAAAGTATGATTGATATAGTCTTGCACATCGGTCATGGATCCAATCAAAGTGTAAGGTGTTTTTGCCCGCATTGTTTTTGAATTGGATACCGGCATAAGTTGTACGGCTACCAGACTGCGGACATCCATCCCCGGCCTATATTTCCCGATAAGGTCGCGGAACTCGTCTGACGTCTCCACTTTTGTTGCATTGCTTATGGTGTATGATACACCTTTGTGAATGTTGCCAGTGGCAAAGAAGTCTTTGTTTACTTCTGAAGCCATTTCTCCGCCCGTAGGTACTTTACTCATCCGATACTTATCAGATGTGCGAATATCTCCAGTCAATGGATCTGTTACAAAACCCAGCAGTCCCTTATATTCTATGCCGCCGCCTTCCATTGCATACAGTAGCTGCTTACTTCCTCCAGTCAGCTGGATCGATGGAGCAGACTCCGGCATTCCTTTGAAGAACGATTCTTCCGTATTGAGCTTCAATTTATTTGAAGCGTACATCATAGCATTTGCCTGTACGTCGACATCTGACGTATGAGCAGCACCAATAGAAGCATAGAAGTCACTATTCATTGCATTCTGAATCGCTTCCTGCTGGAATAGTGTAAGACCATGTTCTTTGTTGTACTGCATTGCTGCTTGGTTTAACGTACCGTCGGCATTGCGATAAATCTGAAGACGATCTGGAACGGATTGACGAATCATCGCGATAGTATCATTCTCATGCTCAAAATGCAATCCATTGGTAGCTTTAAGCATTTGGTCAGCATATGCCTTGCCGCCTGCAGACCACATTCCATGCTGCAACTGATGAAGCATAACGCCGTTATCGAATGTGAGTGTATTGTGTCCGACTGCAGTGAGATCATTTTGAATGATTTCATCTAAGCCCTGGAATAGTTTTTTCTCCCAGGCAAACATTTTCTGCCCGCCATATTCTTCTACGGCGCCTTTTGCTTGCTGAGCTTTACCTATACCAAATAACTGCTCGAGGCCGGCACGCATATCCTCTGAACGGTTTTCAGCTACTTCTTCCGCACCAGCGAAATAGGAGTAATTATGGATGCCGCTTTCGGTTTCCTTGACCTTGCTTTTACCCATCAAAGCTAAGCGGTTAAGTTCAACTCTATCTAAATTTGAAAGCGATCCACCATTTTCATAGCGTTCAATTTTTTTCAAGTAGTCATTGTATTGTGCTTCCGTGGCACCGATGATCGAGCCGTAGGAACGTCCTTTTACAATAGATCCGTCATCGTAATTTGCAACTTTGAACGTAAACTCTGTCATTTGGTCGACTATTTGTTTTCCAAATTTATTAGTTCCGCTCATGGTTTCTGTATCCCAGTCTACGAACAGGCCTTTTTCTTCGGAGTTTTTGATTCCGGCCATCATTCTGTCATAGTTCTGTTTTACACCACGGTTAGTATGCTGGAATGCAATACTGGTTGCAGTTTTTCCTACAAAGTATTTGCTTCCAGTTTCATTCAGGTCAAGGACGTGCTCGAAGGCATCCATTCCCATTTTTTCGTAGACTTCTTTTACGTCTGCTTCGAGGTAACGACTTTTACGAGTTTCCCCGTAAAGTTCAGAAGGATTCATTATGATCTGAGAACTGTGAGCGTTTGTCAGCGTATTTTTTATCGCTCTGACATTTATTCCCGCAACCGCGTCAGTTGACTTCAGAAGTCCATTAGCTATTTCGGCGCCATGAATCTCTCTCCACTGGTCAATATTTTTATTATACAGATTTTTATCTGTCTTATCGCTTTTTTCAAGGATCTGCTCTTCGACGGAGTTTCTGGTGATTTTCCCGATATGATCATTTACTTTGCTTTCAACGATTTTCTTTGAATCGTCATTTATAAAATTCTGTCTCAATGTTCGCACCTCTATATCAGCAGTCTACCTGCATTAACGTATTCACTAACTATTTCATTACCCTTTTGCGATCTGTATATGGACAAAAAGCAGCTCCATATTGGAGCTGCTCATTTATCTTGTTTTCTCGTCCATCTGGTCTTTTACCATTCCGTTAATTTGTCTTTTGCCAGTAAATAGTCCTATATCTGCTTTTATTTGGTGTCCGTCAAAAGCATTGTCAGTTACGTTGACGCTCACATTCTTTAACCCTTGACCTTCAAGGATCTTCTGCAGGTTACGTCGCACCCCATTCATTTGGGAGTTCTTGTGCTTTGGTTTGACAATAGACGGGGCGTTTATAACGTCCGGATCCCTAAGCTGCGATTCGTAATAACCAAAATCAGATAAGCTCATACCTTCATTGGCAATAGTTTTCACTTCTACGTTTTTGAGATCCGTATCCGGGCGCCAACCAGCCCAGTTGAGTTGCGGCAGGTTATGCTTCGCAAAATAAGTCTCGTTATCTTCATCTTTCTTGACATCCTTGCCCCAGGCCAGGTTGAGGGCCTTTTTCAGAGCAGGGGAGGCTGTTTTCAATATATCAGAGCGCTTGCCAGGGTCTCGTTCTTTTACGAACTCTGTAAAATACTCTCTGTCGTTGGTAGGCAACGCTGTGATGATCTGCGACCATGAAGACCCTTTCTTCAGAGCATACATCGTAGCTTCAGCTGCTTGCTTGTATATAAGAGCGGAATGGGTATATTTTCCACCTTCAATGATCGTAGTGTCATTGTCGAGCGCATTGATTTTTCCTGTCAAGAGCTTCATCATCTGCTTGTGCTCGTAACTGCTCTTGGTTCCGCGCAGAGCATCTTTTATACCCTTGAAACGTTCGAGGGCACTCTGACGCTTTTCTTCCCTATAATCTCTTGACGATACGAGATTGTCTACGTCTACGCCTTCTTCAGACTTAGCCTTTTTAGCTGCAGCCTTATAAAGAGCAGTGTATTTGATATAGGTAAGACGATCAAAGTAATCCTGCATTTCCCATTTTTTCTGTGTTCTTTCTGGTATCCATTCTTTGCCGGCTTGTCCTTTTGCTGTGCGATACGCAGCTCCAACGAGAGCTCCGGCAATGGCACCCTTACCACTGTCTTTTTCAAAGTACTTGGCAACAGACATTCCGATTGAAGCTGCGCTTGACATTTCGTCCAAGTAGCTATTGCCACCAGTCAATACATGCCCTAGTGATACCAGATTCGATCCTATATCCGCGCCCTTCATGACTTTTTCCGCATCATTGGCAAAGAACATTTTAGTTACCGCTGCGCCCATGAAGGCACCGCGATTTCCGAAGAGATAAGCAGCAGATAGTGCTTTCTTATCCCAGGCACTCATAGGTACACCGCGTAATGCTTGGTATGCATAAGTACCAATAGTGCCCATAATGGAACGTCCATGAATGGAACGATTCCATGCCGGCATTAGATAAGAGTCAATTGGGTGATCCCATGATTGATATGGAGTGCCATATACTTGTTCTGCTCTGTACGATTCGAGAGGGGAGCGGACCCGCAAGAACTGATCGCTCAGCCATGGAATATCCGTGTGAGCAACCAATTCTGATACCCAGCCGATTGTTCTTTGGATCGGCCCATAGTTAGCCAGAATAGCAGCAGAAGACGTGTCTCCTTTGCGAACCGTGGCATCACCGTTCTTAAGCATCTGTTTAGAGATATTATCTCCACCGACAAACACAGCAGCGTCTATCGTATGGTCTGTATCTCTATTTGTCCGATATGCCTGGTTTGAATCTACGGCTACTGTTACGGTTTGTCCCACATGGAGATACCGCCCAAGCACTTGGTCCATAGTCTCGTTATCATTGCCGCGAACTTTTACTCCGGCGACTTTATAGATACTGGATCCCGAACGAAATTTACCATATCCCAAAACGCTGGATACCGTTACGGTCTCGTAGTCCAAACCATGTCCTACGGATTTATATTCGTAGAAATCATGTTTCTTACCCTGTTGAGAAACACGTTGACGAATATCATCCATATCCTCTTTGAGGTCTGGATCCGTCACAGTCTTCTGGGCAATCGTTCTCCACATCTTGTATTCTGGGGTCATCGGTGCGATATCAGCCAAAATTTTGAATCGATCATATGCACCATATGTACCAAACTGATCAGGATGTAGCTTATTTAGCGCTAGATAACCTTTACCTGGTAATCGCATTTCACCTTTTGGAAGAAGGGTATATGGATCACCATACTTGAATCGCTCAGGCAACCAATCTGGCATCTCATTCATTAAAGGACTCACACGATTTGAACGACGGAAGTCAGGAATGAAACGACGTGCAATCTCCATGATATCTCCGCCGGCGCCTCCGAGATTTGAATCCCAGAAGGTTCTGCTGAACGATGTCATGTCTGATGAGTCTGCAACCTTTTTCCTATTATCTACTCCAAATCCAGTAGCTGCTCCGGCCATATAGCCGTAGATACCAGAAATCAAGCGCCATGATACGGCTGCATCATGGACGTAGTCATAGCCTTTACCGGCATGGACAAGTTCGGCCATATCATCTGGGTTATCCAAGAGTTGCATCCCCTGAGAAGGACGATAATTTTTAAGCTTATCAGGACTGATAAAGCCTTGCTCCGTATCAAATTCATCAGTGGTTGCCGTATGAAGTGATACAGATTGACCGGCTTTCTTCTTTGTACCGTCGTTCAATCTTTGGATAATCGTGGTTGGATTCAAAGCATGAACGATTTCACCGACCGTGCGCTTAATACCACCCATGTCACCACGGATCATGCGATCCATTGCGATTTCGTCTTCAAGGTTCAAGCTGCTGTCAATAGGAGCCGGCTTGTCCTGTTGTAGATATACACCGAGATTGCCTCTACTGTCCTGCATGATGTCACCATTTTGTACCGGCATCTGCCCGGATCCGCCAGAAAGCTTCGCCCGTATCATATCTCGTAATCCAGGCAAGCCGGATTGAGCTCCTACGAATGCAGCGGCTGCGCTCCCTTTACCGAATTTCGTGAATCCAGTTGCGGGATTTGGACCACCGTCGCCATCATATACTCCATAAACTCCTCTTCTTGGGTCAGAGAACATCCCGTTCTTTGTCTGAACAGATGTAGATGTCGTATCTTCCGTAGGTGCATCATACGAAGTAAATCTGACAGGGGTAGCCGTGTTGCCTTTCAAGGCGATCATATTCTGCCCGCCGAGGTCTCTCGCCTTAGCGTGAATATATTCATTAACCTCATGAATAAGGTTTTTTGCATCGATGCCGTTATTCAATCTCCATGGATGCAGTTCCTTCTGAGGTTTTATAATTTGTCCAAGTGTTGGATTAAGGATCGCGCCCCAGGGCGTTCCTTGCTGGAACAAAGGGCCGGATATTGCATACGGCCTATCGTCTGCATGTTTTTCTTCTAGCCAATATGGATTTAATAGTGCTCGAATAGGGGAGAGTGGATTCGATGGGGTAGGCAACCAGCTGTGAGACCATTTGTCGAAATAACCATCATACAAAGCTTTGTCTTCATAGTCGCTGTTAATACGACGTGCATATGAAGGCTGCCAGTATTGGATCTCTCCGCCACGAGCCTCATTTACACCACCGAATGTCCACCATGCACCCTTACGTACCGGATCATATCCGGATTCGTAATACTTCTTGCGTTCTGCCCAGCTTTGGAATTCACCATGGCCGCCCCAGTACTGCATGATCGGGTTGATTGACTTCTCGCCTTTCAACCAGTCAGTGAGGCCAAAAGTATCCATTACCTTGCGGGATGCAAGGTCTATATTGGCAATGCCATTGGCCATTGCTCCACTTACAGATGTGCCGGTAAGCTCCTGGGAAGTATCATCGCCCCATTCAAGATAGGTAGATGCTACAGCAGCCGGAAGTACACGCTTCAGCATGATATTTTTAGTCAGTTGTCCAACACTGCCCATGGATTCTTTTGAGAATCCGAGGCCAACGGTATTCATTGCATCTGATAAACGGCTCAGCATGAAGTATGGTACTAACGTAGCTTCAGTTATATCTTCCGGATTATCCCTGCCGGCCCAGAACTGCGTAAACATTCTCTTACCGACAGCTTTTGCCTTAGTTGAGTCATTAAGGCTGCGGATAAAGTCGAGTGGGGTAGTCATCTTTCTCATGGCTATCCAGGAGTTATATTGAGCTGGTCCTTCAAGTGTGAGTTCTTCGCCTCGCTGTTCTAGCGGTGAGATTATCGCATTCCCAACTTCTTTAAAAGATTTTCTGACAAACTTATCCTCTTCATCATTGGATCCGTTCATTACCATCTCTACATTATTCATAAGAGAACGGTAACCGTCATCCGTAAGACCGCCCTTTATTCTCTCGTTTATCCATGTCTTGTCTTGGAATATAGCAAGGGCCGCCATATGCCTTGCTTCAACCTTTTTACTCATATCAGTATCCAGGCTGCCTACTAAGTCAATGAGCGCTTTATAATTTTTCTTTGATACATCAGATGATGCTTGGCTGGCATACTGAAGCATCGCTTCTTTTGCGACTTCTGTTCTCAGGATCTCATAAGCATCTTTAGTCTGGTTATTCCCCTTAGTAGAAGGAAGATCAAAAATACTCGTGCTTATGTTCAAATGTTCCTTATCATCTTTAAGCCGGATCATGTTCAATGTTTCCTGAGGATTTGCATTGAACTGCTCAACCCAGTTTGTCAGATCGGCATTGATATAGTCTCCTCGAGTGCTCAATGAACCGCTGCTGAGGTGCATAATCTTGTCAAGCATCTTGGCATCGTCGCTCTCACCGAGGGCTTCAAAAAGCTGCTGCGCTCGGCCTGTCGTATTTTTCGACAACTGAGAAGCTACCTCTCTAGATAATGCAAATACATTACTGGCAATAATGTTTTGCATATGCTCGGCTTTGTTGAGGTAGTCCAGTGAGTATGAGATATCGGACCCGATCAATCCTTGTTGGAAAGCTTTTTTTTGCTCAAAAGTAGGGGAGAGGAATCTCTTGAAGACATTGCCGCGCCAGTCTTCATCATCCCTTTTCGTGATGACGCTTAACAGGCCATTGCCTGGAGCCTTGCCATTATTCTCTTCACGATCTCTGAACAGGTCCAGCTTCCTTGTGATGAAGTTCCCTCCATCAGCGTATCTCGTATCGCCAATTATCTGGCGGAGCACTCTAGCTCCAGGACCAAACTTACCAGAACTATAGCGGAAGTCTTCGAGGCCTTTTACCTCATTCGCTTCGCCATTCTCGTTCATGTGATAGATATTGTTCTTGATACGAAGGTAGTTTCCGCCGACCTCGCTGCTGCGAGCTTTGCCGTTATTGCCTACCGCTGCTGCGAGTAATGGGTCACTGCTGCCTAATCCAATGTATTGGAATACAGGGGCTTTGTGGTTATACTCGAAATAACGAAGTTTTAATATCTGACCGGGGAGTGTTCCTGCTCCGAAATCAAGGAATTTATCACGAATATGGGCGGGGGAGTTGAAGCTATAAAGTTCTCCGCCATCCGTTTTCTTGAGTCTTCCTTTATCCACGTACACCTTAAGGAATTCAGCTGCCTCGTTCGTGTGATTGGCAGCATCCTTGTCCTTCAAGTTCTTATACATGTTTTTAAGGATCTCAATTGCAGATTCGCCTACCTGCTGGTCCTTTTTGGCTCTATAGCCAGGGATATGTGCAACTTTATCTCGATTCTTTGGATCGAGGAGATCACCTACGGTAGCATCGTCTTCCTTGGTGAGTTTTCTTACAAAATCAAGCGACTTTTCATTCGGGCCTTTTCTATACCCAAATACCTTTTTGAGGTTATCTACCTTCATGAACTGCTTATTGGCAGATCTCATATTCTGGAGGGTGATGTCTTTAGTCGCCTCATGAGCCTTGTCACTTGCTGCAGCTTGCTTCATATGAGTAAGCAGTAGGTCGGAAATTGCACCTTCGCCCGGATCAAATTTAGCCATCTTGCGGACAGCCGCTATTTTTCTTCTATCGTCAAGGCTCGCAGAAACTGCAGAAATAAAGTTATTGAACTTCTCCTGCGATGTTCTTGGCAGGTTAGCGAAGTTCTGAGCCATAAAGTCACGGCCAGCTGCGGTTACTGTATTTTGCCTCCAGACGGCTTCTGATGTACGACCAGGAACTGCAAGTACGCTATTCATCTCGTGGATAGTACCGACGAGACTAGTGTTGCTATATGGATCTATACGAACAGGATGGAGCCTGTAATCTTCTCTGATTTTTGCAAGTTCACTTTTTGCATCCCTGAACATCTTTTTGGTATCTGTAAATGTTACGTCGTTCCAGGCTTTTTTGGGTAGGTAATTGCCAGATGCAGAGACGAAATCTTTCGCCATGTCCATGCCTTTGGCTATTTTAGGCATATTGCCCGTACGACGAATAAAGGCTGCTGTAGCACCAAATGCCGCAGCAGCCTCTCCAGCCATTGTCAGAGTGCTTCGCAAAGAAGTGTCTCTATTCGTCATATCCTGTTGTCTTCTTAAGCGTTCTTCTCTAGTCAAAAGCCATCATCCTTTTTTAGAATCCAGGTCTGAGGGCAGGGGCAACAACATCAACGGTTTCCTGCGCCAGTCCTTCGACACCAGCATTCATAGCATCATCATTCGCGAACTCAGGGAACTTCTTAAGGAATTCCGCCCGCTCCTTCATCTTATCAGGGGTGAGCTTTTCCTTTCTCGAACCACCCCGAATGGTTTTGTCTTTGTCTTTTTTGCTTTGCGTTTGCTCTTCGGCGGCAGCAGGGGCTGCCTCTTCAGTATCTTCTTGTCTATTATCGCCATTGAATTCTCCTTCAGGTTCTCTGTACTCGAGGCCACGCAGGTTATGGAGTTTCCATTCTGCACGGCTCAGGTACTTCGTCGTTTTTTCGACGTCCCACTGTTCTATCGATTCAATATCAAATTGAGGAAAAGCCTCATTGATGATGCAAGTGATCTGGTTATCGAGATCATACATCTCGGAACGATAAAAATTATGTAGAGAATGTCTTCGTTCAAGATCGTCCAGGTAAGACTTCTCCAGGATATTCTTCTTGAGAGCCGTAGGCACGCCTGCGGGACAGTTATCCCAGTCATAATCTTCCGGATAGAGTAAACATTGATCGCAGATGAGCTCTTCCTTGCGATACTGGTCAAAGCGGTCATCATCCAGTATTTCACGGTATTCTTGTCGGCCGAGTGCACGGTAGATAAAAATCTCATCATCGATATGGAATGTAAAAACGTTGCGATACTTCTCGCAGAATTTCAGATATAGGGCGTTGTAATCAACTTGGTCTATAGCTGATTTCATGTCGCTGGTAATTTTCACGATTCCACACTTCCTTAGATTTCGTCCGTCTTCGGCATTGCAAAGCCGGAACAATCCATGATCTCGCCACCGAGATTTGTTGCCAGGCAGCCTTCCGATTCAATGAGCTCATCAATATTACTCGGATACAGGCATACTGCCTTAAGGACGCTCTCTTGGCGTTGATAGATGCGTACTTCTGGGTCTTCGCTGAGGTCTTCAGCCGTCATTGCCGTGATATACTCGCTGCGCTTTAGACGTCTCCAGATAACGACATCCTTGCCGATAACAGACCGGAATACCTTGCCATATTCGCGTTTCCATGCATCAATCTGCTCCTGGGATACTGCGCCGACATTTTTTGCTTTTTCGATAACTGGTGCTTCCATTTTCCGTTCTGGCTTGGCCGTATTGTTTTCGTGTTTACTGATTTTCATGTTAAAACCCTCCAACTATTTTTAATAATGTTTTCAAAATGTATATTACCTATCAAGCAATCGTTTTGATATCTTGTGCTACGAAAGTATATATTTCTTCTATCTGCGGAGCCCTGCTTGATTCTCCGCTTACGCTGCTTTGTACTCCGACAAGTTTGACCCCTTGAAGTACTACATGTACCGGATCGCCAACGCCAGTTTTCTGTCCATAGATGATATCGATATCAAATGTTTGTGGCCATATACAATTATGTTTAGGATTGTCTATTTCGCCTTCAAGATTCTTATTTATTGCACCTTCGATGTGGTCCGTTACTCGTTCGTGTGCCGGGATAACATAGGAACTCATTGTCGTGATAGGATCTTCTTTTGCCTGCTCCAGGATTTTGTTCAGATAATTAGGGGAGGAGAAAGCGATACTGAACTTGCCACTTACATGTCTTGACCCTTGAGCGACTTCATCATAGATGTAAGAGTTATATCCATACAGAGGTTGCGTATTTTGAACGAGTGCCCAATCAAGGTCTATGACATCTTCCACATAAAAATCTCCAAAGTAGATTTCTGCATCGATCATAGAATAATATCTTTTCAGATATGCACTACTTTCCTTGAAGCCATTAGCGGTTTTTACACGGTCATATGTGGTTATATATGGAGTATGGATAGGACGTTTATCCAATGTCTTTGATACTGTGCCCATTTAACTCATCTCGATTCCTATATTGTAATTGTATATTCTATGGTCCTTCTTATTTGTTTTTGCCAGTATAAAACCAGAACGTTTGTATGTTTCTGAGTCGATCGCAAACATGATATAGCAATCATATTGACGCGCCTGGATGTCAATCGATGCGTTGAATGACGGATAAAACCAAGAATGAATCGTAGAATCAGAATCATTGAATGCGTATACGGCCAATGCGTATGGTTTTTTCTTCCCGGGGAATGCATAGATATCTGTAGCGTGTGAATATAGCACTCCAGAATCAAAAAAGTCAGCATCACACGTAGAATTTACGGACAGATCTTCAAGTAATGCATGGTATACCTTAATCTTGTCTTCAGTGAAAGAATTGTCACCGCTGATGGATGATATAAGGTATTTCCATAGGCCATCAACTGAAATAGTCTCATCACCTCTGGCGTTATCCAATAACTTTTCCACCGTATTCTTAGCATATGGTGCCTGTACTTTTAAGATGTTCTGTATACGCTGATTATAAGCATCAATTTCTACGTTTCTAAGCTTATAGTTGTATTCAGAAAGGTCTTCATCGTATGAATACCTAGTTACTTTGCTTACGATACGATGACTTCCGTCTATTACATAGAACAGAATGTTGCCGTCGAGATAGTTTTCCTTGCAGTCTATACTCGCGTACTCGTTCGTGATCTCTGAATTTCGTTCATTATTCGCCGTAAATAGCAGATCCGATTCTTTTCCAGCTAAGTAAAATTTTTTCCCTAATGCGTTAAGCATTTCATATTCATCGATATAGAAATACATCTTATTCCAATGTATATGATCAAGGCGTGGGCGGCAGCATATGCAATCAAAAGCGCCTTTCTTTTTTTCCGCGATTGCGTATTCCTTTTCTTCATGTGTCATTTCTATGCCGGTATTGTCGTACATCATGTCATCGCTCATAGCCTGTTCTATCTCGTCTGAGAGAGTCTTTTCTTCTGTCCATAGATAAGACAGACAAGCCTCATCCATCTGATAATGATTCATTGTACATACCATTTCATTGTCAGAATACAGCAAGATGCGGTATGATCTATCTACCCCGAACCTAAGAATATATCTTCCACTGCATGGGACTTCTATCGTTTTATAGGGGATAACCCCTCGAGAAGTAACTTTTTCCAGGACGATTTTTGTAACCATTGCGCCCACGGTAAGTAGTGGGGCCGCATCCGACGTAATGCTTATGTCGCACCTGTTATCCATATTCATTGATATTGCCTGTAAATAAGCGTAGCGTTCGAATACCTGGAATATCTGGCTATAAGTCGATATTTCAAATGCTTGCAGGTCTTTTATCTTAGAATACATGTCACATGCTATCTCAAGAGGGGTAGGGGATACGCGCATGTCATGCAGGTACTGTAATTCATAATTCTTTATTGCTGCTTTCGCATCGTCTTCATGTATGCTTTTTTCATCTACTTTCCGCTTTACTGCTGAGATCGCGTCTTCTTTTTCTTTCTTCAGGCTCTCGTATCCTTTTTCCATTTCTTTTTGTATTGTACTGAATACTGATTCGGCATACCCGTCATCGATAAAGGAAGATACGTAGCTTTTCAGCTGTGACACATATTTCTCACTGCTTATCGATAGAAAGAATAATGTCATCGTCAGAGACTTATCAGCACCTTTAGCGCTATAGAATGAGTAGTTCCCGGATTCATTGAAACCGCCAATGATCATCGTGTCATCCGTAATCGGTGCCGAATTGATTCTCGACGGATCGTTGCTCTTGTACCAATAGACCGTGTCATGACCATATTTACGAGTATTTATCTTCAGTTCTATACAATCGCCATGCTGCCGTAAAAAACAGAATGGATATAATTCCATCATGCTAACTCTCCTTCGTAATGATGCCGAATGGCCGTCTGGGTGATTTTAAGTGCTCGTTGCAGCATCAACTGCTGCCTTCGTGCTTCAGTCGCATTGATATTTCCCTGGGTAAAATCAACCTGAATCTTTTTCAATCTCTCGTCGTAGCTATTTTGTGCTTCATTCATAGCTTCCTCTTCTGTTGCTGGCCAGTCTTTTGCTGAAGATGATGGTTTCAATGGGTCTGTGTCAGGAACTTTCGGTTTGCTTCCCTTGTCATCATCGTATGATGGATTTTCTACCGGAGTTGGTTTGTCTGGCGTTCTTCCTTTTGGAGTGACAATGGGTGGGAGGCTGTTATTTCTTCCTCCTGACGAACCTCCTGAAGCAATATTGGTCACGTCCGTCATGTAGTCAACATCTGTCGCGAAAAACTGATAAGTATTTTCCGTATACACGTCATTGATACTCATAACTTGTCCCTCATTGACAATAGTTACTCCATATATTGCCAACCTGGCCTCGGCTCCATATTCATTTGCACAGCTTACAGTTATATTGAATGGTGGAAGTTCATCTGTAAGCATGTGTGCATCAACTTCTGCATTTTTTAGATATTCTTCCATCATTTCTTTTGCCCAATGTTTATTGAACACAGTGAAGATCAGCGTGCCGGCAATAGTTCTTGTTCCAAAAACATAGCCTTTTGGATTCATATCTCCTACGCATCGCACAGGAGTTTTTTCATTATGGATTGAATAGGTTACAGTCTGAAGCGCTCCTATGATTTTAAATAAAGTTCCGCCAGTCGGTAGGGGGAGCTCAAATGAGCACACCATATCATGGCCGGAAAAAGTTGTATATGTATCGCCATATATGCTCATGGAGTTTCCAACTCGACCGCTTTTTAAGTCTGAAGCAATCATGCTTAACCTCTTTTCTGAAATTAGTCGACAAACGACTAAATCTTTTTTATAAAAAATAGGAAGGTCAAGGATTATATCCTCAACCTTCCTATTACCCTTTTACGGGGTGTAATTTAGTTCGAGTCTTTGTCGACAGGCTTCATATACTCAACCTTACGAGCAACGAATGTGCATGCCTTCTCAGATGTTACGTTATCGATTGAGAAGCCAGAGCCTTCGTTCAGGATCTCAACGCCGTACAGAACCAGAGTAGCCTTCTGGCCGTACTCATTCGCGAACGATACAGTGATATCAAATGGAGGAATCTCATCCGCATATGCTGGAGTAGTCGTTGCTGCAACGTTCTTCGTGATCTCTTCCGCGTTCTGCGAATTCGAACCGGAGATACCTGCAGATGCCATGTCGGTCATCTGGCTATCCCACTGATCAATCGTGATTGCCTGCATATTAAGATCCTTACCAATGCGCTGGAAGGACTGTTCGCTGGCGATATGCTCCTTTAAACCTTCGATCAGTGCATCACGGTCAAAGATCGTAAACACCAGAGTGCCTGCGATACCACGCTTACCACGAGAGAACGAACGCGGCTCAGCTGAACCCATCGTATAGATAGGTGCTTTCTCACGCTGTACATGATAAGTTATGGCCTGCAGCTCACCGATAACGGTGTTACCGAATGTGCATACAATGTCGCAACCACTAAACGAGGTATAAGTCTTCGTGTACTCAGTAGCAACTGTGTTATTTGCCATTATTATGTCAACTCCTTATAAGATTTATAATGAAAGGGGGCGTAGAGCCCCCGGACATCATACAGTGAGGTTATCCTTTACCTGGATCGTGTTACGAATCTCACGGATCTCATAGATCGGAACGATCTGATACGTGATATCGATGTAATTGAACTTCTCGATGCGAGTATCTGTATTCATCGTGAAGTTGTACTTCTCGACGAGAGTACCAACGATCTTGTCGAGCTTCGACTTGATTGCCGTATGCAGTGCGTTACGGTTTGCCGTATGGTTCTGCTTACCGATGAATGGCTCTGCTGCTGCACGGATCAATTCCTCGATGGAACCAACGATACGGCTGCAGGACAGGCGACGGTAAACGGAATCGGATGGAGCCATCGTGATACCATCAGTTACGACGATACCTTTCGAGAAGCTCTTACGCATGGTTACGATGCCCTTCGAAGTGAGCTTGCCCAGCTGATACTGAGTGAGCGAGAAGTTCGTGGAGTCGATCGCAATGGCCTGAGCCGTGGAGCTCTGGTCGAGTGGAAGAGTGGATACCATGCCGGCATAACCAGCAGCACCAGTAGCGCTGTACGTGTAGTTATAATCCGTCATTGGAACCGCATACTGAGCGAATACGATGGATACGTTTTTGCCGATCGGATACGGGCGATTCTGGCGGTCCAGGATGTCGCGGCCGGAGTTCGTCTTGGCATAAAGGTCGAAGTCCATCTCGAGCAGATCCGTTACCTTATCAGAAACGCTCTTCAGACCAACGTTGGTCATACGCTGGCAGCCAATGAAGCCGAACGTCGGAGTCGTTTTCAGCTCCGTGTACGTGCAGTGCTGTGCCAGCTGACGTGCGAAGTTATCAGTCGTGCGATACGGGATGTACAGGCTGTAGTCATAACCGATCGAGCGATCTGCTGCCAGGCTGAACTTCTCCGTATAAACCTGAGGGAACTTGCCGTTCGTGTTCTCGACGAACTCATCTTTCTCAACCGCACCGTCATTTGACATGGCAGCCGTGAACAGCTTCGAAGTGATAACGTTCGTATTGAGCAGCTCTACCAGCTCTTCAAGGGTCGTATTCACGAACACCGTGGAGCCGATAACCACTTTATTGACACCAGTCGGCAGGTTCTCAGCGAATACTACCGTCTTCTCGTTGTCATCTTTCGTGACGTTCTCGAAATCACCGACCGGAGTTAGTTCATTGCCAGCACCAGAAGCATAAACGAATACGTTATCCAAGATGCTGCCAAGGACAAACTTAGCGTTCACGGTCTTCATGACTTTGTCGACCGTCTTCGGCGTACGCGGCGGCGTAGCAGCTGCGGCATCGGCATTTTCTTTGTCCTGGTTTGCTTTCGTAGCGTCAACGTCTACTACTTTCGTGCTCATTACATCGGCCGGCTTGGATACGATGCCAGCTGCATCTACCGTGTAGAGTGCATTCTTGCCATCCGTGCCTTTGACGATGAAAGACTTACCAGCCAGGGTCTTCGCGTCAAGATCCACCAGGCCAGAAGTCGTAAAATGCTTGAACTCGTTCGTGTCTTCAACGAGTACTTTCGTACCGGCTGCGAAATTTGCTTTTGCAAGATCAGCTGCCTTGGCAACTGCACCGATGACCTCGAATACTGCATTGGTGTAGATGTCGGATACAGCAACCGTTTTATTTGTATCTTTTGAGATATCCTTGAAGCTTACTTCGTATGCCTTTGCGTTTACGCGCTCAGCGGCATCAACTTTCGGAGTAAGTACGATCGCCTTTGTCTGGCTCGTGGCATCGACCGAAAGAACCTCGACCTCTTTTGCGATTGCCTTCTGGAAGTCAGTAGCACGCGGAAGCTTGCCGGAGATCTTCTGATCTGCATATGCACAAGTCAGGGCACGATAACGGATCTCTGCGTCCTGCAGGACGGAATAGATACCATCCTCGATAGCCTGGATGCGATTTGCCGTATCTTCGGTCGGCGTCTCACGAATACGCGGAGACAGCTCGTTGTTGTTGCTGTCCAGGCGACGCTCTGCGCGAGCTGTTACCGCATAGCCACAGCCGAGACGCTTATAGAGCTCGAAAGAAGAAAGGTTGGTCTCTTCATAGTCAACGAAATCCGGGATCCATGCGCGATCCGAAATGCCGGACTGTTTCAGAAAGTCATACGGCTTGATCATCGTGATGCTGACATCGCGAAGAATCGTACGAAGATCATCAGCTTTGGCGGCATAGATCGGCAAGTTCTGCGTCACATCCGTGTTGATGATGAGCTTACGGAAGTAAGCATCAGTGAAATCGGAGTACGGCTTCGTTACGCCATTCTCGAGCAGGCAGAACTGAGTCTCGGTCTTCTCCGTCAGGCCTTTTGCGTTAGCATTGCGACCGATGAAGTAAGCACCAGGATACATAACGCCAAGAGGAATCTCATAAGCTTCCATGGAATTCGTGACGTCAACGCCGTCAGCATTTACGATGGAGAGCTTGATAACATTATTGTATGCATCGGAATTTACGAGGTTGATCATATCTACGAGTTTGGAATCGTAGTTGATCGAGCGATCCTCGGCAAGTTTCAGCTCCGTTACCAAGACTGCGTTCGAGCTCGTTACCAGGCCGCTCTTTTTCTCTGCAATCGTTGCACGGGAGGCCGGCTTATAGAAGCTTACCTTCTCAGCACCCTTGCTGTTGTCGTAGTACATGTATACTTCCTTACCAGTGTTGGATGGGAACATGGAAGATACACGAAGCTTGAATCCGTTATCTACGCAGAAATTGAAGTCCTTGTAGAGATCCTTACCGCCTACTCGAACTGCGTAAATCGTACGGCAGCCACGATCCCAGGCATCCTGCACACCAGCGGTCAGGGTAGCTTCCTGTTTCTTAGTGGAATCATACGGCGCACCAAATACGTAAGCTGCGTGTTCCGGAGAGTATACCGGGGTAGGAACACCGACAGGGCCATCGAAAGCAGTACCAATCACCAGTTCACTATCAGTCGTGCCAAACAGCGAGGTGTCATAACCATAGCTATAGTCAGCTTCGACTTCTGTGATAACGCCAGGAAGGTTGTTTTCATTGTCAAAAATACTCATTTACTTTTTCCTCCTTACAGGTTTTATCCATCAATCAATGGAAACATTCTCAATCTCAGAATCGAATGTAGCAAAGAGTTTTTCGATCGTTACAGAGTATTGAAGGCTCCGTATCGACAGGCTCTGCCGGTATTCGTCAAGATTCTTGTCTGTAAAATGCTTTTTGAACAAAATTTCAGCTACTCCGTTTTCCTTAAGGTAAGCGGAGTAATTGAAGATAAGTTCTTCAAAATCATTCATTACTTTATTAACCGTCTTATAATCACAAGCGAAGAAATTAAATTGCACTACGCAATCGAATCTTTGCCCGTAAATACGCCCTTTTCTACGGCTGTTTTTGTCGTCTGTAATTTCGTCAATAGTTTCTCTTTCACGAGGTTTAAGTTCTTTAGAAGGCTCTCTTTTGATTACTTCATAATAAATGTAAGGATGGTCAATTTTCTTTGACATATCTGCACTTATTCGCGCGCCTTCATCGGGTTGGAATTCTACTTCCATCTTCTTCATGCCTTTTGTTACAAGCATGCTAACCATCGTGACAAAGTCGTCAAGACTGGCTCCTTTATTTGCTTTCGTGATAGGAGCTGGAACTCGATCTTCTTTTACGATCTCTTCCGGACTTTCACTAATGTTATTACTCGCATCCTGTTGTTTTTGGAGAAGTATCCCTAAATTATCAAGCTGCATTGGCTTTACAGTGCTCATGACCCAATCTCAACTCCTTTTTCAATGGTTATTTCAGCGATGCTATTGACTGGCCAGATCTTGAATCTGTTTAGGACCGTTACGGTTCCAGGGTCACCGCGATATGCTTGGACGCTTTCAATTTTGTACTTATATATCGCGTAACCAGTAAGGGTCTTGAGATAGAGTTCTAGTTTCTTTGCGATTCTTAAGCGTTGATACTCTGTATATTGGCGTCCTTTGAACTCCGTGAAGTCTATCTCTCGTTCAATAAGCTTACAGATCCTAGAGATGGTTACAATTTTTTGAGAAGATCCGAGAGGGGCTTCATTTAACAAATTTTCTACCGTGCAATCGCACAAATAATGGTTTTTAAAGTAAGCCCAGCTGCCAATGCCGTCATACTGATCAATATCAAATATTGCGGTGCCAAAATTTGCGGTGGGGTACAGGCTGATATCTGTCGTGCATAGTGCCGCTGCCAAGTAGATATTTGCATATTTTGTTTCTTCCAGGTTATTAGCAACAAATATCATGTTTTCTTTGTTCACTCCTGGATAGCAGTTTGTGCAGAACTTTTTTTCTACATCATTCATGTCTTTTATGAATGCATCCATATCTTCATAGAGTGAAGCATGCTTGTCTGTAGTGATGAAGACCGATCGATTATGTATATTCAGATGGTTCATCAGATATGAGAAGTATGTCGTTTCGTGATTACTGTTGGAGACATCCGTAAATGTCTCTGAAAGATATATACTGATTGGGACAACGTAAGCAAAGTCATTCTGCTCAATCGTGTCTGAGATGCTTAAGAAATCATAATGATTTCTGATATTCATGAGAAAAATGTATTCGACACCAAGAGCCTGTGCTTTTAGAAAGCAAGCAGTTAATTCGGAGTTCGGCCCATATCTTTTAGCAACTTCAGTTGGATCTTCTTCATATGTTGGGTTTGCAATGGAAAAATCAGTATCTCCTTTGCCGATAATTAGCATATTTGAATGCTTGTCTATCGTTACTTGAACCAAAGGCTCATCTTTCGAGAGATTAATTGGAATATCCGGCATTTTTTAGCACCTCCTTGAAATTTTTCAAGAATGTCATAGTGTTTGATTTCATAGGAGCTGTAGAGTGCTTGTAATATATCGGATTCGTAGAATTCGTACGTTCCGAGTATATATGCTGTAACACGTCTACATCAGACCCATCAACGATGATATCCTCAGGCGATGCATCTACCTCTGTTAGAGTGTAGTAGTTGCCGGCTACGACTTTTTCACCATAGCCAAGACCATCTCCACGCATAGAGATGTCTTCATTTTGATGAGCTGCGTTTACTCTAACGAGCTTTATTTTCTTTCCTGTGCCCAAACATCTTTTACATTTGGGATCAGGCTGCTTCGTTGTAAAATCTACACATGTGCAGTTCGTATTCTGGTCTCGTAAAACAAACCAAACCGGATAAGAGAATTTCTTGATTACGCTGCGGATTTTTGTGTCCATTGGTTCCATTATCAATTACTCCCTTCCGGTGGCGTACGAGAAATACTATCCAGGATCTTGTCGACTGTTGTATGCGATACATCCGAGTTCTGGTCAGATTTAAGGCCCACACGGGTTGCTTTTGGTTTCGCACGCCCTTCGTTGAAGTATCCACGTATGGCATCCTGCCATTTATCCAGATCTTTGCGCAGATCCGCTATCATATTTTTATAGCTGCCGGAGTTCATAGAATCCTCAATCGTTGCGGTGTCAAGCGTATAAGTACTTCCGCCTCCAGACGACGTCCGTTCCATGCAGGAACGCGTGAGACAGTCCAGGACAGCTTTCGTGCGGACAAACTGTTCTCTTGCGAACGTATTCGTGCTTGACGTTGAAGACGAGGCACTTGCTACATAATCTGCGAACTTAGAAGCATCACGGATATAAAGCAGCATATCTTCTTTCGGAATGCCAAATGAATCAGTCAGTGCCCTGACGCTGCTGAGTGTGCAGTACATAGGGGAGAGGGGAGTCATGATATCAACTGATATTGGCGGCAGCTCTTTTTTACCGTCTTTCGACTTCACTCCTTTTATCCGTATTGTATATACGCTATTTTCCTTGATCGGATCTTTCGGTTTGATATGGATAACCGTGTTATCTTTTATCTCCTGTGTGAAATCAATTTTTTCGATTGACATTACACATCACTCCTCGTAACGGATATTTCGATGCCATCTGACGATATCGCTTCGCTAAAAGAAAACGGAAAATCATCGGGGATTGTCTCGCATAATACATCATAGTTAACCGTGAGTTCCCCAGTCTCAACCCGGTCCTCTATTGTGATAGGGGATTGCGTTCCGCTACCGGTATCTGTATTTGGAGCTGTCGCCGACTTTTTGTACGTGAAAGTAACTATGTCGCTCCAAATACCTACCTCTGTGCCTTTTACGGCACGGATTCTTGCGTAATATTGTCCTTCGTCGGCCGGTGGTTCCATAGTGTACTCATTTTTGCCATTAATGGATATGGTGTTGCCATTCGTGATGTTGTAGAATGCATTTTCGCGACTGACTTGTAACTCATATGAGTTTGCGAGCTGATCTGTCGGCTTTGCCGGCGTTTCTTTCCATACGAAGTGAAACAGCGAAGTAAGCTCAAAATTAGATGGGGTAGTGAAGGCAACCGTAGATGTCACGTCGCTATTGAATGCCAGATTACGCATAAGGGCGTCTTCCAGGTGAGTCCCTACGATGTCGGATACAGAAGCCTGTATATATACGGCGTATGTTGTATTTGGCTCGTAATCTTTCGATTTGATGTAAATATCGTGCCCATCAACAACGGTTTCTACGTTGAGGAGTGATCTGTTTTTATGATTAAGGACAAATATACTGTCCGGCGTTACAGAGTCCTCATCGACGACAAGGGAGCAATTCACTATGATTGCTCCCTTCTGTAATGATGCGTCGATGCTGACTATGGAGAATTTTTGTTGCGCCATAATCGCACCTACTTTCCTTATTTAGCAGATTTGCCGTTTGCCTTTTTCTTGCCCTGTTTCGGCTGCTCTTTGTGAGCTTCTTCTTTTTTCTCAGCAGCTTTCTCTTCCTTGACGGCAAGCTTCTCGGCGGCCTTCTTCACTTCGTCTCCGGCCAACTTGTCTACTTCCTTCTTTACTTCTTTTCGTACATCTTTGTTGCCATCGACCTCTTCTTTGAGTTTTTCGATGACTTCTTTATGGACTTCCTTCGCAATTTCCTTCTGCTCGGAAGCCTCATCGGCATCCTTGTATTCTTTCGGCATCTTTTCTTTCACGGCAGCCTTCACTTCTTTTTTGATGCTGCTTACCGTATTCGGAGCCAGTACATACTGATCACCATGACGAACCAGCTTGAATGGAGCCGGATCCGGGCCAAGCGTACCGTTCAGCAGCTGAATACGGCCAGATTTGATCGAATTACGAATATGAGACGTATTCGTACCTTCGAAGATCTGAGCGGTAGGGGCACCAACTGTAAGATGGATTCTGCTGAGCTCATCAAAATAGCCTCCCTGGCCAGGCATCAATTTAATCGTTGCAATTGCTTTAGACATGATAAATATCCTTCTTTCTACAAAATGAAGAGTTTAGGTCAAATAAAAAGGCGGCTGTATGTTAGCCGCCCTAATATCAAAACTTAGGCTTTCGGAGTGTTCGTCGAGCCACCAGTGATGGAAGCCTGACCCGTAGCCGTAGCGCCAGCGATCGGAAGGTTGACATTGACTGTCGGAGCAACCGGATACGTCGGAGCAACTGCGAGGTTGCGAGCAACCGTGATACCGCGACCATTATTCGTGATACCTACGCCATAGCGCTCTTTGCACTTCAGCAGGCGCATGTCACGTTCTGGATCAGTCCAGTTATCCGTTGACAGGCCTTCTTTTTCGACAATAACGCCGACGTTGCTGCGATCGATGCAGTACATATCGAATTTCTTGTTGACTTTGTCGAAATGGACAAACGGGGAGAAGTTGATCTGCATCGGCATCGGCAGACGATTCTGCACCTGATCCGGCGTCATGATCAGCTTCTGCGGGCCTTCGTCAGCCTGCAAACCTGCAAAGCCCGGAGTACCCTGAGTAGCGCCCCATGGATGTACTTGAGAAGCACCGAAAGCGCCGTACGTCAGGCCGTTACCAATCATGGAGTTACGAGCAAAGATAACCCAAGTCAGCGGATGCATGATGATGTCCGTCGGAGTCATGTCGTTGCCCATAAGGCCGAGCACGAGGTCCAGGAAATCCTCAACCGTCATCGTATCATTGAGCGAACCGTCTGCTGCACGGCCCTGAGTACCTGCTTCCGGCATCTGAGCGCGGAGGTTGTTATCAAATACAACCGTACCGTGATCGGAGAAGCTGTTGAAGCACCACTCTTCTTTATAGCGACCCATTGCCTGGCCCATCTTGCGAACGTTGATGCCGTAGATGTCCCAGCTGGAATCCGTGATAGCTTCCTCGGTGATCTTCACTTTGAGACCGATCTTCTTCACCCGAACCTCGAGCTGACCGTTCTCAACCGTGTTGAAGTCAACAGACTCTTCACGATATCTCGTGCCTTCACCGACTTCGTGTGCGAAGAGCTCGCCCACGACTGGGATAACATATACTGCGGAATTGCCGCCATCGACATGGATCGTGTTCATGAAGCGCGTAGCCAGATACTCCGGCTCTGCTGCCTCACGCAGCTGACCCTCGATAACCTTCGGGATGAGCTGCACAACATCCGTGGAAGTAAGACCTTCCTGAATGCTCGTGCGGCCATGAGAATAGTCACCGTTGATATTTCTGATCATTTTCTCCATAAGGTCGAAAGCGCCCGGAGCAACGTCCGGCTTCTTGCCCTCCTGGAGCTGTTTCTGTGCTACATTGCGCAGCTTGATGATGTTATTTAAAGTTTCCGTAATGGACTTTGGCATAGCATATTGCCTCCTTATTTATTCGTTTGAGATAACAATTAGAGTAAAAGCGGGGGACACGCCCCCGCGCATCATTACTTCTGGAACAGAACCTGAATGGAACCGCAAATGCCATCCCAATCCATAAATGTAGGAACGCCAGCCTGGCCGCGTTTCTTACCACCAAGTTTGACTTCGCAGCCGCCCTTGTAAGCATCCGTGTTGAGGAACGTATCCGCTGCTTTCTTGTCGTCAGCATTGAGAACCTCGAGAACTACGAGACCCTGTTTCGGGTTAGCGTAGGTTACCGTAAGGCCGGTTGCACCGATCTTGGCACCCTTCACGCAGTTCGTTGCAGCTTCGTTGCCAACTTGGATCTGAAGGCTGCCTTCCTCCATGTTGACCTCGATTGCGCGGAAGAACATCTTCACGTAATCTTTGCCGCCAGCATAGTGGATCATGCCTGCACGCGTCATCGGAATTTCGCGTACAACTGCGTTTGCACCATCAGTCAGACCCGGGATACCGAGATCGCTGTACTGATACTCAGGATTCATGCGCGGATCATAGTCGTCTTTGCGACCAGCGGAAGCCAGCATATGTAGATCATGCTTCAGGTAGTTCTTGTCGTACGGATAGCCAGGATACTTGCCCTCGCTGTTAAACGGAGAACCATTGACAGCATCTTCGCCGTGACGGTTCGTCTTAGCGTAGATTGCCGGGTTGAATTCTTCAGAATTCAGACGATCTTCAAGTGCCCAAGTAGCCCACTTAGCAGCACCCTCAGGAACGAGCTCATGGTTTACGCTGTAAACCTGGCCGATAACCTGCTGACGCTCGAGCTCATACTCAGCCATGCCCATCGTAGCAACTTCATCCGGGAAGGAGAGAGGGGAGACCGTTACGCGGCCGTTCTCATCGGATTTAACCAGTGCGCCCGGGAAGATATTGCCGTATGCGCTGCCCCACGGATTCTGCTCTGCCTTATCCTTATATGCGAACCATGGGAATACCACGAGTGCATCCGTAAGAACTGGGCCAGGCATGATGCCGTTGAAAGCATCGTCGTCACGAGTGTACTCGTTGCGCTCGATCATACCGAGAGGAACATTACCCGTACGATAGTTGTTGACTTCCTGACCACCAACGATTACCTTACCAGTCGTATCGCTCAGCGTCATGCCGGCAGCAACCATCTGGTCAGAAGGAGAAGCAAACGTTACGGATGCTTTTGTATCGCCAGCTGCCTCGACACGTTTCGAGAACGGACGATAAGCATTCTTCGTGTAAGCATCCTGCATGCCAACAACTGGGATCCAGTCTTTACCAGCATTCAGTACTGCAGTACCCTGTTTGCCATCAGATACGAGGGATACTTTATCCTTCTTATCATCGCGGTACTTATCTTCTGCCTTACGCAGACGAACTGGAGCGCCGCCATTCGCAAGAGTCAGCGTATTGAACTGCTTCTGAGACTCAAAGTCCACGAGGTCCATATGCTGGTCGACTGCGACGATACGGCCTTTCGGGATAACGATCTGATTGAAGCCATAAGCGAAACCATAACGGAACAGCGTAGGAAGACGATAATCGAATTCATACTTCGTGTTCAGGACGTCATGCTCTGACGAATCCATTTTCGTGTTGGTACGGTTAAGGCGGTCGCCTTCATTTCTGTGCCCAGGCATGTCTACCTGGAACTGTTCGCCGCGAGCACCAGGCTGCAGACGTTCATTTACTGTCAAGTCATTAGATTGTAATGCCATTAAAATTCAGCTCCTTATTTATGCGTGTTGAAAGTATCAGTAAGCAGACTGCCTAGTGCATCTTTCAAATTGATATTACTATCCGTATTCGACTCTTTAACATTCAGCTTCTGGTCATTGCCTTTTGCGCCTTCAGTGATCGTCGGGTCCTGTACGGAATTCGGCTTCGGGATAACCGGATCAGCCGCTTTCTTGAATTTGATCGAGAATTCCTCTTTCAGGTCCATAATGGAATCGCGAATAGAATCTTCGGTCCGGCTCTTCACGGACTCTGCTTCGAGCTCTTTCTTACCAGTAGCAAGACGAACAGCCTGCAGCGTCTGTACCATACTTTCTTTCAGCTTAGCCTTCGTGTCGGCAATCTCGGTTTCGAGACCCTCACGGAGCTGCTTTGCTTCTTCTGCACCCTCTTCAAGGGTTTTCTTTGCTTCTGTCAGCTCAGTTACCTGACCTTCAAGGCCGGCCTTAGCTTCCGTAAGCTCTGTTATTTTCGTGTCAGAAGCAGTTTTCGCCTCTTCGAGCTCTTTTACTTTCGCATCGAGTTCGGAGATCTTTGTTTTAGCTTCTGCCAACTCTTTCTCTGCGTTAGCATTTGGTTCTGCCATAGTCTTATTCTCCTTTTTGGTTAAAGTATTATCGAGACTTTCAGTTATTTGAGGCTTAGCTCCTGACTGTGTTGCCGGATACACTTTGTTGTTCTTTGCGTATATATCCGACGGAACAATAACATAACTGAGCTCTTTGGCTTCCATACTGTAGATATCCCAGTAGCATGTCTTCAGTTTGTTACCAACTTGATATGCTATGCCACGTTCGTGTTCGCACATGTCTCCATCCGATAATTGCTTACCGCAGATAGAGCAGCGGACATCAGTGGCGATAACGCCGATTGATACCGTGTCGAGACGTCCATCTTTCACGCCCTTTTTTGCTTCTTCTTCAGAAACATTAACGGTGAATTTCACCGCCGGCGTTTTGGAACGTCCGGACTTCGTTACATACTCGGCAGCACACACTCTGCCGATGATGTCACCATCTTTATCATTATGGTGTTTAATGAGAGGACGGCGATAAGGTTTCGTCCAAGATGGTGTACTGTCGATTAAGCATTCAGGCATGTAACGCGTGTAGTTCCTCGTTGCGTGAGGATAACCATGAATGCCTTCGATTTCGACCATTAATGAGTTCGGATCAATCGGTTCATCTGCTTCGACGTTTCTTCCTTCGGTTAAATCGAGGGAATGAACGCTTTCACTTGCTGCTTCCGAGAAGAATCCGTTCGCATCTTCATGGTCAATAGTTTCTCTGATCATCAAAGCCATTTACTTATCACCTGCCTTTTCGAGTCCGATTTTACACGTACAGTACGCATGAAAAGCGGGAATGTCGTCCAGGCTAAATTTATTTGTATGAACGATGGCATCGTGAGTCTCATTGTCATCACTCTTTCCAAAGTTCACATAAACCTGGTCAATGCCAAGTTGGCTACAAGCTTTCACATAACCAAACCAACGAGCCTTAGAAATGATTTCCTCGCATAAGAATCTCATTCGATACTCGACAGCGTTAAAGGCCGCTTCGCGATCTTCATAAGTCTTTGCGGTATTCAAACGTTTTCGGATATCCTTAAACATGTTTGTAGTAACAGTCTCTATTTTGTCGTTAATCAGTTTTAGTGATACTTTCCTGAGAGCATCCGGTTTTTTACCGCTGTCTTTCAGAGCTTTCTGTATGCCGCCTTGGGCTTCAAACGCAACCTGACTTTTAAGCTCTTTCACAATGCTATCTCGTGCAAGAGGCAGTGCTACATAAGCTTTAACGCCATGTTCACATACATCATTACGCGTTGTCGTATACTTTTTGAACACAGATGGGAAATTTTTCTTGTACTTATCGATGTTTGACTGTGTAGAAGACTCTTTCAGGTCTAAAAACGACTCCTTGATGTTGGCCGTAGTCGTTCCATGCTGATTCCTAGGCTGCATGGTATTCTTGATCGTACCATTTGTCGTTTTCGTTTTCGATGGACCGGAAGTGCCGGTATTGGCCGAGGCAGATCCTGTTCCGCTCTGCGAGAGTTTGGCGTTGACGAGCGCCAATGCATTAGGCTGCTTGATCATATTGTCGTACAGTCTCGACTCGTCGACATTGTCTGCACGCTGGCCAAGCTGTGTACGCATCTCTTCGAACGGGATTGCATTGCCCTGGAACTGATTCATTGCATGGCTTTCCATCTTCACCTTAGTATCGAGGTCGATTTCCTCGAACTGGAACTGTACGATGTCCTGCTCATTCATGATTGGGTTATATCCGCCCTCAAGAAGCAGCTCATTTATCAGCTTCTCTTCAATGAAGATCTCAAGAGTGCGCTGGAAGTATTTAACAGAGTCGTGGATCTGCTGTTCCATGGAATCAGCATCCTGTTTAGCTCCGCCGCGTCCCATCATAGCTTCAGACATATTCAGAGCAGCAAAAACGCGCTTTTCGAAGTAATTCAGGTATCCTGTAGCGTCGAGAGCCGTCCCTTCTGCACCAATCGCATCGAATTCCGTTCTTTCGTTAGTTACGAGGATACCATCGCTTGCCAGCTTCTCTACTTCATTCTTTGCATCCGTAATTTCCTGGTCGGTAGCCATAAAGCCGGCTTCAGGCAGGCCAATCTTCATCTGATAGAGAGGAATGGCGAAACGATAGATCAGTGTCAGGACATTACCTTCGATTTTCCGTAAGAGTTTTACGTCTTCCATCGCAGCGACGATACGAGGGGTTCCGAAGAGCTCGCCGCCCTGCTTATCCATATAGATATGAATGACATCCGTCGGCTTGAACTTCGTGGTGTTCTGTCCGGACTGCTGCTGGTACTGTTTGATTGTACCGGTCTTGTCTGTCTTGATCTGTACCGTTGATGGGTCTACGCGGAAATATCCGCCTACTGGTTTCGTGTCTAGGATACCTTTTGCCTGTAAGCCGCCGATATTTGTCATATCGACACGGCTTTTAACAAGAAAGGCGTTGGAGTAGGAGACAAGGTCATCAGCAACCTGCTGAAGGACGACATCCATAGGGGTTCCTGTCATGAATCCCATCATTCTGAAGCGGGATCTGATGTATTCAGCCGCAGCATCGTTCTGGCTGACGATATTGTAGCCGGCCTTGAAAACCAACTGGCTATATTTCGTTATGGCCAGCTTAATGTAGGAATCTGCAGCGATTGCATCCTTAATCTCGCTCAGATCGTAAGAAGAAGAGGTAAAATCACCATTTGAGCCTTCACTGACGTTACCGACAGCCTTTACTACAAAATTCTTGATGTTTGCTTGAGAGATCTGCCCCGAAGTACTTCCCGTGGCTTCGGTGATTACTTTTTTTGGCTTCGTGTTGTTGGGGATACTGAGCCCCAATGCAGTTTTTATATTTTCTATAAGTTTCATACTATGCCTCTCACCATGCTTGATATTTATCCATGCTGCTTGAATACAGGCTTGCTTCCTTCCTACGAAGCTCTTGATATCTTTCTTGCAATGATCTGTCTAACCCATATTTACTTTCCGCTTCATCTGAGCTAAACCATGATTCATTCGGCGCACATCCGTGCTCGGCCTTATACTTAGATGTAGCATTCCTCAGATTCGTGGCCATTCTGCCGGCCATTGAGTCTGCTTCGGCTTTTACCTGCTGGTATTGCTGATATTCAGGCGACGCTTTCCATGTATTTCTGACTTCGTCTCTCTGTTTAAGGCGTTCTTGATAAGCCGCTGCCTCTCGTTTGCTTTCTTCAGCTTCTTCCTGCTTCCTCTTGTTCTCAGCATCTTGCTGTTCTTTGTCGGCTTTTGCTTTCGCATCGCTTTCTTCGGCTTTTTCCAGTCTATTTGGATCATTCGAGCTGCTGATCGCGGCAGAAGATGGAGATGTAATTTTGCTTAGGTCGCCAAAATCATGGCCACCCAAGCACCCTGCACCGCTGCTATCTATGCCACCACTAAGCATACCAATAAGATCACTGGCTTTTCCGCTTTTTACTTTGTCTAAAGCATCTTTAGCTAATTGTTGTGACTGCGCAGCTGTAGTAGTGTCTGTTTTTGCAGCCGTTCCATTGTCAGTATTACCAGTTTTGCTACTATCTGTACTCTTCGCATCGTCAGTTTTATCGTCTGTCGTTCCGGCATCTGTTGTTTTGTTAGCAGCTGCGGAATCAGGCTGATCGATTGGATTACCGTCAAGATCGATATGATTACCTTTCTTGATCTCTTCTCCAGTCATGCTAAGCTGCTTCTGAGAATTCAGTGTCTTTTCATTCTCTTCTTCTTTTGCTTCTTCGGCCTTCTCGCGTGCTGCATCCTCCTCGGCCTCCTTGGTTTCCGCCGATTCGTATATCTTAACTCCGGCATTAAGAAGCTTTCCTTTTGCCTGAGCTTCCTTTACGGTCATTGACAAGATGTCATCCATCAATGAGATTGATGAATTCAAGTATTTGTACATGTTATATAATGCGTCAGAGTATTTTTGATCATGAGAAGAACGATTTTCTCTCAATAATCCATTTGAGTGAGAATCGAGGTAAGAGCCAGAATCTCCATATTTCTCGCCATAATATTTCACGCGCTCTTCTTTAGCGATGTGCCAGGCGCGCATATGCATCATTGTTTGGTCGACATTATGGGTTTTCTTCATGTAACGTTTCTTTTGGTCGCGAATGATTTGAGATCTTACAATATGATCACGAAGATGCCCAAGATTTGGATCACTTACTTCCACAGTGTCTCCGTCAAATTTTTTTGTTAGATTATCAATATTTTCTACTCCGCATTCTGCCATAACCATCAACATTTCCTGGAAGTATTTCTGAATGATAAGCTGCAGCTGCTGCAAATAGTAGTTTTGCAGGTTAACTTGGTCAGTGTCATATCCATCTTGAATAATCTGGACCAAAGTTCTGGGGCTTACAACTTTTAACGCAATATTTGTTGTTGACGGGAACATATTCGGAAGATTATTCACCCCGGGGTTAGTTTCCTTTGGAATATCGGATATAAAGTTTATTTCTGGTATTTTAGTACTTTTAGGAGCGATTACGTCCCGCTTATGAGGTTCTGGTGTACTCCCATCTGGGAATGCTATCATAAGGCGTTTTTTCAGCAGTTCGATGCTCTTCTTTATTTCTGGGAAGTCCGGGATAAGATCCTGCACTTCTTCAAAATCATGATATATTTGTGCCGGTGTATTTTTGGCTGGTTCATCGGGGATTGGTGGAATATCATCCTCGACTTCTTCTATAAACTCTGCATCGGACCGATATGTCCTATCAGGTTTAAGCACCGGCACATACAGTAAGTCATTTTTTTTACTGTCTTCCATTGGTATTCAACTCCTTGTAAAAATCAGGATATAAAAAGGACGCTAAGCGGAGGGGAGAAACTTAGCGTCCTTTAGAAAGGGGATATATAGAATCGGGCGGGAGAGTTCCCGATACTACCACATTGAACGGCCTCCAGTTCCCATTCCGGAACGTGCACCCCAGCTAGAACCGCCACTAGACGATGGCCTTGCTGAAGTAAGAGGTACGTGAACCCATTGTTGGTAATCTCCGCGACGTTCGTTCGGACCTTTGCCGGCCTGTACGTAGTTGTCTCGTTTTTTCCAAGGGTTTGCCGTGGGTGATGAAATTTCCCTCAATGCAACGTTGGCTTTTGACATTCCAAGCTGTACTGAGGAGTGCTCCATTTTCGAAGTAATCTGCGGACGCTTAATTGCGCGCGTGATATCTGGGAACTTCAAAACGAATGCCAGATAGGCGAGACCGAGTGCATCCACAAAATGCTCGTTTACGGATGTATATACCGGCTGTCCGCTCTGGGAAATTCTTTCGACACAATAGTCGATAAGCTGTTTATGAAGAGTCTCGTCGAAAGGGGAGAGGATAAGCCGCTGCCGGTCGAATGCCATAACGAGCTGATTTACCATGAATGGCTTCATCGGCTCTTTCGTGATGACTTGAGTAATCGGATCCATGATGTCCAAAGTGTTCTTGAACTGATAACCAATTACTTTGTTCTTCAAACCTGACGACGGATGTTGATCCCCATAGATATGAAGACGTTCAATCTGGTAGTCTCCGTATCCACGGTCGCAGAAGATCCAGGAGGGGTTATAGATGTGATTCATCCGGATAACCCAGTTGACCGCATTATCGATCGTGTACTCCGCACGCGGAACTTCTACTCTCTTTATTACTCTGAAGACTTTTCTTTTAATGTCGTAATCCAAAACAATTATTGAACTACTCGCTTGAAATTGGTCCCAATCAACGCCTATACAGCGAAACGGGTTGAGAGGGGCGGGGTTTTCATAAGAATAATCGAGATATGCTGGTTCTTTCTTGCCGTCAAGCTGTCTGAGCTGCGTTTCGCTCAACTTATCATAGGTATACCAATCTGTTCTTGATGCAAGGTCGACTTTGTCTTTATCGAATACACCAGATTCCTCTGTACCGAATATGGCGAGGATCTCATGATCGTACTGTGACGGTGTAAGCTCTGATCTGAACTGGTCTTCCATTTCCTGACACCAGTTCGGGTTGTGCATTGATGGATGATAGTGCTCCTGGTAACCCATCTTCGCATCCGTGCACATCTTATAGAACGTTCCTCGTTTACCAGTTGGGGTAGAGGAAGCAGTGATACCAATATCAGCACGCTCGCCGGCGATCATTGCGACCGTAGAGTAATCTGACTCGCCCATGTAGTCCAACTCGTCAAGCATCAACCAATCGGCTCGTTGACCACGGATTGATGCTGCGCCGGATCCCGATGATGCACCGGTCGTGAAACCCATGATTACGGATCCATTGCTGAATTCGATCGTATATGGAGAGTTCTTCATTTTGACTACCTCTCGTTTGATGAGAGGCGAGTCGTGAATCAGCTCACGCATGCGCATGAAGAGCAGATTGACCTGGTTCTCATACGGGGTAACGTACAGAACGCGGAACATCTTGTTCGTGAATGCCTTATGCATACCTTCAACAACCATCGTCTCTGATTTACCAGTACGACGACCGCAGCGGTATACCTTACGAAGTGATTTATCGTGAAGCATCTCTTCCTGGTAATCACGAGCCTGCCACGGGCCCATCTTTTTTGTCTGCGCATCGTTTGAAACTAAGAATGCCTTAGCCCATAGAACTGGGTCAGCCATTATTTTTCTGAGTTTTGCTTGTTGTACTGGTGATAATTTTGCCATTATTGTCCTGCGAACGGATCCCCATAAAGGTCCGCATTGCTCCTTTGTCCTTTATTTCCAAATACGCTCGATACAGCTCCACCCAAAACAACTGACGAAGTTGCAACTGGTACTACGTCGTACCCTCCGACATAGTCCATCACGCCAGGATTCGAAGCTTTTTTCAAAAAACTATCCTGCATTTCAGATGCGTCCCCGGATACTCCATATTTTTTATTTAATGCCGATAATTTTTCTGGATCTGGGGTTCCATCCTTCGCCAGATCGGCATATTGGTCTGTATATTCCCGATACGATCGAGATGCACTTTTCGAAGCGTATCTTTCTGCACGATTCCTTGACTTATCATTGGCCATCTCATCGAGTTTTGCCCCAAATTCTTCGTCATATGTAAAACTTGCATCTGCTTTTGGAGCTTCTCCAGAAGTCCTTAGCCCGATGTCCGGTGGTGACTGGTCTGCCGGTTTTTCGGCGTGACTCTCTTCAATTTCTTTTTCTATCCGTTTAGTTTCCGCCTGAGATTCATCTATCCCAGCTTGAACTTTTTCAAGTTGCCTATCAATGTTGTCGCTGTGGAGCTTGACTTCATCGGCCGGATCAATTTTTCTTTCATTACGTTTATCGTAATCTTCGCGTTCTTGCTGCTGCTTATTCCATTGCTCTTCTGATTTTCGTTCAAAATCAGCTTGAGCCCTGGCTTGCCGCTGTTCTTTGGTCTCGTTAGCTGCAGCCTTAGCTTCAGCTTTTTCCTGCTGTCCCGCTCGTGTTTGCGCTTGCTGTTGTTCACGTACATCTTTGGCATGAACTCTTTTCTTTTTGACAGGATGATTCTGACTGTTTCCGCCTCTTGATGGTTGAGTGGTAGCAACTTCTTCCGGAGCAGAAACAGTTGAGGCTGGAGCGGGATTAGGCGCCTCTCGAGCTACTGGTTCCGTAATTTTCGCTTCATTTCGTTCTTTCAAAGGGATTTCTGCTCTTTGGACCTCTGCCAGATCTGCTCCTGCTTCTCTAAATTCGCTACCGCCATTTCTTAAACTCATCGTACCAGTAGAAGTGATTTGCCCCTTATCTCCATTGAATTTAATGGAGGCTGGTTTTGCGATACTGATTTCATCCGGTTTAATGCTACCACCATTATAGTTTGAGCCGTAGAGTTCCGAAATTCCGCCAGATTTATATGCCTGCGCTTCGAATCCTCTATTTAAGTTTGGCACAACATTGTATCCGCCATTTCCATTAGGAACTCCCCACATTGAAGCTCCAGATGGTGATTCAGTTTTTCTAAAGTCAGCTGCCAAACTCGGCTTATAAACTTTTTCCTGCGCATTTACTACGTTTATTCCGACTACGCCATGCTCCTTGAAGGCATTTTCCATCAAAGTTTTTTTCGCCAAGCCAGGCGCTTCTTTTGCTTCTCCTATAGCCTTGTAGAGTTTATTCAGCTTCATTATTCCCGATATTCCTGCCAATATTCTCACCCGATTCCTTTATTTCATCATGTATTTTGCTTCATTGCCAAGCTGCGCTTGCTGAATGTTGTATCTAGATCTTTGTGCGATAGCCATTCCGGCCTGTCGCATAGTATGTACCTGTTGCGTGTCGTTAAAAGTAGAGTTTTGGAACGCATGATTCATTCCTTCGCGACCAAGTCTACGCCGATAATTGTCAGCGGCTTGATAACCTTCTACAGCTAAAGAAGGAAGTTCAGTAGCGGCTTCGTAGGCTGCGTATCCCCAGCCACCCATCATAAAGGGGAGAGCAAAGTCGGCAGCACCCTGTAGCCCAGCGCTTGCAACGCCACTACCAGATTCTCTGGCAGTTTGATAAGTATCACTTGCAGAATATACGCCAATACCACCCATAGCGACGTTGCCTTTGTTCTGCCATAATGCCTTTGCGATCGATTTAATCATTTATATCATCCTCTTCGATTTGCATTCAGAGCAAAAACTAGATCTCCAGTTGCTCCTGCATAGTCAGGATGCTGCACTGTATATTGTGCCGGATTGTAATCTGGTGTGGCAGTTGTCTTTTGAGTATCTATTGTTCCTGCTCTTTTAGTCATATAAGAGTCATACGCTTTTGAGACTCCTCCAATGGCAGATAGTCCTACCATTGTTCCTAACCCTAACTTTGTCAGTTTCAAAGAAGGGCCTTTAGTCTCGAAAGCTTTCTTTGTATCGTTGTAAACTGTGTGCGATGGTGTAAATTTTGCCATCTTGGATAGCCCTTTGTAGGTCGTTTTTGCAAGAGCTCCTACAGGATTCTTAAGGCCGGACTCCTCATGGAAAGAATTCCAAAAAGATTTTCCAAGGGAAATAGAAGCTCTGCCGGCATGCTTTCCAACAAAACCGGCAGTTCCTATCATTGCTTTTCCGGAAAATGCTGCTGAACCGTAAGCAAGTTTTGCTCCGCCCTTTAGTAGTTTTCCTCCAACCCATATACCACCAGAAGCTATTCCTCCGATGGCTTTTCCAATCAAGCCAACGTCATCGTTCACATGTTCAAGATGAGGTGCTGCCATAGCACTTTCCTCCTTAAATCAGTGGTACGCCCATTACGTCAAAGTTACCATCGGAGTCTCGATAAAGTCCGCCACCGGAAGCGATACGGCCGGCCGATGATACACCCATGTAGGCTCCAGCGATTCCGCCAGCGATTCTGCCTTTTGCGAGAGAACCGTCCTGATGGTAAAGCATTGACATTGCCATATCTGAATTGCTGTATCCACCACCCTCAAGCGGCTTGAATTTATTAGCCAGTCCGGGGGCGTTTGTGATACGCTCCATAGCTTGCTCTCTTATACTGGAACCAACCATGGCTCCATGTTCCATCATACCGATGGAATTTATCGGCTTGTTTGATTCGAGAATTGTTTTGCCAAGCTTGTCGCCTACGCCTTCCATGAATTTTGAAAATCCTGCGCCCATAATGTAAACTCCTTTCTGTATTCTACGGAGAGCATTTTTCGCCCCGTATATACCTGAAACCCAATGGTATCAGTACTTTACGATCCTCTTAGCTGCCAGATAGGGGAGAAGCGCATCTCAAATCTTTTCAGCTTACGCTGAATTGATACAGTACACGCATTACCCATTAGCAGTAACAGGACCATGAATACCTTAACCATGGGGAGCCAGTGAATACGATCCATTGCCCCGCGACTTATTGTCGCATCTACTTTACTTTCATCTACTTATCTTTCTCTTCCTCTACATCTTGTTCCGTTATCACGTTGTCCAACATAGCAGAAAGAGCTGACTGTTCTTCGTCAGAGTTGTTCTTGTTATCCCTACGCGTCATCATCATGAGCTGATAAGCAGCATCTCGCTTCTTCGAGATCTTCTCGTAAGCTTCCCATGCTTTAGACACAGCAGGTTGTTTAATCTCGTCTCCGTTATCCGCTATCCCAGCTACTACTTCGACCACTGGCGTGCCTTCCTTAGCCATCAGTGCTCTGCAGCGTTCAAGCATGATGTCGAAACCGATGATTTCATTTAGTAGAGTTTTATCTGTAAAACTCATTGTGTCGACATCGAAGTCCTGAGCATACGCGTTGGCTCTCAACTCGATCTGAGCAGTTTCCTGAGGACAATACTCGCCTACAGGAGCCAGGTCATAGGGGAGAAGCTGACACGTATCTGTGTATGGACAATCATCTCCTTTGCAAAGTAAAGGAATACGAGCATACATACCTGTCTTCGTCGACAACATAGTCATGGCAGCACGTTTCGCTTCCAGGCCCTTCGCCGAATGCTGCCAAAGGTTCTGCGTAACCAACGAACGTTCAAAGTTCTCTCGATTCGTTCTTGCCAAAGAAGCTTCAACCTCTCCAGAGTCATCGATGAGCTGAAGCTCATCGTCATTTTCTTCAGCCATCTTTCTTTTCCTCCTTAAAGTCTCTCATTCCGTAGTCTCCAGCCCGAAAATAATACAAGATTGTATCCTCATCGGATCCGTACACTTCCTTGTACACGCGTACACGGTCCAGACGATACCTCTCGTTAACCAAACTGTCGATCTCTTCATAGTACCCATGAGCACACGAAAAGACTCCCTCAATGATATATACAGGCGGCTGTGCCGTTTCATCAAGTGCAACTTCGAAAGAGAATGAGCCTTCTACAGGCCCTTTTCCATTAACCCATACTTTTGACATATTCTTTTCCCTCCTCATACAGGAATATTACGCTTCGTAGATTCTGTACTTCATCTGGGATCTAAAAAGTTACCTCCGCCCGAAATTTACCGAATATACTGAAAATTTATAGGAAAAGAAAAAATGTTATGAAATATTTTCAGAAAACGCCTATAGGGATTCGAAAATTATAAAAAATTTATCGAGGGACCCGGTACTTTTTATGAAACATCAATGGGGGCTTTTGAGCCCCCGGGTAGTGTTCTCAATGAAGTTCTTTTGAGCGAAAAGAAAGAACAAAAAAAGCCCTAGCACATAGGGACGCTAGGGCAAGGCGTCATGAAGAAAGGATGATTCAATCATGACTATCAAATTTTTAGGCAAGATCCGTTCATTAGACCGTGCTACTGCAGCTGTATATACTATAGCAACTGTAGCAGCACTGGTAGGTGCTGATTGGTATGGGCATATTATGCAGTTAGCTCGTATCGCACAGTAAACAATATCTTGCATCTCTTATTGTAACAGCTGGGCCTGAGCATGTCCAGGGTAATAAAAACTGCCTTCTATAAGGAAAAGCCCTAGCATACTTACGATATGTTAGGGCAGTGCGTCATGAAAGGAGAATGCAATCATGACTATTAAAGTATTTGGTAAAACTCGTACCCTCAACAGAATTGGCGCTGCCGTTATGGCGGCACTGATAGGTGCAATGGTGCTTATGGCGCCTGCAGCTATTGATGGAAGTGATAACTTCCAGACTGTCGTGGTGGAACAATACAGATAAATTCTATCACCTACTTATGGTAAACGCAAGTGCTGACGTCACGCACTATAAATAAAAGACGACGACCCAACTACTAAGGTAGCGCCTCGTGAAAACCGGAGTTGAATGGGCGTCCCTGTGAGAGACAGGGGTTAAGAGTATTTATTCTGATGTTGTCCTATCTGACTACGGGGAGAAAGAGGTACATCATGTTTACTTCGTTTGATTTTGAGGGATCCAACTACAGAGTTCAGTATGAGCTGCCTATGGAGAATGGTCGTATGGGACAGTTCCCTGTTCGCCTCAGAAAAGAGACGGAAAAGGTAATTGACGACTACTTCTCTGGGAAGGTAACCGCGGATACGATTCGTGATTACATCTTCCGTGGTTACATTGTCGAAAACGCTTAATCTTTTTATTGCTGTCCTATCGGCGTATACGGGGAGAAAGAGGTTTATCATGGCTATCTACATTTTTGTCGCTATCGCTGCTGTTGGTATTTCTGCTTCCATTGGCTACATGGTGAAGGCAGAGGAAGATGTATCTTTTGAAGATGCTTCTGATGCTTGGAAGAATGGTGATCCGCAGGCAGCAAACATTGCAAAACTTAACAAGTAAGAGGAGGAACTGTTATGAAAAAGTTTATTAAAGAGGTTTGGGAATTTATTAAGGCTTTTCTTGATCTTGATGATCATGGAGAGCGTCTCCATTAATTGATTGCTGTCCTATCGGCGTATACGGGGAGAAAGAGGTACGTTATGTTTAATTTCAAAGGTTTCAAAGTCGTTGTTACTCTCGTTGCTATGATCGTAGTCGGTCATGGTATGGCACCGGTCAATATGGGTGGTGCTCAGGGGAGGATGATGGCCCGCCGCGCAGCAATTGTTGACGTATACCGTCAGACGAGCGGTGCTCCTATGAAGATTGTATCCCAGAGTTATGAAGATGGAGAATACACCATCACTGCCGAGATCCAGTAAGCTATCGTCCGGAATGACGTTAAACTACCATGCCGGAAGGGCACATTCAAACCACAGCAGCCGAGATTAACTTCTTGTAACACAAAAAGCCGACTGTGCTCAGCAGTCGACTTCGTGGAGAACAGCAATACCGCTCTCAGTTGCATAGTTAATCATACCCACTCAATAGGAGACACTTATGCATTGCTCATTATAGCACTGATACCCCTTACAGACAAGGGAATCCTTCTCTTTGCACAAAAAAGCCGGCTGCGACAACAACCGGCTCGTGAGAATATGGCTGCAACCGTATTCTCGTACATAAACAAGGTAGAAGGAAACCATAATGAGTAAGTCATCGCACAATGTCCCATCCATTTAACTATGTCTATCCATTTAACCCCGCCTATGCATTACTCATTATAGCATAGGTGGTCTATCCATTAAAGGAGGAAACCATAATGAGTAAGTTTATTAGCCATCGCAACGAGAAGATCCGGGAGCAGCGTGCTCTTGGAAAGAAAGTCGTGCTCTCTGCCCACCAGGTAGAGGCAATGCGCAGTCTTGCACTTAGTCGGCCAGAGACTAGCTTTAAGGCTACGTCGCTCGTTTTCAATGAGGACAGCGTTCAGCGTATGCTGATCACCGTTACTCCAAGTTTGGAGACGTCCTTGTTGCCAATGCAGGAAAATGTTTTAGTAGCTGCAACTACTGAAGCAGATTGCCCACAGATGGTGCAAAGATATACCGTTGGTATTCTGGATGTTTCCATTCAGAATAAAGCCATGGCATATATCCTCGATCAGGTTATTTATCGTGTGCCGGATCGTGAGGATGGTGTAAACGAAAGATTCTACACGGTTAATCCAGAGAATGATGGCGTTCTTATTGATCTTCTTCGCTTCGGTGAAGAAAAGGATAACGAAGCCCCATTGTCTGAGGTATTCAATGCCGATGGTAACGTTAAAGAAGACGTTATTGTCTACAATGATGTAGACAGCTGTGCACGCGGTACAGCAGGCCAGCTTAAGTTGAGCACACTGACTATGCCGGCATGCAACCTTCCTGGAGTTGATAGGAAGGCAATCTGGAGCAAGGTCACATATGGTGCAAGTGATCAGCTCTGCCAGTTGGCATGCGTTGCTTCTCCAAAAGAAGTAGCTCAGGGCAATGTTCGTTTATCAGCGTTCTGCGCCAGCAGCACCCCACTCCTTAATGTAGGCAATTTCGTTGTATACATGGGCAAGATCAAGGATGATCTTGGAAATGAGTTCAAGGATGGATTCGCAATGGTCGCATCGGAATTCGTTGCAGAGTGCCTTACTGCGATAGATCCGAAGAGGTATTTCGTTATGCCTGATGCACCAGCTGGCATTTCGCTGCAGACCAGGCCTTGGACCTGCAAAGTCATGGCTCAGTGCGTGATGAGGGCTTACTTGAAAGAGTTTGTCAATTATCGCATTTCTGTTGACCATACTAAAATGGTTACTATCTATCGTGACGAGGTAGATGATAAAATCCAGGCGAAGTTCACAAAGACGGTGTTTTCTAAAGGCAAAGAAGGCGCATATGCAGGGAAGTGGGTGCGCATTGTCGATTCAAGGAAGAGCGACGAGGAAGCAGCGGATTATGCTACTGATCTCAATGGGCTCAAGGCTCCGTTTGACTTGACAAGGATGTCGGGCCTGAATGCATTGGATATGTCTCATACTGAACATCATCCAGAATCTGGCGCAAACGCATCGTCGCAGAGCATCCAGTCTGCAATGGTTATCGATCCGGTAGCCACGAAGGTCTGGTATGAGCGTAAGATGCGTGCCATGATTGAGAGCATTCGTGAGCGTCTGCTTGCAGATGAAGGATCCGCACCGACGTATGCGGAGATCAGTAGTGGAAATGTCGATATTCCACAACTGATCGGACGCATTGCTCCAAAATTCGTTTTGGAAAACTATGCACCGATTTTCCGTAGTAATATTGACAATGCTTGCAAAGGATTGGTCACTGCATTCAATCGCTTGAATGTAACTGTGCCTGGTGCATATATGAAATTGACGACAGATCCTGCCGCCGACTTCGGTGCACGGATTCTCACGTATTCCAAGGATGGAGAATGTGAAGTGATCAGCCCAGTTGCCAATGCAGCTAAATGGAATCGCATGATTCTGGTGAAATATCCAAAGATGCATTTCAGAGAGTTTGCAAAGGCTGTACCGGTTTCTTTAGCTGAGTATGCTCGCAGAGTCAATGCTTCTGAGAAGTTGACTGCTTATCAGAAGAAGTTGATTATCGAGCAGGCTGGCAAAATGACCGGTGGTAACATTGCCATCCCAGCTCTGGAAGAGTTGAAGAATATGCTGGCAGGCATGGACTTCGATGGGGATGCATGTGTTGGATATGGGGAGGAAAGTGACGGAGAGATCGGCTTTGTCGATATTCTCTGGAATGTAACTCCTCTTGCTGTCGTGATTGATACGGATGTCAAGAGAAAAGCTGATGACAAGGCTTTCGAGGCAGCATTATAAGGTTGGCCGCTCAGCAATGGGCGGCTCTATTTATTAGGAGGAATATATCATGGAAAACGTTATGAACTACAATATTGGAAACCAAGCCCTCAAAAATATCCTGGCTAATGACAGCCTGGATGTCGGTAGAGTAACGGTACGTCATCTTCCGTTCTCAGAGGCATTAGTACAGCTTAATGCTGCAAAAGATGAAGTTCCGGAGGATGTCAAAGCCATCTTCAATATTGGCTTTGGCAATAACGGTGGAGAAACAGAATATGTGTCTCCGCTTGGCAATCCGGAAGTTCAAGATAATAACATTCCCACACAGGGAATTGATATCTTGAAGTCGGATGTAATTGTCGCGAATTCTCGTGAGATGAAGCTTACGAAGAACAATTGCATGGCAGCATTAACTGATCTTCATGCAAATGGCCGCATGGGGCAGGAGATGTCGATTGATACATTCAAGACAAGTGATCCGGTACTCTGCCTTGATTATGCCCAGGCCATGAGCAATGTCAAAATGATGTCAAGGAAACGCAGCGACAACGATTTCAATTTCGAAGTCGATTGGCGTCATTGCATGGATGAGGATAAGAAGAGAATCATCCTTGAACCGGATCACGATGAGTTTATCGGCCGCAAGGAGCATGGCTGGAAGAGATTCTGCGGTGTTAAGTACGTATGTGATGAGAGACCGTCATATACGACTGTCAAGAAGCTTCAGGATGGCACAAAACAGGATGTGCGTGTTATTCATGACTTCCAGCAGGATCTCCGGATTCTGTCATTGAAGGCAGGCTGCACGTTTGCAAAGGAGTTTGCAAAGATGAAGCAGCAGTTCAGCCAGCGTACTTTGGCATGGATGGAAACATCTGTCGTGCCAAAACATACCGGCGCTTGCCAAGTGGCAGAGTTCTTAAAACAGGCTTATAGCTCTATTTCTAATGTGCAGGCAACTCGCATCAGAGATATTCGTGATCGGTATCCTGATCGCTATAAGGCTGAGGCTCATATCAAGGATCTCAAAAAGGATATGGCACCCTTCTATACCTACCTTGCCAAGACTCTGAGATTCCAGATGCGCGATCTCAGTGCATCCATGCGGGCTGCCGTACTGGTATCTGTCATCATGGTTGGAGATAACAAAGAAGACAGTCAGTATTCCAGTTATGCGCATGGCGTCTTGGATAAGGAGTTCCTCGCATTCGTGCTGCAGATCTTCAAGGATGAAGACAAGGTTGCAAAGTATACCGAGGACAAACTCATCAGCTGCACCTTCAAGGAAGGCGATGTGGCAGAGTTCGTTTTCGGCGAGGCTTATGGCGATGATGGCAAATTCGCAAAAGCTGCCGATGATGAGCTTGATGGTGAATTCACTATTCGCAAGAACAAGAATGGACATCTTGTAGCTTCTAAGCTCATCAAAGAAGTTCTCGCTCCTGAAGATCCGGATGGATCTGTTCTCTGCTTTATCACTAAGGGGAGTGATTGGGGAGATGAAAATCTTACAGCTGTTATGAAAAAGATGGAAGACAAGGAAGTTACATTGATTCCATATCGTAAGCAGCAAGACGGCAAAGATCTTCACGATGCAATTGTCGTTGATGGAAAGATGATCGGTAAATTCAGAACTTCTTTGGGCTCTGATAATCCGGAATCGATTCAGGCAATGTACCGTAATAAGACTGGCAAAATTACCGGCATGATTTCCTGCGAACTTGAGATGAAAGTCTCCGGTAAGCATGGGGTGCAGGTGAAGAAGAATCATAAGGTTGCTCTCGTACTCATGTCTGACGTGAAAGATAGCCAGGATACCGAGTTCGTTGAGCCGTTAGATATGAAAGTGTCCAGTGCAAAACATGAGGTTCGCCGCACCGGTCGTCTCAGTGGTCGTTATTGCAAGCCTGCCAAAGAACAGGTTGCTCCTTCATACGATGTAGATGAGAATGGCGTGCCAGTTGATGGCATGGCCTATTTCGAAAGCGTCGTAGGCTAAAGCACTCTGATGAGTTAATTCTATATATTCTATAGGGGGAATATATCATGAAAATCAAAAACATTTACAACGTCAGTGCTCTGGTAAAAGGATCTAGAGCATCGGAACAGATTGCTGCTTACAGTGAGAAACAGGCAATCTATTTTTTCTGTAAAAAATGGGGATGGAGAGGATTGCGCGATCTCTATGCTTATGTTCCACGCGCTGCCATGGCTGCTGCTCCTGTCGAGCAGCTTTCTTTATTTTAAGGAGGACATTATGAGATATATTAACACTTCTAGCAATACAGCTGTAGACAAGAAAGAGGAGATTAAAATGATGGACAACAGTTTTGTAGTAGTAAAGAACATGAAAGCAAATGAAGCACTTAGGGTTGCTATTAGCAATGAGAATGTTTTAGAGACTGAACGTATGATTGCTTACGCTCATCTTCTCGGTCGCCGTGACGTCGAATATACATTCGACAAGAGAGGCGGGGTCAAGGAAGACCTCCAGGAATTCGTAGATAAATTCATACCGGTTAGCAAGAAGGCCGGTATGAAATATAAATGCATCGGCATCCTCAAGGATGAGGTTGTCGTGGAAAAGGTAAATAACATCAAAGAGGAGGTGAAGAAAGAAGCGGCAGCAAAGTTGGTCGATGGACTGACTGCTGGCCAGTCTGAAGCTCTCGAGGCAATGCGTTCTGGTAAGAATGTATTCCTGTCTGGCGGTGCAGGCGCTGGCAAGAGTTTCTTGATTAAGAAGTATATCAAGGAGGTCGTTAGTCGTCGTGGCCGTAAGAGCGTAGCGATCTGCGCCCCGACTGGTATCGCAGCGCTGCATATTGAGGGCGTGACGCTGCACAGCTTCTTCAAGCTTGGCATCGGCATCGCAGAGGGTACAGCTGACACTTCTAACCTGGAGAAGGTGTCAGTGCTGATCATCGACGAGATCAGCATGGTGCGTGCTGACATCTTTACTGCTGTCATGAAGGCGGTGTGGATGGAGAGTAAGAAACATCACATCCAGGTTATCCTGTGCGGCGATTTCGCGCAGCTGGCTCCTGTCGTAAGCCGCAACGAACAGGCTGAGTTTAATCGTCGCTTCCCTGGTAATCCGGAAGGTCTTGCTTTTAAGACTAAGGCTTGGGAGACGATGGGCTTCGAGAAGCATCTTCTAACGGAGATTGTTCGCCAGAAGAATCCGGAATATGCAGCTGCCCTCAATGACATTCGTTTTGGTGGCAGCGATGGTGTCAAGTATATTCAGGAACATTGCGCCAAGGTTCCTGTTGCCGATGCAGTAACGCTATGCGGTTTCAAGAAGACTGCTGCAGCAATCAATGCTCGTGAGCTCAGCAAGCTCTCTGGGCAGGAGAAGACCTTCTTCGCTAATTCTGATGGCATCGTGAAGGAGACGGATCGTGTCGTTCCAGAAGAGCTCACGCTGAAGGTGGGCGCTCGTGTTATCCTCATGACCAACATCAATGATGCTGGTTTGAAGAATGGCCAGTTCGGCACGGTTGTCGGTTTCTCCCGGGATGGGGTTACTGTCGACTTCGATGATGCTGGTCGTTGCGGTATTGGCATCAACGAGTGGGAGATCTGTGGCTATAAGAATGGTTCCCGGGTAACCATTGGTTCTTATAAGCAGATCCCCCTCGCTCTTGGTTATGCCATTACGATTCATAAGTCTCAGGGTCAGACTTACAAATCTGGCAACATCTATGCTCAGAACCTCTGGGCGGCTGGTCAGATGTACGTCGCTCTTTCCCGTTTTGAGACGGTAGAGAATGTCTATATCGACAATCTTTCTGCACCGAAGACGAACAGTGATGTCCTGGCATTCTATGGTAAAGCCCCGGTAACTTCTCAGCCGGCCCGGAACTTCTCTAGCAACTCCAATGCTTCCACCTCAACTCGCCGTTCTTCCCGTTATTCCCAGTATGCTGTTTCTGCTGCATTCTGACCCCCCCCCTACGGGGGATGGGGTTGGGCGTCCTACGGACGACGCCCTTAACCCCGAATGCTTTCGATACTCGTCCGTTGCTTTCTATCTACATTGTTGTTTCGTCCACCTCCTATCTTACTACTTCTTTTGGTCATTCGAGGACCTAATGGGTTTGGTCTCCCTCCCTTTAACACATGGGTGAGGGGGACACAGAACCCTCAAATAAATCAAAAACTAATTACTACTACTCATAAATAAGGGAGAGATATACATGGAAGAAAACAAAGAAAATGCCTGGAAAGTCCAGGCGCTCGTCGATGAAGCAACGAGCAGAGCTCAGCATCGCCAGGATGTCACAAAGCTCGAGGAAAGACTGTCCAATCTCGACGCATGTGCTTATTGCACTCATATGTGCCAGGAGAGAGACGGAGATGTCTGTGCATGTAATGTATGCGGTGAAAGCTGGCATCGATTCGACAACTTCGAGCTCGACGAAGATATGACAGAGTAAAGAAAGGAATGGTACATCATGAAAGCAAAGAAGTACAGTTCATTCTGGAAGGAGTTCTATCTGTTCAACGTCCGCCGGCAGGGTTTAGCCCGTGCGCGGAAATTGGTTTCCAGGAGCCCGTGGTCTTCCTACGGATTCCTCAATAGTACTCAGACTGAGCAAGGCTCGGTCTCCCTCCCTATACAAAATAGGTGAGGGGAGTGGTGCAAGCCACAAATCCTAAACAACAAAAAAATCAAATCAACTTTGTATTGCCGGTGACACCGGTAGAAAGAGAGGCTATTATCATGGCTAACAACACGAAGAAAAAAGGTATTTCCAACTACGTCGCAGTTATCAAGGCACGCAACAATAAGGTTGCACGCCGCATTATGCACACGTACAAGAACAAAGAAACAGAGTTCATCACCGACGCAGAGGGTGGCAACATCCCGAACGCTCTGGGTATCGCCGCAATGACGATTCAGCAGGCACTCGATGGTCAGATGGCTGGCCAGTTGAACATCATCCTCCCGGACGACGCCGCTATCCGTGCGTTTGAATGCACTCGTGTATTCAAGGACTTCGATGGTGATGTCGATAAGACTGTTCAGAAGCTCGTAAAGGACTGGATGTCCGAGGAATGGCTTGACGCTATCGGCGACTTCGTCGAAATGCATGCATCCATTCAGGAGCAGGACAAACTCAAGGTTGTATTTACCAAGGCCAGTGAGCTGTATTACTACGGCGTAACGGCCGAGGAAGGCACAGAGCTTTCCGATGGGATGAAGATTCATCTCGTATCCACGAAGGACGAGGAAACTGGTCATCGTATCAGCGCTACGGAAGATGGCAACATCGTCTGCAGTGACCCGTTCCAGGATGGTGACTTCACTGTACATGAGTACAAGGTGACCAATCCGCAGACTCAGGAAGAGTCCATTTCCTATCAGATTGACCGCACTCCGGTTGCTGACGAGAATGGCAACTACGACGAGAGCAATCTCAGCCCGTTCCAGATTCATCTGCTGAACGTCCGTGATGTTGAGCGTGCTACCCGTGATATGCTTCCGAGCATTCAGCGTCGCAACAGCGACACGGTTGAGGTTGCAGAGGGTTTCTGACCCGAAGCTTACAGAGGAGACAAGATTCAGTTCTTGTCTCTTTTATTAAGCTCCGGACTGGAGAGCTGTTAACGAAAAGAGTTATTTAAAAGGAGAGAATTATCATGGAACTTACTAAAGAAGAAGAAATGAAAGCCAACGCCGCCGCTGGAACGGTACTCGCAGGATTATTCCGTGGACTTGCATGTGTATGCAAAGGCACGGGAGTTGTCGTGGAGAACACGACAAAATATACGGCAAAGGGACTTCGTCTCAGTGCTGATGGCATCGAAGGGGCAGGGCAGAAAGTGTCCGGTGTCTGCTATGACGCAGGAGACGCATGCCAGAAGAAGTCAGAGAAGTATGCCCCGGAAGTGGAGACCGTAGAGGCTGAAGCAGTAGTAGAAGGAGAGGCAGAGTAAGATGAAAATCGAGATGTATTTAACCGCAAAAGAAATGCTGAAGATGAATGAGGTTCTGGTAAAGCTGGGCCTCAAGGATTCATTCAAGGAAGACGATAAAGGTCTCGTTCAGGACACTCCAGCTATCAGAGTAGAAGTATCCCCGCTGAACTTCGCCAACCCGTTTAGGGTCACGATGGAGTATAAAGCAGAGTTCACGACGGCTCTGATGGATATCATCGTGAAGAACGCTACGCCTCTGAAGATGTTGATTCAGAGCGGGGCAAGCTTCATCAACTCCATGATGGCCGTATGTGGCGACCTGGTAGAAGATTTCAAGAAACTCAAGAAAGATTTCGGCATTAAGAACATGCCGGCCGATGATACAGATGATGAAGGAGAAAAAGAAAATGCTTAAAGGTAATGCATGTCATACAAGTTTCGTGGGCGTCATGGCTCACTCCGGTTTTTCTGGTTGCAAGGTGACAGCTTCTAATGGAGTCGTCTATGAGATTCCCGTCAATGGCATCTGCCAGACGAAGGATTCCGGCCGAGTTAAGAAAAGCTGGCTGAAGAGACTCATGAACCTCACGATTGAGAGTGCACAGTGGCTGAGCAGTCGTGGCGCTATCGTCACGGTTAAATAATAATAGAAGATGGTATGGGCGGATATTCCTCCCCCGTTTATACCATCTTCTATTTTTCTCGTTAATATATTCTAGTGTTTCTTAACTTATATAGTTTAATAGCTTTTCTAGCCTGTATAAATTAAGAGACAGTACAATATATTAAGTGAAGCTTCGCTATCCCTATACAATCCATATGACGAACCTATATAACTCATCATTTTTCTCAATTAAGCTAATACCTACAAACTACATACTTCAAACCCTCATAGAGGGTACGTATGCTGTCGTAGTGAAGCTTAACAACCAGTTTTGTCCAAAAGTCTGTACGAGGATAGTATAGCATAACACAGGTACTAGAAATACCCCCAGGAGCGTTGTCCGTCCGAGCGCCCTATAACAAATCTCTTACCCACGACTACCTCAAAA